TGTTATATCTTACTATATGTATTCGCAAAAGTCAACTGGTGGGACCACTTGGACTTGAACCAAGAATCAACAAATTATGAGTTTGCTGCATTAACCAATTATGCTATAGTCCCTCGTTCTATAATTCCACCCAATGTCTGTCTTGAGGCTCAAACTTTGTTTCATAAGAAATCGGAAAACTGATGCTGAGACGTTTTGACAAACTAATTGCACGATGATATACTTTCATAGGAATAAAGATGGCATCTCCTGGAGACATGACAACTTCAATCAGGGGGCTTTCTTCTAGATGCTCTGCGTTTTTTTCTTTTACGTCACAACCCCAGATTTGGAATCTAGAGGAACCCTCAATCTGTACAATCAGATTATGCGAATTATCCCAATGTATGCCAAAACCCCTGGATAAATCTTCAGCAACTGTAAAGTAAATGTGCGCATCAACGCAAGAATTAGTAAAAGTAGATTCGAGTTCTTTACAAATAGAGTTGACCTTTTTGTTCACTCTTGATGCATCAATTATGGAGCATAAATTTGTTCTCAACTCTCTTTCTAAGAGAGTTGGTGGATATGTATTGACATCCGTCAACCAACCTTGATTGTTCCACGAATATTCTTCTTTGTTTATAAATTTGAGGCGTTGATGATTTACAAATGGTCTCAAATTTAATAAGTTTTCTAACTCTCGCCAAGAAAAGATATTTGGAAAAGCATTGATGAAGTGACTTGGTTGCAGTTTTTCAATCTCACTTTTTACTTTAGATGCAATCATACTTGTTTTATATTAAACGATATCGATATTCGAGTCAAGTCGCCATCAGATGGAAGAACATCATGAGATGTCCATGAAGGGAATATCATCATCATTCCATTAACAGGTTTATAAAAAATAGCATGATGAAAAAAGTTATTCTTTTCGGACAATTTTAATGGATAATGTTTTTGTAAAAACAAGTCATCAAAAAAGCGAATGTTTCCAGTGTTCTCGTCTGTTTGAATGTATATCACACCTGAGAATGCACTTGATGGGTGCACATGTTTCTCGTTGTAATCACCACGTTGATTAATGTTGATCCAAATATTGTCTAGTTCTAAGCGAAGTCCATCTTCTATTTCTTTTGCAATTTTATCACATCGATGTTCTATCTCAGACTTTATGGTGCCAAAACTTTTTAAGTCTTGCACGTTTAAATCTCGACTTTGCCATCCACCACGATTTGTAAAAATTCTATTTGGATAGTTGTTATTTTTTAATTCTAAACACTCGTTTGCAATATCACTACAATTGATGTTGAGATGATCGATCCATATAGGTGTAAAAAACCAATTCTCTCTTTTCATAAGCACCTCAAATGGAGTTGCGGACTGGACTCGCACCAGCATAAAAGAGTTTTGCAGACTCTTGCATAACTTTTCTGCCACCGCAACGTGGTAGCAACGGTTGGACTCGAACCAACGATAAACTCCGTATGAAGGAGGTGCATTAGCCACTATGCTACGTTGCCATTGGCGGAAGGCAGTGTAATCGAAACACATTCCCGAGGGAACCATCTGTTTAGCAAACAGCGACAAATCCTCTCTGCTTTACCTTCCTAAACTGGCGACTCGGATGGGACTTGAACCCACGACCTCATGCGTGACAGGCATGTGAACTAACCAACTGTTCTACCGAGCCATGATTGGTGGGACAAGATGGATTCGAACCATCGACCTCAGTCTTATCAGGACTGTGCGCTAACCAACTGTGCCATTGTCCCGAAATAAAATGGTGGGAAAGGAAGGAATCGAACCTACTCAGCCGATGGCGCCAGATTTACAGTCTGGTGTGACTCTCCAACTTCACCGCTTGCCCACATAAACTTGGCTGAGGAGCATGGATTCGAACCACGATAAGCAGGATCAAAACCTGCTGTCCTGCCGTTAGACGACTCCTCAATAAAAAGTGCAGGATGAGATAACTGGGTTTGCTCGTTCTAGGCATCCGATGGAGGCAACACATTACTGCTTGCCACATCCTGCGAAAAAGTTGCTTCTCCCTGCTGGTGGTCACTTTTCATCCACTTCACAACACAGGGAGATTCTCGTATTGCCAACGACCGTTCGGTTGGACGGCAGATTTCTCTGGGCATCATTGACTCATCTGCGTTGCCGCAGTAAGGTGTTGCCAAACCACCCATGCTTGTCACAGCATTTCTTTATCGTCTGGGTCAGACTAGCCACTAACAATGGCGCGACAAGATAGCCGAAGCGTACATTGCTGCAGAGGCTTCGGGCATATTTTGGTGGAGGATGAGAGAATCGAACTCTCAACTCTGCGATGCAAACGCAGCGTGTTCCCATTAGCACTAATCCCCCAAATAAGGTGTGGGCTACCATTCAAGGTTTGTCTTAATCCTTACCCCCACACAGCAAGGCTGCAATCCGTTCTGCCTCATAATTCAATCAGTGCTACCGAAACGGATAAGCCCTTACACTGATAGGATGAACCCGACAGATGCATCTGCAGGTCACCAAGATGGCTGGCGTGGTAGGGATCGAACCTACGACAGAGTGATTAACAGTCACTTGATCTACCGCTGATCTACACGCCAAAAACTAAACTGGCTTCCCGATACGGACTCGAACCGCAACCAAGAGTTTTGGAGACTCGTATGCTTCCATTACACCATCGGGAAATTGGTGGGTCTAGCAGGACTCGAACCTGCATCAAACTGGTTAAGAGCCAGATATAATCACCGTTATACGATAGACCCAAACGTATGGTAGGGCTGGAGGGTAACGCTCCCTCTTTTACGGATTAAAAGTCCGTTACATCACTTTAATGTTTCAACCCCAAAAAATCATAACAAAGTAATCTGGTGAACCCAAGGGAATTCGAATCCCTATTCCATCCGTGAAAGGGATGTGTCCTAACCGTTAGACGATGGGTCCAAAAATTGGTGCCTTCAGAGAGATTTGAACTCCCAACCTACTGATTACAAATCAGTTGCACTACCGTTGTGCTATGAAGGCAGAATTGATACCTGCCCCAACTCCCGCAGAATATCGTGGTCTCCCATCTCTGAATAGAGAATCAAAACCTTACCCAAGAATCATTTCAATTTTAAACAGCAAGAGCAATCGCGAAGGACGCTCAACTCATACAATCATTATACCGTATGAGGTCTTACAAGTAAACTAAAAAAACTCTATAAAAATCAATAACTTAGAAAAAGGTCGCAGTTTTCGATGCAGGGAGGGAAACAACTAGTAGCATCTTGGGACTTTGTCCTACCAAAAAAGTTTTGGGCGTCGCGAATCACGCAGAAAATTGTCAGTCTAGTATATAGTACAATTTCAAAAAAATCAAGTTTCTCGAACTGCTTTCAGCAAAATCCAAACGTAAAAAAGAACAATCGCAGTTGAGATCCAGCCCCAAACAGTTCCTCTGTTTACAACAGCAAAGTAAATGTTTAGAGCCAAAACTAACAAGTCAATCAATGGTGCATACTTCATGCATACTCCGTTACTTTATCGAGACGCTTCATCGGGAAAGCACACTTGCCTTCTTTGCGCATTCGCACTTGATATTCTACCGTACAATCGAAACAGATGTCAAGTGTTTTACTATTCTTGACAGTTTGCAATTCAGTCTGATAGACCTTCCACTGATACTCGCTGAAACAGGATGGCTTGATCACAATGGCAACTCCTGTTGTGCTTCGTGAAACTTGCGTATCTGTTCGGCATTGAATTCATCAATAGCATCGGAATCTCGATCAAGAATATGACAATATTCGCCAATCAGATCTTCAAACTGAAGAAACAGTTTATCGAACTTGGCTTGATAAAGAGCCTCTATACCCAAAAGCATATTGGCAATCTTATCCTCTCGATCAACCTCGAGTGGAGCATCAAGAAGATACTCAGTCACAGTCCGAATGTCGCTGGTCACATTCCAGCAATTCATAATCTGTTGTTCAAAATCAAAACGATCAAACTTTTTCATTGTTTACATCCTCAAAGTCAAACCACTCACAAATCTCATTCAATACTGCTTGTTCAATCTGGCTATGAATATAATGTGGTTCTGGGGTATCACTATGTTTGTGTGCACGATTCCATCCAAGCATCACGCCATTCTCAACACACTGAGCAATTAGATTGTATTCTTTTGCTTTCATTTTACAACCTCCCAGCGTGGCGTTCTGTGCCAAACGATCTTTGAATTTGTTTTTTCATACTGCTCAACCAACTGCTGCAATGTCCACACATCATCAGTCTCAACAGTATCAAGCCAATCACTGAAAGTGGCATAATCACTAGACTTCATTATTGGCAAACCGATTTCTTCTGGATAACTCCAATCGCCACCATACATGTCGATACGACCACCAGCCCAATCACTGCCATGCTCTTTGATCCAATCTATATTGATCGGACCCATGAAATTGGTACTGTAATGAATAGGCATCACTCGTTGCCTTCACCATAATACTTCAACACAGTCTTGAATGCATCGATGTGTCGCTGAATCTCAGCAATGTCTTTCTTCTTGTTTGTGTCGAAGATAGCCATGCCAGTTCCAGCCTTGCGGTTCTCAAGATCAACTTCAAGATTCTCAAGAACACTCTTCATTGCACAAGTTGCGACCTTGTCAATTGTATCCCAATCAAGTTCAACTGTGATTTTCTTGTCCATTTTCATCTCCAAAAAATGCGAATAAAGATTGGTCCGATTCGAATGTCACGATACGGATTTCCATTGTTAAATCGAACATCTGATCCAAACGACCAATAATCACTCAGTCTAACATCAATCCAACGGTTGAATAATTTGAATTCAAATTTCACCATAGACCTCAAACTCAAACTCACCATCGACAACAGTCACCTTGACCAACTTGCCATCAGCACCACCGCTTGTGCGCAGATAGTCACGACCACCATCAATCATGTATGGTCCCTTTGCGACATAATCATGCCGATAGCGACTCACAAGAACCTCACCATCATCCGTCAGCAAGCCAGTGATCGGTTCGCTGAATGCACTTTTGGCATCTGTAATCATCACACCCTGTCCTGGAACCGTGAAGATTCCAAAGTAGTGTGAGTGACCCTGTGACAAATCAGGATTCGGTTGATAGAAAACATCAACAGGCATCTCGCTCCAACCACTATCGCGTTTGATTGCCCAGTATCCCATGTACTTGGCTTTGTACTTCTCTTCGATAATGTTGAGAGCATACTTGTGGTCAAAGTGATACGATTCAGGTGTCTTGATAAACATATTCATACATCCATTATATACTAGCAAGAATAAAAAGTAAAGCAATTCTTGCTAACTAAACTCTCTTGAACAGAACGAATAACCTTCTGGATCATCCCAATCCCACTCTGGATTGAACCAGCCTTCCTTGCGACCTTCTTCGTTGTGAACCTTCACTTTGTAACCTTGTGGGTGATACTCATTTACCACCACATAACCTGGTCTGCCATAAATTTCTATCAATTCAACAAACTTATCAAATGGAACCGTACCACCATACTCATCGTAGATAATTTTGTCAACAAGATACTCTTTCCACTTTTGCCAAGTGGTCAAACCATCATACTTGTAACCATGGAATGAGAATGCCCAGCCATATGAATTCTTGCCGATGTGATACTTCTCATCGTATCGCTTACAGCATTCGCAAACATTTTCAACAACATAGTAATTAGTGCCCATCACACAACTCCATAAGTCTGCACAGTCTCGCGAATCCAGAACGCAGCATCTTCAGACTCAGAATCCCAAGAAGAATCTGCATTATACTGACGCAAGATTTGCTCTGTCGTTTGCAGATCATCCAAGTAGCCACGACCGAACTGCGCAAAACGATCTTGTACATCTTCGCATGCAAAGTCAGAATCCCAAGAAAACTCTGATTGAAACGCATCGCATCCGTCACAGGAACCATATGATCCCTGCACCCAACCACGCTGTCCTTGGTATTCCACCAAAGCAACCCATGAGCCTTGCCAGTCACCAAACTCCTGGAACGCGAGCACTCGCGCACCAGCAGCCTCTAATGATTGTTGATAATCTTTCACACTCATTACTTTTTACTCACAGCACCTATGTGCTTACAATCTTTACGAAACTCAAACGCCTTACATGTGCAACTGAACTTACCATTCACACGCTGAACAAGATAGACTCGTTTGCCATCTTCGCTCTTGACCTTCCATGCCTTTGTCTCAGTTGCGACTTGCGTAGCACCACCGATGATGTATTCAATCTTTACAACATGCTGCGACTTCGCATTGTACTCGCTCACAGGATGATCAGCCGCACCAGTCTCAACAGCGAACATGAACGGATCGCGGAAGATAGATTGAACAACCACACCCTCGCGAGTGTATGTAACATAATTGTCATACTCACCACGATACGCATAAGTGTTCGGATACATCGTAGTGACGCGAACACGAGAACCAACTTTAGGAACTGCAACAGCCATTATAATCCCACCCATCGATGATCTTTGTACGAATCAGTATTCAACACATTGCCACGAATAAAATTCTTCGCAGGTTGCGCCCACGACGCCGCCTTCAGAATGTCACCATACTTCCAGCCATCGTGTTCCTTGATGCAGATGAAAGAGTGCACCGAACGCGAACCCCAACTGGTATTCACAACCTTCAGAAACTTGCGACCACGATCGAACGACACTTGATAGTTTCCATCGTGACCACTCTTGTTATAGTTCTCAACAAGATGATCAGCATACTTGTAAAGAGCCATATCAAAATCATAATTTTCGAAAAGCATAATTAACCCCAGTTCTTCCCACTCAAATAACCATACGGCACACCAAGGCAATGTTCAAGATACTCAACATCACCTCGCGTTTCGTGCGCGTCATGCATCATGCGAATGCAATCTTCGCGGGTTGAATCAACGACGATCTTCATCGTCTGCTTCACCCAACCCTCAAACTCAGCAATCGCCATATTGTGGTAACGCTGCTCCTCACGAATCGAATCGCCGACAGCGTCGACCAATCGATCCCAGAGATGCTGCTTGGCGTCATCGCTGCACGCATCCCAATCAGACCAGAAGAATTCTCCAGGACGAACGCCATAGGCGTCCTTGTAGAGATCGGAGACGATATTTTCGTCGAAGGTGTAATTTCTTGTTTCCATACAACTATTATCGTACAGACAGGCTAAAACAACAACAGAAAAAACTCTAATAAAATCAATAACTTACGAAAGGGATGGTTAAGTGCCTGAGAGAAAAGGTTCTGATTCTGTTCTGAGAATTGTTTCTATCCACTATCAGCACAGAATATTCTGGAACTTCCATCCAAACGGATCTGTCCCATGTAAGTGGTTCCGAAGAAACAAGAACACCATCGTCTGTGGAGTTATACCATTGACTTGCAAATGTTATATTCTTCTCAGATTTGAATGGTGCAAAATCAAACGCAAAGCGCACAGCAGCCAATAAATTTCCATCACACATCGTGAGATTGACTGATGATCTGCGCGTCACTTTATGCTGAATCATAACTTCGTGAATCGCGCGCAATGTTTTACTCAATGCTTGCAATAAGTCATCTGAGTTTATTGATTCATGTGGTTGTTCAAGAGATGATAATATAATTGCATAGATCCATTCACTGTCAGTTGACCCCTGAATCGATTTTGCAAATTCAGGTTTGACATATTTGATTAGATCAAATCGCAAATCTCGAAAACTCTCCAACTCACCAAGATGAGCCATCGCAAGACGAACGCTATCAAACTTAAATGGATGAATGTTTTGTTCGTTTATTTGCGCATTGGTGGCATTGTTCTGAAAGACTCCTCTCACATGAGCCAATAATGCACTGGCTTGAGTCTTAGATGCTATAGAACGTAAGTTGCGATCAAATGTCGCGATGTTTGTATTGCGATAAACAAACGGCTGTTCTGGATTTCTAGAATTGGAATCCCACGCCATCACACCCATTCCTGCAAGATTCATTGCAAGCATTGAGTTGAACATACGTGCATCGATGTTTTGCTTTATGAAAGAGATTTCCATCTCATAAAGCAATTCATCAACGGGAGTGGGTGATCCAACATACCCCAGCATTCGACACATTTGAATTTATCGACGGTCTTCGAAATCTGGGTCTACGAACCAATCTTCCTCTTCGAGGATATCGTCATCCTCATCGGATTCATACGATGCATTCGGATTGAACTTCCAACGCGACTCATTTTTCAAACGTCGCTGCTTCAATCCTTCACTGTTCCGTCCATAATCTTTTTCACGGAACTCATTCTTCTTTTTGCTGGACATGATTACTTACTCAAACGCTCCTCTTTTAGTTTATTACAAAAGATCTTGTACAGACCCAACTCTCTTCCATATGCTTCAATTTCCCACGGACTGTCGAAATACTTTTCTTCGTCTGTATAATGTGAAGCATCAAAGACCAAACCTTTGTAGCGAACATCGCCGCTCTTGTAGTCGAATAATTCATTATTGAGATATTGTTTGATGTGAGTCAATTCATGACCAAGATCAATGAGTAACTGTTTGAGACGTGTTTGTGGCTTCTTGCCGAGTTTGCTGATGCGCTTATAGTTTAAAACAACAGTGAACTTCTTGTTGCCTTCTTCATCAAGACCGTCATAGGTGCACCATGCTTTGTACTTCTTCAAGTCCAACAAATCAGCGGCATCTCGAATTTCATCCTCACCAAGAACCTTGATGGTGATTTTCGACTTTCGCTGAACGCATGGTCGCACTAGACGATTCAAGACGAATCTTGAATACTTCCGAATCATGGCTGAATCGGAACGACGGAGATAATTGCTCGTAATTGCAATCATTATTCTACTCGCAGAAGAATGGTGTCCTTATTGATTCGACCGTTCAACTCACTGGGCTTCGAATTGATCTCACCCATAACCTTTCGCAGAACAACTTTGCCGCCATCCAAGACTCGCGAGAGCACATCCTTTGGCTTTCGGAGAGTCTTGGAGATTGACTCACTGTATTTATAATTTTCGATTGTGGATCCCTTGACCGCAAGACCAGCCTCGTCTTTCGCAACATAGACTCCAAGTCGACGATTCTTGACGTTATAGATCCAGAGTTTCTGTGCTCCCATGATCTTTACAGGATCGATCGAAACCAACTTATTATCGATATCATCCTTCTTGAACTTGAGACGAGCAACCTTCTTCTCAAACGAGACTGGCTTCTTCTTGCGAGGCTTGCGAGAGGCATTCTTGTTAGACGCCAATTTCTCAGCATCAGTCGCAATCGCAGTGAAGAATTTCGCAGCCTCAATCATTTCTTTGCGAGGGCGCGGATAGGATTCTTTCACATACTCATCTTTCGATTCGATGATCGCAATCCAGTCTGCTGCTCGAGACTTGAAGTATTCTGCAATTTTCGAAGCATGCATCGGCTTCACTTCGTTCTCGACCATCCAGGTGTATGGTACAAATTCTTCTCCGTTTTGCTCATGCCAAACGTCGTCGAACTTACCTTCGAGTTCCATGACGAAATAGTCGACTTTGGATTGAACTCGCTCTTGAATAGAGACAACGTTGCTTGTGTCAACGACTGCTGCTCCAAGATTCTTTTCTGCGACGATTTTGTCCAAGCGATCTCGGAAAACATTCATGCGCTCCTGAAAGTTATCAAAAACAGAATCTGGAATCCATGCGCCACGACTGAGGCATCGCGCCAACCAGCCGTCGACGATGTTCCAAGAGAGATTAAGACTCGGTGCTGCTTGCTTTTGCAGTTCTGTAATCTGACTGTTCTTGGTCAGATATTCGACCAGATACTTGCGAGCATCCTTGGACTCTTTATTGTGATTGTACCACTGAAATGCGAACACCAAATCAAATTGGCTGCAGGGCTCAGTGCGCTTTTCCCAGGTGGGTTCGGGAACAACCTTCGGTATGAACTTTGCCATATTCTTTATCTTACTCTACAATTTCTAAAAAGTAAAGTCGCCCCTTTCGGGGCGACCCTTGTTATTGGTTAGGCTATCGTGTCTACGCTTTCGTTTCCGTTACCGTAGTCCGTGATTTCGTCTATGAATCCGCGTCCGTCGTACTTGCCGTTGTTATAAGTGACTACCGTGTTTAGCGTGAAAAACGCTTTTCGTCGGCTTTTGGTTCTTAATACTAGTTTGCTGCCGTCTACTAATCCCTTTCCCGTGAATGGGTTTGTAACTTTTGCGCTTTTGTAAACTTCGTAATATACCTTCATTTTTTTCCTTCGCCGTGTTTGCGGCTTTCTTTCACCAACACAGAATATTATCCTATAAAACGGCTGAAAAGGCAACAGAAAAAACCTGAATAAAATCAATAACTTATAACCTATTGATTTATAAGGCTTTTTTTTCTGTTGACTCGAATACGAAATCCCTATACAATATTAGATCAAATTGTTTCTCTGAGGGGTATATAACATTATAACGTTATAACGACAGAACATTACTACTGAACGGGACTCGTTTAGTAGTAAGGTGTTAGATTGTAAAAATAGGTTATGTTTAAGGAGTAAGGTCAGAATGTTTCTGACCGTATAGAGAGAGTGACGTATGAAAACTGAAAAGTTTGGTTATAAAGTAACGATCAATCACCCTTTTCGCCTTCCTGGGCAACCTAAAAAGCGTGAGCCTGTGGTAGTGGTGAAATCTGAACGAGAGGCGAATCTGATAGCCTTTCGGCTGAACGGTCGGTCTCGCGTTGAGCCTATGTATAAAGTTGAAAAAGTCGTAGCCTAAACTGGAGAGTATTGTGAAAAAGACTAAAGTGAAAAAAGTTAAATTTGTCTACTCTTTTAAGAAGTTTCGCCGTGATGCTCGGAAACACGGTCCTATGAAAATCTATACGCCTGATGAAGTTCGCGCGTTTAATATTCTGCGTGGTTTGATCTAAAAAAATGGGGGGCGAAAGCCCCCCATCTTCTTTCTAGGTTTTCTAAAACTTAGAATGTGTAGACAAGGTCGACCATGAGTCGCTTGTAGTCTACTTTGCTGGCACCAACTTCAACATCGAAGTAAGATCCACGAACAGCCCAGCCATCGGCTAGACCATAAGCAGCGCGAAGTGCTGTGCCGTCATGAAGAACTGCTTCACCACCAAAGTCACTATCTGTCCATAAGGCTGATAGTGCGTTGGCTTCTGCGTCTTGCTTCATTAGGCTGACTTCCCAATCACCTGCTTTCTTAACGCCGCCAAGACGGACGCCATAAGCAAGTGCTGTGTCTGCTTTCTTTGCTTCATCATTCTTCAATTGCTGAACAAATAGTTTTACAGGAATACCAGCAACTTCTTTTGCTGCTGATGCTGTAAGAACTAATTGCTTATGCTTTTCAGTTGAACTACAAACTGGAAGTGATGGAACTGATGCTCCACCAGCAACAGAAAGAGGATATACGATATAGCATAAAGATGCTTTAGTATTCACTTCCTGATCCAATAGTGCTGCGTGTGCAGCAACATCAAGACCAGCAACTTTCTTTGCTACGCCAACTTGTAAACCAACAAGTGTGCTATCCTTATCTGCAGCATTTTCAACCAACTTGAGTTTGAATGCTGTAGCAGATAGACCACCATCATTTTTCAGCGCAACTGCAAGACCTTCAGGCTTGATGTCACCATCAAACATAAGACCTTCAGTAACCCATGGCTGATTCATTTTGCCAAGTGTTACTTTTACATTATCTGCAGCCGCATATTCAACATACGCCAAATTAAGATCAACGGTCTTTAACGAACCGCCAGCCATGTCATTCCATGATGACTTTGCTGAACCAGTGCGAACGCCAACAACAACTTTTGTTTTGTCATTGACATCTGCCTTGGCAACAAGACCAACGCGAAAACGATCACGATCTGAATTGGTGTTGCCAATTTCTAAACTATCACTACGATAGCCAAAATCGCCACTCCACTTTACATCGGCTGCTTGCGCAACTGACATTGATCCCAAAATAACAGATGCTAGAATTGCTTTGTACATATTATAACTCCTTGTCTACACCGCGAAATTACGGCTTAAAGTTTTTCATGACTTTAACATCATTTCTTGTTTGAGCAAGATCTGATTTATCAAGAGAAACTAAACCACGGTCTGAAAGATAACCTTCCTCGCCAATGGCTTTGTCACTCACGTACTCATTCACGAATTCTTTGATACCAGGAATTGCACCAATGTGCTGCTTCTTGACATAAATGAATAGTGGACGAGCCGCAGTATATTTAGACGCCGAGATTGTTTCGAAAGACGGTACAATCCCGTCGATTTTCAAGCCTTTTAGTTTATCTGTGTTCTCTTCCAAGAAAGAATAACCAAAAATACCAAGAGCATTCTTATTTGTTGCAAGTTTTTGAGCAATCAAATTATCATTCTCACCTGCTTCAGCATAAGCACCATCTTCACGAATTGCGTGACATGCCTTTTTGTTTTCAAGAGCACATCCTTCTTCCATGAATAACTCTAGGAAACTATCACGTGTTCCAGAAGTTGGTGGTGGACCAAGCACTTCAATCTTGATTGCTGGTAAAGAAGCATCAACATCTTTCCATGTTTTATTTGGATTCGCAATCATTTGACCAGATGCGTTTGGAATTGTTTTAGCAAGAGCGACATAGACTTGCTTCTTTGTCAATGCAGATAATGCACCTGCTTTGCTTTCTGCGATAACAATTCCATCAAAGCCAATCTTGACTTCTAGAATTTCTGTCACGCCATTCTTTGCGCATGTTTCAACTTCAGACTTCTTCATTGCGCGTGATGCATTTACAACATCAGGATGCTGCGGACCAATACCTGCGCAGAACATTTTGATTCCACCACCAGTGCCAGTTGACTCGACCTTTGGTGTTTTGAACTTACCACCACGACCGAACTGTTCAGCAACAGCAGTAGTGAATGGGTATACAGTTGAAGATCCTACGATTGCGATCTGATCTCTTGATTGCGCATTCGCAACATGAGATGCAACAATAAGACCAAGAGCGAATAGAACAGCGAGTTTAGATTTCATAGACTGACTCCTTTGAATTGGAATCAGTATATAGAGACGGATTATTTCGATTGTATTAAAAAATGGGGGTCATCGTGTAAATGTATGAAAAAAGTTTTCAATCCATCTACTTGCTGAATGAATCCGTATGGTCCTGGGCGCTTGGAAGAATACCATGAGTCCATCTTTCGAATGAGAACCCATTCGTTTCCATACAACTCTAAGAATCGATGACCATACAAGGATTTAGGTTGGAGTGTCATATAAGTCTCGGTTCATCTATCGTGATACAGTGCGCACTGTGTCCTAGATTCCTCTTTTACAAAAGCAGCCATCGCTGTGCGACAAACCTTACACCGAAAGGTAGGGCGGCTGGTTCGTTATTTAGTATTTTATCCCATTGAAATTGACTTGACGTTCTCAACTCTAAAAGAACGCCAGCCATTTGCATTCACATCCCAAACAGATACAGTATTGCTCGAAGTCTCTTTCACTACAACTTGACCGTTTGTAGTTGGTACATTTGGGATATGTTCACTGAGTAGTGTGCAAGTCATCACACGCTCATCACCGTTCACTTTCGTAAATGTCACTGTAACAACATTGCTACGAAGCATATCAATCAAACCATCACGAGTAAACATTGTCATATTATACCTGCGCCAAAATTGGATTTAGGGATTTTCTAGGTAATTCAAAGTTCTTGAATGTAACTCTGATCAACTCTTTGACTGTTTTCTTGGGAATACAGCCATCTTTGACCATCAATCCATTATACCCTGATTTCGCATAGTTGTCAATAAATCGACGCACATCACCAATATGAGCCTTCATAAACTCTACAGTGTTCAGATCATCTGGTTTGAATGTGAGAACATGGTATTTGTGTGACCCAATCTCCTCATTCATTGGAGTAAAAACATCATTGAATTTGTAGACTGTGGTTTCACAAGCAATCTGATCACCATCAATTGTCAATCCCCAAAGTGCGCCGTCAACCTCATCTATTTCTTGTTCGGTCATTATACGCTCCTGAAGTATTCGATCGTTTTATCCAATCCCTCCGACAACGCAATAGTTGGTTCCCACTTCAACTTTTCTTTTGCTAATGTAATATCTGGCTTGCGTTGCTTTGGGTCGTCTGCAGTTGGTTCCTTGTAAACCTTGTACCCTTTATTTAACTTCTGTATAATTATAGTCGCAAGTTCATCAACAGTAAACTCCCCAGGATTACCAAGATTAATTGGTCCAATTTCCTTGGAGTTCGCAAATTTAATAATACCTTCCACAAGATCATCGACGTACTGAAAACTTCTTGTTTGTTTCCCGTCACCATAAATTTCTAGAGGCGCATCAGCAAGAGCAGCGACAATAAAGTTAGAGACAACTCTTCCATCGTTCTTTGCCATTCTCGGTCCATAAGTATTGAATATGCGGAATACGCCAGTGTTGACATCGTATTTTCTCCTGTAATCAAAGAACAAAGTCTCTGCTGCACGTTTACCTTCATCATAACATGCGCGTGGACCTGTTGGATTTACATTACCATTATAACTCTCGGGTTGAGGATGAACTTCTGGGTCACCATACACCTCAGAGGTGGACGCTTGTACAACACGCGCCTTTGTCTTACGAGCAATCTCAAGAATATGATATGATCCCAGCACACAAGTCATCATTGTTCCAATTGGATCACGCTGATAATGAACAGGTGAAGCAGGACATGCTAAATTATAAATCACATCTAATGATCGAGTTGAAAAGTAATCAAGAAATATTGAACTGATAATATCATGTTCATAAAAACGAATATTCGGATGTCTGATAAAACTCTGAACATTCTTCATTGTGCCTGTATAGAAATTATCTACACAGTAAACTTTATGACCCTGACTTAATAATTTTTCTACCAAGTGACTACCAACAAAACCCGCACCACCAGTCACTAATACATTTTTCATACAGTTTCCTTTTTATTTGCTTTCTCTTGCATATAACGAGCAATATACCAAGCATCAACAACATCTGTTGTCGGAGATCCCAACTTTGTTGTTGGACTGATAATCTTGTGTAAGTCTACTCCAGTCTCAGCAACAAATGCATCGTACATCTTTTCTTTTGTTGCATTACCCTTGCCTGTTGCATATTTCTTGACTACAGTTGGCGGAACAGTAAAGAATTTGTATCCTTGCTTATAAAGCATATACTTTAGTATACCGCAATTCTCAGCTAAATTAAACACTTTACCTTTGGAACCAAAAGAATAGTCTTCAATTAGAACAACGACATCTTCTCTTTTAAATTCAGCAAGAATAGTCATGACCCATGAAGCGATATTTTCATATCGCTCTTGGTCTGTTAGATATTCGTCGTGTTGTTCGCCGAGAATGTTATGAAACTTTCCCTGTACAGTCTTGCGATCGTTTAGATAGTAGAAGAATGAATTTGAGAATGTTTTGTCGCGTGCAATGCACACGCATGGAGAAGTTAGGCTATAATCAATTCCAACTACGATCATTTTCTTCATCGTCGTTCAAATCATCATCAAAACTCTCATCCTCATCATCATTGAAATCAAGTTCTTCATTCTCATTGTCATAGAAATCACCGCAGAATGGGCAGTGACTTGGAGTATAACTAACTTCATCTTCTTCAAATGATAAAACAAATGATGATCCACAATTATCACATGTGAGTTTTAGATCTGGCATATCAACCTCTTGTAATTGATGTAATTTTTTCTATTTGTTTTTTGATTACTGCTTCTCGATTTGGCCAATTGATAATTGGCTTCTCAGGATTCTTCATCAGATTATATAGCAAAGGAAGAATTAATCCCTCTACTTCTTTGAGTTGCGCTTTGTGCTTCTCTTCCATAGCGGTAACATATGCATTCTGAAGAGATTTTTCTTGAGCATCCATTAGCGAATCAATCTTTGCTTGTAACAATAACAATTGATCGTTATTCTGCGTTACTGGCGCAGGAGCAGGTGCTGCTACTGTTTCTTCGTCTTCAAAACTGAATCCAAAATCATAATCGTTTGTTGTTGTCATTTTAACCTCTTACCAAACCCAGGACACGTAACTATATCTAGTGCCCTTCGTAACTGCTGTGACTGTGTGTGGATACATGAAGTTGCTTGGAAATATCATTAATTGTCCAGCCTTGAGTTCAATTTTTTCTGAATCCCAAAAAATTAGATCTCCACCCTCATAATCATCATTTAAAGATCCAAGAATCGAAAGAGTCGGAATACCCTTTCTTTCTCCATCAAACATACTGTGAATATGATCACAATGAAGTTTCATTTTTGTACCAGTATCGTATTTGTTGAAACGAACTGTTGAATATCCACCCCAGCCGTTAAACCAATCTTTGCAATGAGCAAAATCTTTTATGATGTATTGTTCAATAGCAAACCAAATCTTTTTGTTGATTGCTATTCCATTTTCTGAGTTTGAATATGAAACTGCAAGGTCATCATCATAACTTATGAAGCCTCCATGTTGCATATAAAAAGAATGTTTTTGCCAAGAGTTATTTTGTATTTCTTCAACAACAGTCTTACAAAAATCTAGATCTAGAAAGTTATCATAGATCTTCATATAATCTTTCACATTCATTGACATTGACATAATATTACTCTCTCTTTTTTATATCATACTCATATCTATCATCGTCGGAAAGAACCCATTTTGATGTATTCTCAACAGACCACATCTGCGTACCAAGTTTTCTTTCAATAACATTTTGTCCAGGTTTCGTCACGAAAGAAGGTTCAAATGCACGAACTCGATTGTTAGGTTGAATCGCAAAGTTACCATTATCTAGTTTAATCACATGACCGCACTTATGTTGCCCTGGAACTTCACTGAATCCAACATCAGCAATATTTCTATCTTCATGTGCCCAGTCAAGTGTGAACATATATGTTCCTTCATTCCACTTCTTGTTTCTATCAATGTACTTTATTCTCTTGTTACAGAGAAAATCAAATTGCGTGACGCCGATATATGAACTGAATGAATCCCAAAGAACTAAATTATAGAGTTCTTCTTGCGGCGCAGGATTTTTATGACAGAATGCGTGTATCGGCATGCGGAACCAAAGCCCTTCGTCCTCCATGATGAAATGAAAAAGCGGGGCACGATGCGGTATCGACGCCACGCCGAATATAAGGACGGGAAGATATGTGTCCTTCGCTTCATCGAACTCTGTTCTGTTCTGAAGAAAATTAGTCCGCACATAACATTCTATGGGCGGGATGTTTGCATTAATATATGCCATAGGTTTATATAGTCAAAAATAAAAAAAGGGGACCGAAGTCCCCTTTCTTAGTAACTCAGTTTAAATTACTGAGCAACTGGTGCTGCGTCTACAACTTCAGCGGCTGGTGCTTCAACAACAGCAGCATCGGCTGGAGCGGCTTCTTCGGCAGGAGCAGCAACTTCGGCTGCTGGAGCCTCAACTGCAACTTCTTCCTTTGCGCCACAACCAACGAGACCAAGAGCAACTAAACCAACAAGAATTGACTTTGTCATATTTTTCTCCTTTCTATTTTAAATCTCGCATGCACCAGCGGTACACGCAAGTTCCTTTGCTGAAGTTGTAGTATCTGTTTCTTCCATAAACTCCACCCAGTTGATGTCAACGTTTTGGAGCGCAAGAAGTTCAGTGTACTTCGCTTCATCAATTTCTTCATAAGGTGCTTGACGATAAGAACCATTGTCTCGTGGCAAGAATGAAACTCCAGAGAGAATTGAGATATTCTTATAGACCCATGCACCAACTTCCATCCATTCATCATCACCAACGTATACAGTGATTGATGGCTTGTGTTCACACCAGTGATCCTGGTAGATTTTCCAAAGTTCCAACTGCTCAATGGCAGTCATGTCATTGCGAGTGACGGAGTTCTTTGGAGCCTTCATTGGGAAACTGAATACCCAGTTTGACTTGCTGTAGAAATCTTCTTCAGCTTTGTATCCCTTGTCAATCATAAACTGAGCAAGCGGATCCTTCATGTCTGCTCTTACACGGCGAATGTAAAACTGAGCATAACGTGGGTGAATGCCTGATGCGGAATCCACCAATTGAGAAACAGTGCCTGAAGGTTTAACGCAAGTGATTGCAGCCGACTGTGGAACACCAAGAGCCTCGGCGAGTTCTTTATTCGTTTCAACACACTGTAAGCGAATTTCATCAAGAGCATCTGCCAGTTTTTGAGACGGCTTATTTAGAAGTTTGTGATCGCAAATACCAGTCAATGAAACACCAAGTAGTCTTTCCTCATCACAATTATTCTTCCATTTCTTATTAATGTAACGGAAGTCTGTTAACGTTGACTGCAATGTACCAATGATTGTTGCAAGACGAGCCTTACGCTTCAATGACTCAACGTCATCGTTTGCACGGACGACAATCTCTGAAAGATTACAGAACTCAAATGGACGCAAGATAATTTCAGAGCAAGGATTTGTACCGAACTCATGCTTTGGATCGCGGCGACCATTCTTCATTGCAACTGCTTGTGAAGCAGCGCGAGAGAAAATGCCACGCTCACCAGACTTGGACATATAGAGAGCATGCCATTCATTCATGAATGTGTCCATGTCTACTTGTTTGTCATACACCGCTGAAATGTTTGCCAATGCGCGCTGCCCATTGTGCGCCCACCAGTCACCTGACTTTGCATGACGCAATTGGTCGTCGTTGAGGTCGGTAAGAGAAATGAGAGCAGAACGGCGAACACCACCGCAAACAACAATATCAGCAATCTTGCAAACAATGTCATGACACTCCAACGTTGATAGTTTCCTACCACGTGCCTTTTGGAAAATATTTAATGTGAACTTGATGAGATCTACAAGTGGCTCTGGACCAGATGCGCGACCACCAAATGTCTTGAGTCGCTCACCTGCTGGACGCACCTTTGATACATCCCACTTTGCAATCTTTCCAGAATACAAAAGCGAAATGATCTCACGATATGCTGAAGCCCAACCAATTTTACTATCAGCAACGACAACAGTCGTATCTGTTTCGTGTAGTTCTTCTGGAACTTCTGGAAGTTTGTTTGTATACTTTGATTCAACAGAAAATCCAACACCTGTTCCGCACATAAGAATATACATGATCTCGTCGAATGCTTTGACATTATCAATGGCGACATAGGAGCAATTATATCCAGCCACTTGATCCTTTTCTAGAGCAGGACCAGCAGTCATCAAGCAACGCATTGATGGCATGACTTCCAAATTTAAAATTGCTGAACGCAACTCATCCCATGGAACTAATTTGTTTTCGTTTGTGCGATTCTTAAAAAAATTGATATAACGATCTACAGTCTCATCCCATGTTTCGCGGCGACCAAGTTCGTCATTGAAACGAGCATAACGTGAAATGTGAATGAAATCTTGATAAATGGACGGAAGTCTTGTCGCCATTATGTGCTCCTTATTATTCTGTTGCGATAAATTGTGTTGAAAGAGGGAATACCTCAGCGATAACCTTTGCGCACTCTTTGGCTATTTCCATATGCTCTTTCTGAGTGCCGTTGCCGCTTCGGAGTTGTATATAGTGAATCCATGAACGCAAGGATCCGCTCATATACATTCTGGACATAATTAATCCTTCTGGGAGCAATGCGCGTGCTTGTTCCTTTGCAATACCATTCGCAATTGCCCAGTTATAATGAATCTTGACTTGTTCAATCAAGTCTTGTTGACGTTTATCCCATTCGTATTGAAGCATAACATCAACGCCTTCAGAGATAGAGTTTTGACGATTCTTCGGATCCTGAAGTCTTGCTTCACGTGTTACAAATTCTAGATCCTTGGTTGGATCAGCATAACGTTGTGAAAATTCTTGAAAAGAAAAACTACGATGACGTAGAATTTGGCGTGCAATGTCACGTGTTGTTTCAATTTCTAAACACATGGTTGCCATTTCTAATGGTGACCAATGCTGATGCTTGACCAAATACTTGATCAACTTTTCTGATGTTTCAGAATTAATTTGATTAGAGGGATTGGACACTCTTGCGCAGAAAGCCACAAGGTCCGTTGGTGTGTCCAATCCCTCGAGAACTGGTTTACTGTATGATACTAATTTAACGTTCATTCATTTGCCTCAAATACTAAAGTCTTATGACGAATTTCTTTCACACCGCCTTGTGCTGCTAATTCTTGTCCGCGCACAAACGCATCTTTATATTCTGGGTGCTTGCTATCATCAAACCACCACCACTTATCAAAGAAATATTTTGGTGCACGCTGATATTCAACATACCAAAGTCCACTGTGAAATTGCACGCGAACTCTTTTGATTGGATGTTTGACAATTTCTAAACCTGCGTCATCTAGTGTAACCATACTAGCACCTTTTCCAATGCGTAAACTTCAGTTTTGCTGTCAAGCCACTGAATGTGTTAGAATCTATAATATCTTTTATTTCACTCAAAGTCAAACCATTTTGTATCATTTCATTAATATCTTTTCCCTTTGTATGCTCAGGGAAAAGACAAACTGTATGACCAGAATCTATAGACTTCTCAATTTGTTTTACAATATCACGATTGCGTGGTTCATTATCATAAACAAGAGTTACATCTAACTCTGGAAAAATTGCTGCCACGCCGCCCAAATTAGAATCGCCAGAGGCAACGCAATTCGGGAGAAAATATGAATCAAACTGCCCTTCAACGACGTAGATTCTAGTTTCTTTCCGTACACGGTGCAGTCCAAACACTTTCTTCTCATCTGACACCTTTACAGTGACGTATCGAATCTTGGTATCAGACAATGCCCTTCCTGCGACGTTGGTAATCTCTCCTTTTTCGTTAGTGTAAAGGAGAACTACACGATCGTCGTTTGGGACCTCGTCTTTGCCATGATTGGGGAACTCTTTATCTAGGAATTCTCTGAACTGAGGGACGAATAGAATTTCATCCCAGAACTGCTCAGGAATCTTCCTGTTTTTTATATAGGCTCGAGCATAGTGCTCTTCAGGAAGATTGTTTATACTATAATGTGCAAACGCTCTTGTTGTTCTCTCCAGGCTTTCAACTGGCGCTGAATCTCTTCTGGGCTCGAGGAGAGTAGACTGGAGTCTGGCGTAGGCGTTCCCCTTGAGTTGTTCGAAATCAGGCTTCTTGACGTTAGAGCCGTATCCTGTTTGACCAGTTGCATATCGTTCGAGGATATACTGCTTATAGGTTGTACCATCGACGTGCTCCAGAAACTTCGCAAACGTCGTAGACTTGCCGCAATTGTGGCAGATGAAGAAGTAGTCGTTTGACTTGCGATAAACATAGCCTCTCGCCTTCAACTTGTTCTTTTGCGAATCACCACAATATGGGCATCGAAAATTGTAGAGATCAGTATTCTTTTGCTTATACTGCTCTAACTTTGATGATACAAAACCAAGAAATTTTCTATCAATATAAATTGACATAATGTAAAATCATTCACCAACGGATCAATCATTATATACTATTTGATCTCGAAAGGCAACCCCACTCGAGATAAAATCCAACCAACAACAGCAGCGCCACCAATTACAATCCAGCGCCACTTGTTTAGGTCTTCGATCTTTTGTTTTTCAACTTCGTGTTGTGCAGCCATCTCTTGACGAAGTGATTTGATTTCATCCATGATGGAAACTTCAATCTCTTCAATCTTCTTATGAACTTCACGGAGTTCGTCGTTATGCTGCTTCTCAAGTTTATCAAGAGTTCTATCGAACTTCTCGTAGATTACAGAGAAGAAGGAAATCTTCTCTCTCATTGCAGCGACCTCAGTCTCTATTTTACTGAGTTTGCTCTCAAAGTCAACCATTTTACTTTACCGCCTTGCTTTTTGTTTTTATTCCTGCTCGACGCAATGTTCTTGCACGGCAGTGGGCTTTTTGAGAGAATCCTTTTGGGTTGGAGCAATTTATTGTTTTTTTATACTTATTGCTCCAACTCTCAGAGAGAAATTCCTTGAAAGTGTACATTATTTATTATTTTCACTCTTTTCCTGTATTACAGCAAGTTCACGATCGGATAATCTATCCCAAATACTTGGTGTTTCTTCGTATTTCTTTTCAACAATTCCATACATATGCTTTAGCATATATGCTCGAGTTGCATCATCACCAAGTCTTTCTTTGCACAATTCATCACTGGCTTTTGTTTTCCATACATTTGGAAACAGACCATGCACTAAAAGAATGAAAGCGATTCGCCATGCACGATAGAGATGTTTAAAATACCCATAACCAACTTCGTTAAGGTGTGACATCTTTTGCTGCCTCTGCCTTTTGTTTTTCTTGTTCTTCGAGAATCTTTTTAACTTCTTCAGGACTTGGCTTTTGTATAAGTTTTAACTCTTTTGGTGGAGTCATTAAGATTGGATCAACTTCCAACTTCTCAAGTTTAGGAAGTAATCGTGTTAATGGACTACCACAGCCAGCTAAAAACAAAGATAATAAAATCACCAGAAGGTATTTCATATTCAACCCTCCTTCTTTTTCCATGGCAGGTCAGGCAGTTTGATGTCAATGCCTCTCTTGGCATTTTCATCATCGATCTTTTTATTCACTTCAATAATATACTTTTGCAAAGAAGAAAGTTGCTGAGCATTTTGCAAACAAATTGAATAGTTTTCTGCAATTGTTTGTAATGCTTGATTATCTCTAACAAAAGAACTTGAAGGATCTGCAGCAAGATTCATATCAAGTTCAAGTTTAGGAGAAGCGGAAGCATTATGCGTATGAACCCAGCCATTCGATAAATCGTATTGACCAGGAACTGCATTTGCTGCAGCCTCTACAATCTTGGTTTCTTTTTCTTTAATCTTTGTGACACGATCAACGAACTCAACCTTTACAACCTCGCGAATCATCGCTTGCTCTTTCTTTAAGGCAATTGACAATTCTTCGGCTTCGTTTGCTGCGCGTTGAATCTCGACCTCACCTTGCGCGATACCTTTTTTATAACCAGCGCCAAAAGCACCGCCAACTAAAAGAACCACCGCAAGGATCTTATATGGTAATGGTATAAGCATAAATTAATCTCTTGGCCAAATATTACTCTCGACCTGATCGTTGAGCCACATGCTTGCGCCTAACAATTTGGAGTATGTCCAATATGTGGCATTAGAAAGCCATAAGAATAATGCAGCCAACCACTTGAACAAGTAGATGAATGGAATTGCGAATGGCTCTAATATAAACATTATTCGCACCAACTCTGTTTCTTTTCACCAAAGTATGCACGAGCATGACCATTCTTGATTAGAAGTTCAGAAAGTTTCTGACCATCAAGAATCACGTCACCAAGCACACGACCACCAAACTTATCATGCTCTTTCAATTCAATCTGAATCTTCTTAGCATTCGCAACTGCGTTCTTTGTAAACGCACTTGCCTTTTCGGCAGCAGCAGCTTCAGCAGGACATGCTGCTCTCGCACCCTTTTCTGGCGTATCAACACCCAAGACACGCAAACTTAATTGCGGTTTCAATGGTGCTGGCATGAATGGTGCTTCGAACACCACTGTGTCGCCATCAGCGACCTTGAGAATCTTCCAGTCGTAGGGATTGGCTACAGCAACAGAGGATAAAGATATAGCAGCAATAAATGCTGCTATTCTTTTCATGCCTTTGGCGCCTTTGGCTTACGAGCCTTCTTGACTTTTTCGACAGCAACATCTGCTGCCTTTACTGCTTCTGCCTTTGCTTCAACAGCAACTTCTTTAGCAGCATGTAGAACATCTTTAGCGTCTACAACACCGTCATTGTTTGCATCTGGCTTTTTCCATAATTTCCAGGCAACCCAACCAGCAACAACTACTAATACTAATACAACTAATGTACCCATGATCATCTCCTATTATTTTTTAGCGAATTTCTCCGCAACAGTAGTACCAAGTCCAGCCACAACAATCATCATCATAGAATCATACATAAATTGCTCTACTGTAAAACTCCAGAACAAGTTAAGTACGAAAGCCAACGCAACTAAAAAAGTTGCTAAAAATGTAATTACACGCTTTGAAGAAACAGAGCCATTGACTCCATCTGAAAGCATTGACTTTAAATTTTCTAATAGATTCATTTTCGTCTCCCCAATACCCTATTTGCTTGTTTTACAAAATTCATATACTTGACTGCAACATGATAGTCATAAGTCAGTATTAGAATCCGATTGCGAAAACTCACAATATATCGCTTTTCTGCATTGCGGAGACATAATGTTTCCATTATCGTTTCTTATTTAGCCAATGGATTTTCCCATGCTTTTTGAATCTTCTCGTCGACTTTCTTCTCTAATTCCTTTAATTTAGCGTCTGTTTCGCGCTCGATCGCTCTCAATCGCGCCGACATATCGCGATCTGTGACGCCGACGAATCCACGGACTTCCTTATCTAACTCGCGATTACGTCTTTCGGCGGCATCGACATCGGCTTGAAGGCTATCGATATCACCTTTTAGATCTGAACGAACGTCGCGGATAATATCACCACTTTCATCGACCATGACAACTGCATTATCAACACGCTCTTCCATCTTGGTGATGCGCTCTTGGATTGCGGATAAGTCTGGAGCAACATACTCTTGAATCTGTTGCTTCATGTCCATGTAATCTTTATAGAACTCAAAGGCTCCATAAAGACCACCCAATACAGTAGATACAATACCGCCAGCGATCATTAACTTTGCTGGGGTAAAACTGTACCCACCAATGCTGATGACCGTATTTGGGTCAACTGCTGCTTCTAGTTTATCTACCTTCTCGTCTAAATCGCTCATTTGTATTGCTCCTTGTCTATACTTTATCTAGTTATAATATAAGCAAATCCAAAAATTATGCCAACAAGCATAAAAAATAAAATTCCTACACAAACCATTAATGTAATTTCTTCTTGCCTGTGCGCGGCTTCAATTTCAGCGCGACGCCTTGCTTGCGCTGCTGCTAATTCCATCTGCGCATGCATTTTTTGAAACTTTACCCAATCATCCCATAATCCAGGTCGCCCAGCAATCAACATATAGTCTTTAAGTTCTCTTTCCTTTCTTCGCACTTCTTCTAATGCAAAAAATTCTTCTAGTCGGCTGCGCTCATTTGCAGGTGTTTCAATAACTTTCTTTTCTAACTTTCGTTTACCTTCAAAGAAACTTCCTAATTGACCTGCACACTCACCTAATTCTCTGCCGTTAGAGACAACCTCCTTGATAACAGCATATGCAGCATTGATTGCTGCCAGTTCTGCTAACATTACTTGTACTGTTCTTCGATCATTTTTTTATAAGTGTCTGTGTTTCCTTTTTCAAGGAAATATGCGCCACGGGCATTGTCCTTAATAATAACACCTTTGTAGATGTCTTCTGGTCTATAGAACGGTACATCTGGAATTCTTTGTGTTAGATATGAACTTACATCTGCATCTACTGCAATTGCTGATACAATGCCTGATTGATCAGCGTCCATGTAGTTTGCATTAATCGCATCTTGTTGCTCTTTATTAGCAGCAACTACTTGCTCTGCACGAACCTCAGCGTCACTCTTTTCTTCTATTGGCTTGATAATTCCAAGGAATTCAAGACTCATCGCATTTGGCGCTTGATTAAATGTATTAGCCATTGCTAATGCTGGATCAACCATCGCTGTTGTTACTTCTGCGTCTTTGCTTGACTCATCATCAAATGCACTTTGGTCTGCTGTGGCGCGACTGGCTTCCACAACTGCAAGTGCCTCATCTGTTTCTACAATATCAACAGTTGGACCACGAACAAATGATTCAGCAAGCATCTCAGCTTCTTGTTCAATTTGGCTTGTTGTTTCACTTGTTGCAAACTCAACTGTTTGCCCCATATCTGTTTGCACTTCTGCGCCAGAATCAGCAACCACTGTTTCTTGTTGTGTTACATCTTCTGATACAGAAGCACCAACCTGTGTTTCTGTTGTCTGCTGTTCGGTCACGCTTTGAGCAGATATATCAGTTGATTGCGTTTCCGTGGACACTGCGGCAGTAGATTGAGTTGTAACTGATGCTTCGCTTGAGAATGTTGCAATTGATTCAGCTTCTCTTGAAGAATCATTAGATGCAGCATCACTTGCAGCTAAAGTTTCTGATAATGCTTGTTGACCTATTTGTCTACCAGTCTCAAGGACATCTAATCCAGTATCGGATACGGATGAACTTTCTTCTTTTTGTTCTGTGAAGACATCTGCAGCTGCTACTATTTCGGTTGACTCAGCTACACTTGATTGATCATTAGATGATCTGGTTGTTGTAGTAGTTGCTGCACTTTCTGTAGTAGGACCACTAGCAGCATTGGTAGTTGATGAACTAACTTCTGATGCAATTGTAAGGGCATTTTGTAATACATCTTTAGAAATTGCGTCAGCAAGAATCTGAGCCTTTTCTTCATCAGTTAGTTCTCTATAAGTTGCAACAACTGCTGGCTCTGCTAGATCTTCTGCTACATCCTCAACCAGTAAGATTTCTTCTTCATCAGTTTCTTCAGCAAGCATTTCTTCTAGGTCTTGGTCAAGAAGTTCTTCAGTTGCTTCTTCATCAGCAACATATATTTCTTCTTCCTCTTCCTCAACATATTCAGAGCCATCATCTGAACCATCATCACTTCCATCGTCAACTAGTTCTTCAAGTTCTTCTTGAGTCGCTTCCTGTTCTTCAATAGCAGCTAAAATTTCTTCTGGGTCGGTGTAGTCAGTTACACCATCGTCAATACCAATAGTATCAATCACACAAGAAGGGTCGTATGGATTTGTGGTACAATCAGGGGCTGTTGATATTGGAACAATCTCTGATGACTGCACAAAGTATGTTGTGTTTTGTAAAGATGATGGATTGTTGCCCCAATAAAATTGAGTAAATTCTGTGGCAGTGTCGCCCTGAAAACCAGAGGTAAATGTTCTACCTGTTGCCATTGTATAATCAAACGAACCGTAATTTATAGAAAAACTACTATCAGCAAATAACCTAATTTCAAAATCAAACTTATTTGGTGAACCTAATTCATCAACGCCATACCAACCAACAGTGAATGAATTTCCTGTAGACTTATAATACGGATTGCCTGGATTATTAAAATCAGCAAGATCTGACCACATAGCAAAAATGCTATTGTTTAAATTATAGTATGATTGATTAGATAAAAATGGCAATTCATTACCACTGCAGCAACCATTGGCATTGCTGGTAAAACTTATCAATCCATTTTGCGAGATATAAACTGAATCAAACAAACTACCAAAAAAGTAAAAATCAAATTGTAAGTCAATTGGTTGGAAAGTAGAACCATCATCATACAATGTTAATGGTATTCCAATTGAGTTTTGATTGATATTTTGTAATGGTGTTTGTGATTGCGTAACAGTATATGTCTGTTCAACCGTAGGATCATATATAGGGGGCGGTGGTGGCGGAGTGTACTCCTGCGCGAACGCAGGAGCCACCGCCAATAGTAGTAGAGCGAGAAGTCGCTTCATCAGCCACCTACGGAGGCTACTGGAAGTTCTTCAGATGTTTCTTGCTCTTTCTTTTCCCAGAATTTCCACCACTTCTTCTTGAAGTCTGGTCTTTCTTCCTTATTACCTGTCCACTCTGTTGTTGCTTCCTTACCGATCTTACCCATGTATGGGCAAGGTGTTCCAGCCATTTCCATAGCCTTGAACACTCTTTCGTCTTGGCACATTAGTGACACAGCAGCAACCTTCATACCCATGTCGTATAGAGTCTTGGAAAGTTTCAATCTTTCGCAATTCATATCACGAACTGCCTTACCAGCAGAGACACCGAACACTTGAGTTTGAACAGCGCCAGAAACGCCTGATACACAGACGTCCTGGCTATATGTTGAGATCATTGGAGCAATAGCAGAAGCAGGAGGTGCTTTGATTGTTGTTTCTGATTTGGTGATATTTTCATTACGATTAATGTTAGTATTTGTGTTATCTGTCTTTACACTTGATTGGCTTGTGCTTTCTGATTTGTTTACATTCTCGTTCTTATTAACAGCAGTTGATGTGCTCACATTTACATTGTTATTATTATTTGTGGCAACAGAAGTGCTGTCGTTCTTATTCACATTTGTGTTAGTTGAAGTAGAGACATTGTTGTTGTTATTTGTGTTGGTTGATGTAGAGACATTATTGTTATTGTTAGTATTTGTTGAATTGATATTTGTGTTGTTGTTATTATTGTTATTATAAGTTACCTCACCAGACAAATTGTTATTATTGTTATTTGTGTTTGTTGAGGTTGATGTGCTCACATTGACATTGTTGTTATTATTAGTATTATTAGATGTCGTTGTGTTCACATTGTTATTATTATTTGTATTTACAGATGTGGTGTTATTTGTATTCTGGTTGATATTAGTCAATGTACCAGACTGAATGTTATTGTTCGTATTCACATTCGTGTTGTTATTCGTATTTGTAGCCGTAGAAGTCGAAGTATTCACATTGTTATTATTATTTGTCAAAGTACCAGACTGAATGTTATTATTCGTATTCACATTCGTGTTTGTATTTGTACTGTTCACCACCGAATTGTTATTATTCGTATTTGTAGCGGTGCTAGTAGAGGTATTATTGTTGTTGTAGTTTACTGTACCACTATTAATGTTATTATTCGTATTCACATTGGTATTGGTATTCGTAGAGGTCGAAGTCGAAGTGTTTGTGTTCACATTCGTATTCGTATTATCAGAAGTCGAAGTAGAAGTTGAAGTATTCGTATTCTGATTAATATTAGTTGCAGTACCAGACTGAATGTTATTATTCGTATTCACATTCGTGTTGGTATTGTCCGATGTCGATGTGGAAGTCGATGTTGAATTTGTTGTCGTATTGACATCGGAGGTCGTATTGACCGTAGAAACTGTTGTAGTCTGGGCGAATGCCTGTGTTGCGCCTACTGCGAATAGTAGCGCAAGAAGTAACTTCTTCATTTGAACTCCTGAATGGGTTTGTAGATATCAAATCCATACTGCCTTCAACACTAGGAAGGCGAATCTCAGCAGTTTAAATGATCAATTCAAGTCTATCTTTTGTTTTATTTAGTTATTTAGTAGATCTCACGCCACTGCAAGGCTGCACCGACTGATGCAATCTGATTTCCTGCTGTGGTAATTGTTCTAACCACGACTACATAAACTTCTGAATCTGTTGAGTCAAAGTTCTGAACAATGATATTTTTCTTTGCCGCAGTCAATGCGCCTGATGCAACTGGAGAGAGGGAGTTCTGCGATGCGCCAGCAGGTACAAATCCTGTAGCAAATGACTCACCATTAGTAATGGTATCTGCATTGATACAGTACTCAACACCGCTTGATGGTGAAGCAGAAGTCCAAACAAGAGCACCAGTGTTATTTGCAAGGAAAGATGTATTTGCAAGTTTACGCACTTCGTAAACGATACTATTTGTTTCAGCATGCAGAGCAATTTGATTTAAACGAACGCTGATTCGATTTGGAAATCCTTGGAAATCATTTTTAAGTCGAATTGCAACTAATGGAAGTTCAGTTGCCGAAGGTGTTGCAGTTGATCGATTATTTGCAGTGATTGCAAAATCAATACCTGATTCAATATAACCGCCTTCGCTTGCGACAGTAGAACAAATCTGATCCATTGATCCACCTGTTCCTGCTCCAGTATTGCGAATCTCACAGCGAACTGGAAGGTTTGGGTTTGCGATATAAACCTCATCAAGAACATTTGAGTGGAGGTACTCATGAGCAATAATTACTTTACCATTATGAACAAATCCGCAACGAACACGACCAACACCAAGCCACTGAAAATCTGTATAGGTTAATTGAGTTTTGGTGATGTCTAGATTAAATCCGCTCAATCCTGTTCCATCGCATTTATCTACATTCCAATCTGATTGTGGAACACGACGTTGGTAAGTATAAGGCACACCATTAATTGTTGTAACTACATTGGATTCATTTGCTGTATTGCCAGTATATGAGCGAATAACCCAGTTGAGTGTCTGTGTTGTATTTGCAACTAGATTTCCATTTGCTGTATTGCTACCCACTTGTTCGAAGTAGATACCATCGCGATCATCGAAATATCCAGTTCTTTTCGTTACATTTCGATCTGGTGCACCAAAATTGAAAGAAGAAAAGATTAATTGACTCTTTCCTGGTTGATAGTGGTGATAAAATTTAGTCTGGTGAATTGCATAAGCAGAAGAATTACTATTTGTAGAGAGTGTTGCTTGTGCTTTATTCATCTCAAATGTAACTGAGCCATTTGAAGTGACATCCAAAAAGTTTGGATCGATTGCAAAGAGATGCTTATAATCACCGAGCGTGAACAATTCAGAAACACGAGTGCGACCAAACGCATCTGGTGAAATACCTTTAACTTCTAGTCCGTCACCAACGGCTGTTACAGGAAACGGATTACTTGTCGCAACAATCGTATTTGCGTTCAGAACATTGACATTTTTATTATACAAATAAGTCATTAGATAATTCTCCAATAATCACCACGGAATAGCATGTGCAATGCTCCGTTGTTGACTGCTAATATGGCTCCGTTTGCATCGTTGTCGATCGGACCAGAGATAGTAATATTATGCGTTTCACAGTTTCCTGATTCGTCTTTGATCACAATCTCACGACCAGAATCTGGAACAGATGGAATGACAATCGTGACAGGACCAGCATGATTCACACCAATATAATAGTCATTGTCCTGGACTGTATATGTGTTCGTTGTTACAAGAGTTGTATTGTGAATCACATCGAACGGATTGATTTCGTCCATGACGAACATACCATTCATATATTTCATATAACGACCGTTTGCTACAGTTGATTTGTCCAAGTCATCCTGATCAATAATTCTTACAGCACCAGTTCCGCCGCTTCCCCACGAAAGTGTATTGACTTTCTGTAATAAATCCATTACAGTTTTTCGTAAAGCCTCAAACTCTTTATCCATCAATGCAGTTGCTAATGGTGGCTTTTTCGTATTTGAAACTGTGTCGAGATAATTAGCGACCTGCTGAACTTTATAATCTTCGGGTAGTTGTAGATTAGTCTCAGCAGGTTTTGCTGGAATTGATTCAATTTCAGTAAGCAAATCTTCTTTGAGGATTGGAATCTTTTCTTCAGCGATGACTTCTTGTTTTGGTTCACCAAAAAGAGCAGCAGCAAGTTTTTCTTCGCGATCAACAGACTCAATCAATGCTTGATCAACTGGCTGGCCAAACATGCGAGCCATTTTTACCAACAATTTCTTTTCTTCAAGTGTTTTCATTAGAAGTAAATGATCAAGTATTTACGAAGAAATTGTACTAATTAGGACAAATTTTCCATTACCACCATACGTTGAATTTACAACGCTGTAAGAAGCTCCAGTGCCACCTATTCCTGCATTTGCGCATCTAGAGTCTGTATTATTGCCAGGATTAAATTGATATCCAGTATATAGTGTGGTTTGGCTGGTATATGTTGGATGTGCATAACCGCTTCCTCCGCCACCTCCACCAATTATGTCCCCAGAATTTTGCCCTGCACCTCCACCATAATAACCAGATCCACCTCCTCCAGAAACTAATGCATCGTTAGGTGCAGCACTAGTGCCATATCCTCCAGTTAATGCACCTCCTGGCGTGTCAAATGAATTAGGATTCGGAAGATATCCACCTGCATTTTGTGTTCCGCCAGTGCCTGCGTATACTGATGTATTACTGCCGTTCCAAGTGCCGTTTTCTCCATTTGCGCCACCACCAGCACCACCAACGCATATTACACTTGGTCCACTATTTCTATGGAGACCTGCTCCTCCACCACCACCTGCAATTAAAACTGAATTTGCATGTGTTTCAGTTCCTCTAAATATACCAGTGTATGCTCCACCACCACCACAACCCCAATTACCATCATCAGTAATTGCTCCACCACCACCAGCAACACCACCACCGAAAAGCACAGTCGCTTGATTTGCGCCTCGACCACCTTCTCCAACTCTAATCGTATATGATACACCACTAGTTAGAGTTACTAATCCTTTCGCGCAGCCACCACCACCGCCTCTCATATTTCTATGAGGAACTGTTGAACTGTCTCCACTTCCTGTTGCTCCTCCGCCACCAGCACCCCACATAATAATATTTGCTGTTAAATCGCTAGAAGTGCTTATTGTCCAAGTTCCATTTGATGTTAATGTCAATTCGCCATCTATAGATGGATCCCAGGTTGATTTCCCGTTTACTGATGGTGTGATGGAAAATGAAAGATTTCCACTTGATGCGTTTATACTAAATGCTTTGGATGATTTTTGTAATTCTAAATCTGTTGCAGTTACTGTGAAGTTATAAGTTGTTTCCACTCCAGGTGGTGATGTAAGAGTTCCACTGAGCAATCCATTCGCAGCAAGTGATAGTCCTGATGGTAGTGAGCTGCCGTCTTGTAGTGCATAACTCACTGTTGAGTCGCTCGTGGCAACTAATGATCGTGATAGTGCACTTGACGCACCCCAAGAAGTCAATGGTGATTCAGTTACCCAAACAGGTCCTGCCGACACTACCATTCCAGGAACCACAACTGCTGTTCCACCGTCTGGATTGACGACGTATAGTGGATAGGTTGTTCCAGTAGAAAGTGCTGGTGTTGTAAATGAGAGTGATGTTGAGTTTGTTCTTGACACGGAAGGAACAGCAGCACCGTTCACATAAATCTGCACACCAGCATCGAATCCTGTTCCTGTAAGAACAATCGATTCGTTGCCTGTATTTACAGTTGCTGTTGCGCTGTTTGGATAAGTGATTGTTGTGACTTTCGGACCACCACCAGCAGAAATCTGAGACACGACAGTTGTTGTCAACTGTGTTGTTGTAATCGTGTTTGCTGTGATATAACTACCGTCTAATTTGCGTGCCATTTTCTTTTCCGATTATCCGTTGAGTTTGATAATAACAATACCAGAGCCGCCAGACCCACCATAAGAGGTGAAAGAAGCATCACCACCTGCACCGCCACCACCACCACCAGTGTTTGTTGTTCCAGATGTACCATTCGAATTGGCAGGTGCTCTTGGTGCGCCAGCTCCCCCTCCTCCTGTTCCGCCAGAACCAGCAATATCACCAAATTGGGTTCTGCTTGTACCTGCTCCCCCGCCGCCAGCATAAGTTAATGTTATTCCTGTGATAGAAGACACAGCTCCACTACCACCATTACCATTTGAACCTGCTTGCGCGTTTTGACCAGCAGCTCCTGCGCCACCACCACCACCGCCATTAGCGCGGAAGTTTGGATAATCGCCAGTAAGAGCGTTTCCTCCATTATTTCCTTGTGATGGTGACACGCTCGGTGTATTACCAAGCCCACCATTACCACCACCATCACCGTGACCACCACCACCAGAACCACCATCTGCAGCACCAACATTTGAAGGACCTCTAACACCACCTTTGCCGCCACCTGCGGAAGTTATAGTAGCAAAAATTGAAGAAGATCCATTAGAAGCTCCTAAACCTGTATTAATTCCTGCTCCACCAGCACCAACTGTAACTGTGTAGGTGTTTCCTGCAGTTACTGAGAAATTTGCACCAACTCTAAATCCACCAGCACCACCACCACCACCGCTGGTGTATCCTCCTCCAGATCCTCCTCCACCAATAACTAGATACTCAACAGAAGTGACGCCTTCTGGACATTTCCATTCTGTTGTTGAATTGAAAACTTGAATACCAAAATTTGGCATTACATATTTAAGAATTACAATACCAGAACCACCAGATCCACCTGTTCCAGAATTAGAACCACCACCTCCACCACTACCAGTGTTTGGAGATGCTGCGGTATTTACTGCACCTGCGCCACCTGATCCAGCTGATCCAGCTGATCCACCATAACCACCAACTCCACCAGCACCACCACCTGCATAGGTTACGCTAGAACCAGATAAACTTGACGCTGTTCCATTTCCACCATTTCCACCAACAGAAGTTGTTCCGTTTGTACCAACAGCACCTGATCCACCACCACCGCCACCACCATATGCTGGTGCACCATACGTTGAATTACCACCATTATTTCCTTGAGACGGGTTTACAGATGGTATATTACCAGAACCACCTGTTTTTCCTGAGTTTGGATTAGATGCAACTCCTGCACCACCACCAGATCCTCCATTTCTACCATCAGAATCTACTCCACCATTTTTACCACATCCGCCGCCACCACCGCCAGCAGAAGTAATAGTATCAAATACAGAACTAGATCCATTAGATCCTGCAACAGTTGAACCGCTTGGAGTGCCAGTTCCACCGTTTCCACCAGCACCAACAGTGATTGTATAAGTGTTTCCAGCAGTCACTGGAAATGCAGTTCCTGTTCTAAATCCGCCAGCACCGCCACCACCTGCTCCAATGTCACTTGCACCACCACCTCCTCCACCACCAGCAATGACAAGATACTCAACCTCAGTGACACCTGTTGGACATGTCCATGATCCAGATTGTTTAAATGTAAGTACAACAGTTTTTGGCGAAGGGTAATTCCATACTGGATTTACAACCTGTCGTGTGCGCGAAAGCACATGAGTTGGATTCAACCCACGATTTCCAATCGTTATAAGTGAACCAATCTTAAATCCCATTAGGTGATCTCTGTTCCGAATACGCTAAATGAAAGATTTGAGTTTGAAGTATATACAGAAATTACATCCGTGTTTCCAAGTGTAATTCCTAATGACAATGCAACAGTATCTAGTGCAGCAATCGGAGCATCATATGCAAGGTAATGCTGATTGGCTAGAGCAGCCCCCGCCTGTTGTGCTGCAACACGATAAGTGCAATTTGATCCATTATTTCTATTTACAATCACTATAGAGGAAACAACTGTCTGTGTTGCTGCAGGAACAGTATATACGTTATGTGTGGTGTTTGCAGTTGCTGCAACCTGACCAAGAATTTTATATGTTTCTGGCATTTTATAGTCCTGTTAAAAACGATTTAGCAAAGCCACCAGAAGCACTAGCGGCTGAAGTGTTTGCAGTGTTTGCTTGAGCATATGCAGCATTTGCTGCTGCGAGTGCTGCATATACTTGACTCCATGCATTAGCGTTCATTTGAGTTGTGGTGACTGTATTCGCTTGAATCGCACCGCCTTTGAGTTTACGAGCCATGATTATTTATCCTTTAAAGCAGAAGTTGGTGCAGTGAAGTTAGATGTGTAGCGAGCGTAGCCTTTGGTGATGCGAAGATCGTCGATGTAGCCATTATGTAAATAATTTGTATCATAATATCCACCAATTACCATATATGTTCCAGTGTAATTGTTTGTGTCTGCTACTGATATTACTTCTGTGCCATTGACATAAAGTTTTGTAGTTCCACTATTTCTTACTACTGCAGTATGATACCATGTATTTGGTGTAATACTATAACTTGCACTTTCAGAATTACCGTTGCGATAAATTTGCCAAACACCAGTCTGATAACCAAGTGCTAAATTTGATGTTGATGCTTGCAATCCTCCAGCCGTCGACGATATCTGCCATATTCCTCTATGGTTTGTATCCAACTTATTTACCCAACACTCTACCGTAAAATTTCCTGTTCCAAGAGATATTAGCGGATTACTTGGACCAGTATGTACACGATCTCCAGTTCCATCGAAATACATTGATCCAGTCCCATACTTATACTGTGCAGTGCTTACTTTTGCATCACCCACTGTTTCGAGAACATTTTTCGCTGTTTGATCGAAGATGCCAGCATTGGTGAAGTTGCAGAGTAGAGATGTGTTGGCGATGTTTGTTGGTGGTGATGTGATTGTTGGTGCAATTGCAGAACCTTTTATAACACGCAAACCAGATATGTAACCTTTATGAGTCGTTGTAGAGTTATACTCACTCAATACACCAATGCTGATTGTTTCAGCTGCATTGTTTATCGTTCCTGAAATACTGGTGGTCCCCACAGATACTCCATTCTTATAAAAAGTTAATGTTGTGCCTGATCTTGTAACAGCAAAATGATCCCATTGTCCTGTTGTGTTAGTAACTGAAGCTGTGTAGTTTTGTGTTCCACCAATATTTGCGTAAAGACCAATCAATGTAGATTGGATTCTAAAAATCCAAGCTGTGCTGGAACCCCACTGACACACCAATACATTATACTGTGATGCAAAAGTTTCAGTATATGCCCAACATTCAATAGTGAAGTCACCAGATCCAAAATCAAATGCGGCATTGTCTGTAATGCGTAAATAATCATCAGTTCCATCAAAATACCCACTCCCGCCAACATTCGCTGTTGAATATGCAGCTGTTGGAGCAAATGGAGACCATGCTTGAATAGAAACATCACCATTACGAGTGATAGTGAAGTTGTTATTACTATTATCTTTGAAACGATTTGATTGGCAAGTAAGCAGCGAGGTGTTGGCGATGGCTGTGAGCAGGGCGGTTGGTGGAGTGAATGTTGATGTATAAACTGCAGTACCTTTTACCATGCGGAAGTTAGATATATAACCTGTAAAAGTATAACCTAAATTTGTAGGATCGCCGCCTATTCCCAAAGACGCGGTACTGTTTAAGTTCACGGAATTTGTAACCGAGCCCGTTGATACTCCATTTCTGTATAATACAAGTGATGTACCGCTTCTAACTACAGCTATATGATACCAATTATTAGGAGAATATGTTCCCGAAGATTCTGTTATCACTAAAGAACCATTGACCCAAAGTTCTATTCTTCCACTGGTAGAAAGTGTTTGCATTAAAATAGCACCTGAAGCACTAAACCCCTTTCCAAATACAGTTGCTACCCCAGTACTTGTTGGTTGCATCCAAAATTCAATAGTAAAATCACCACTTCCCATTTGCAGAGCTGCATTGTCGGCAACTGTTAAATAATCCCCAGTACCATCAAAAAATGCACTCCATCCAGTTTGACTAAACGGAGAGAAACTACCTTGAGTTGCATTACCATTTCTTGTAATGGTGAAATTATTATTGCTAGAATCTAAGAATGTGTGGTTGTTTTGATTGTTCGTTCCGTCAGCATGAATCAATAGAACATTATTAGCGAATAATACACCTTCTCCAGTTGACGTCGTGACAGTAAACTGTCTCGTGGAGTCTTGATTTTGAGCATCAGTTGCAATCACACTAAACGTATATGTTGTTGCATTACCAGTTGGTGAACTGACTGTTCCACTGATTAGCCCATTTGCTGCAAGACTAATTCCAGTTGGTAAGGTATTTCCTGCTGCAAGCGCATAAGTGATTGGTGTGTCACCTGTGGCAGATAGAGAATAACTCCAGGAAATTAACTCATCTTGCGATGCACTTAAACTTCCTGCTGACGTGACCCATGTTGGCTCACCAGAAATTAATAATCCTGGATATAGAATCGCAGTTCCACCATCTTCTGGATTGATCACATAAACAGGATAGGTTCCAGTCGAAAGTGCTGGTGTTGTGAAAGAAATATTGCTTGCACTGATAAACGATTGAGAAGGTACAGCAGCACCGTTCACAAGAACTTGTGCATTGGCAGCGAAACCAGAACCAGTAATATAAACAGTTTGACCACCTGTTGAGTTTGCAGCAGTGTCATTGCTTGGATAGATGAGGCTCTTGACTTTCGGACCACCACTAGCACCAGATTGAATTTGAGTCACAACAGTTGTTTGTAACTGGGTTACACTAATCGTATTCGCTTGAATTGCAGAACCAGGGAGTTTATAGATACTCATTATTTGTCCTTCAACGCAGAAGTTGGCGCTGTGAAGTTTGATGTGTAGCGAGCATAGCCTTTGGTGATGCGAAGATCGTCTAAGAATCCATTTAATGATCTAGTATTACTTGCATCTGAAGCGCCTATGACAGAATAATTTGTGCCACCATTATATGCATTTGTGTTTGTTGCAGTTGATCCAATTTGAACGCCGTCTACAAATGCTCTTAGTGAACTTCCTGATCTGCACCATGCAATGTGATACCAAGTATTAATACTTGGCGACCATGAAAAGTTACTATCGAATGCTGTGTTGTATCTGCCGATAACTAAACCTACACCAGTTCTGTAAAGAATATCATAGGCTCCTGTTGTGCCATCAGATCCCAATATTGCTTGATCTGCGCCAACGGTATTGAAGCGCACCCAAGTTTCAACTGTGAAATCGCCAGATCCAAAATTTAATAGAGTTGCATTCTTGGTTATCTTGATATAATCACCAGTACCATCAAACGAAATAGAACCAGTACCATACTTAAATTGCGCAGTGCTAACTTTGGCATCACCGACTGTTTCAATTACATTCTTCGCTGTTTGGTCGAAGATGCCAGCGTTGGTGAAGTTGAGAAGTAAAGATGTATTAGCAATGTTTGTTGGTGGTGCTGTTGGTGGAGTAAACGCAGAAGTATAAACAGCAGTACCTTTCACAATTCGAAGACCTGACAGGTATCCATTTAGAGGATTAACTCCCGCAGATGGTCCTGCGCCCACACCTAAATTAGAGGCACTATTCATTAAAGTCGTTGAGTTAGTGACAGTTGTAATCAAACTGCCATTCGTGAATAATCGTATCGAACTTCCACTTCTCGTTAATGCAATATGAAACCATTGACCTGTTGCCATTGTTCCAAAAGAACTGCCGCTCAAAACATCCCATGTAGATCCAGAACTAGCGTATGCTATGAGACTACCTGACGACAGGAAAATCAGATAGGGACTGATAGCTGCAGCATTCCATCCTTTATCAACAACAATTTGTGTGCCTGATACAGAATTGAAATATACCCAAAATTCAATAGTAAAATCAGTAAATGATTCTAATGCGACATTATCTGGTACTGACAGATAATCTCCAGTCCCATCAAAATACCCACCACCACCCACATTTGCTGTTGAATACTCAGCAGTTGGAGCAAATGGAGACCATGCTTGAATAGAAGTATCACCATTGCGTGTGATTGTGAAGTTGTTATTGCTATTGTCTATAAATCGATTTGATTGCAGTGTAAGTAATGCCGTATTGGCATCTGAAGTAAATTGTGTTGTTGATGGTGTGAAATTGGCTGTATATCTTGCACTATTTGAAACTCTTAAATTAGAAATATATCCTGGCCAATTTTCAGTAGTGCCTGAAGTCCAAGAACCAATATATCCCGTTGATCCACTAAATCCTACATTGGTTGTTGTATCTAAAACCTTTGTTCCACCAATAAAACCAAACACATTAGAAGATTGTCGAACAACTGCCACGTGAACCCATGTATTTTGAACTAGATTAGTTGCAGCTGTTGCTGCAGAAAAACCATAAAAACGAAGTTTTCCTGCATCTAATAACATTCCTAAACTAGTACTGGTTACAAAAATATCATGAAAACCAGAGTGATTTCCTGTGTAATATACCCATGCTTCAATTGTTAATGGTCCAGTTCCTATAGAAGATAATGTTGATCCAGGACTATAAGTTAGATAGTCTCCAGTTCCATCAAAATATCCACTCCATCCAGTTTGACTAAATGGACTAAATGTTCCTTGAGTTGCATTACCGTTTCTAGTAATAGTGAAGTTATTATTCGAAGAATCCAAGAATGTATGATTGTTTTGATTATTCGTTCCGTCAGCATGAATCAATAAAACATTATTCGCAAACAACACACCTTCGCCTGTTGATGTTGTAACAGTAAATTGTCTTGTAGAATCTTGATTCTGTGCATCGGTTGCGACAACACTAAATGTATAGGTTGTTGTATTGCCTGATGGAGATGTGATTGTTCCACTGATCAATCCATTTGCAGCAAGAGAAACTCCTGTTGGTAGTGAACTCCCAGCAGCAAGAGCATAAGTGATTGGAGCATCACCAGTTGCAGATAGAGAATAACTCCATGCGCTGAGTTCATCTTGCGATTCACTCAAACTTCCAGCAGCAGTCGCCCATGCAGGCTCAGCAGAAGAAATATAACCTGGAACAAAAATTGCAGTTGCACCAGAGTCTGTGTTGATCACATAAACTGGATAAATGCCTGCGGATAATGCTGGTGTTGTGAAAGAAATATTGCTTGCGCTGATGAATGACTTTGAAGGAACGGCATTACCGTTGATATAAATGGCATTATTTGTTTCGAAACCAGCACCGTTGATATAAACAGTTTGACCACCGACAGTGTTACCTGCTGTGTCATTTCCAGGATAGATCAAACTAGAGACGCGAGGTCCACCACCCGCAGAGATCTGATTCACCACAATTGTCGACAACTGCGTTGTTGTAATCGTATTTGCTACAATTGCTGTTCCTGGTAATTTTTCTGCCATTTTCTTTTCCGATTATCCGTTAAGTTTGGTAATAATAATACCAGAGCCGCCAGATCCACCATAAGAGGCGAAAGAAGCATCACCATCTGCACCGCCTTTTAGTTTTCTTGCCATTTATTTAGTTATAGATCTGCCCCACCTCGAGAGCAGTTAGATTCTCTTCCGAACCTATTAATCCTTTTGCAAAAGTATTAAACGAAAGACTGACACGAGTTTGTTCGGCTTGTACTACATTTACTGAGTGTCTTAGCGAGGAAGGAAAAATCACTAATCTTCCTTGAGTGGCTTCTAACCACCAAGTTTTTGAATTGTAGAGATTGAAATTATCTGTCGGAAAGGAAATCTGATCATAATGATTTTTTTCAAAGTAAATTCGATCTTTTGAATTATCTGTTTGCACATAGAAAACACCAGAAAGAAATGAGTTTGGATGCTCATGTGCATGATGCCATTGCCCTGGTTTACTATAATTAACCCAAGACTGCGTGATATACAAATTTACATCTTTTGATGGTGCAACAACTTCCTGAAAATAGGTATCAATGGAAGTCTGAATAAAAGCGCGGAGATCTTTAAGTTCTTCTTTTCGAAGAATAAATCTATCCGCGCTTGTTGTATTGCCCATGTTGGGCTTCATTTCAAGATCTAATAGAGCACCTTTCTCAATTTCAGTTAAATCTCGACCCAGATGAAACATTCCAACCGCAGTCGGAAATAATGATATAATTTGCATAATATAACTCCATGATTAAAATAGATCAAGCTGGAACAGAATCCTCTTCCCAAGAAAGAGTTGACTCGTTCCAAATATATGCTTTCCCATCATCTGGCTTTGCAACTGGTGCTTCCCAATCCGCTGTCGTGTTATTCAACGTCCAAGATACAAATGGTTTTGGTGGAACAAATGCATCGAGTTCTGCATTGTATGCAAAACCGATACCAGCATAACGCTTGCGCATATTTCCGTTGTAAGAAGTTTGCTTCCATGTGCCGCCAAGTAGACGTTCACAGAATGCTGCACCGATGTGTTCTTTCTCAACACCGTGCGCATCAGATGTGTCATCATTACCGACAACAATAACTCTCTTTACAACATTATTTTCATCTAACTCTGCAAAGTGTGCCATATTACATTACTCCTTAGATTTGTACTCGTTCACTTCTTCGAAATCTTCAGACTCAAAAACGCCTGTGATTTCCTGAATTTGTTTTTTCGTCCAGATTGTATTTATTGAATCTTCAAACTGCTTAATCTTTTCCATCGTATCATCTATTTCTTCCCACGTTGGCTGCGGTCTCTCGTCTTCCCAAATTGTTATATCACGATTGCTGATTTCCCAACGAGCACCTGGACGAAGTAGGTGCATTGCTGTGTTGATTCCATATAACTGATATATTTTTACTTCTTCATTCATAAAGTCACTCCAAGTTTACGGATTAAATTTTAAAATTACAATACCAGAAGACCCTCTACCTGCGGGATTTCCACCGCCGCCACCGCCACCAAGATTGTCAATTGCATTATTTCCTGCTGTTGTTGGTGCTGCTGGTCCTGCTCCACCATCTCCACCACCTGATGGTCCTCCTATTGCTCTCGGTAGAGCACCTGTGTGTCCACCACCACCACCACCAAAGTACACATTGTACAATGTGCCACCTGCAATAAATGGACAAATAATGCCAATTCCACCATTACCTGTTGCAGTTGGTGTTGCTGGGCTTGTGCTACCACCCACAGCGCCAGCGCCACCGCCTCCACCACCAGGATTTGGTCCACCAGTCGCATTGCCACCATTGTTTCCTTGTGATGGATAAACTGACGGAATATTTCCAGATCCTGCACTGGCTGTTGGTCCACCTGCTGTTCTTCCACCGCCGCTTCCACCTGAACCACCTTGACCACGAGCATCGTTTGGAGTTCCTCCAGGTTGTCCAGGTGTTCCACCAGCACCACCGCCAGCAGAGGTAATAGTCCCAAATACACTATTTGTACCACTTGCACCTGAACCAGTGTCATATGGTGTTGCTGGATATCCTCCAGCTCCGCCAGCACCAATAGTAATTGTATAAGCATTGCCAGCAGTTAGTGGGTAATTAGAACCGAATCTAACACCACCAGCACCGCCACCACCGCCATACCAACCGCCTCCACCGCCGCCAGCAACAACAAAATAATCGCAACTTGTGATACCAGTCGGACCAATAAATGAACTTGTGTTTACAAAAGCAACAACGCCTGTTCTTGACATAGAATATCTGAGAATAACAGTTCCAGAACCACCAGAACCACCAGCTGAACCACCATTCGGACCATACCCACCGCCGCCTCCGCCTCCGCCAAAGTTGGCAGTACCAGAACCACCTGGATATCCTGCTCCACCGCCAGGAGAAATTCCACCTTGACTTCCTGCGTTTGGATCTAGTGGAGTTCCGCCACCACCAGCACCATATCCACGCGCAGTACCAGTGATTGATGACATTGCATTTTGTCCATTCGGACCGCCAGCACCACCACCACGACCTGTGCCTGGTGTTGCACTATATCCTTGTGCTGGACTATAAACGTTTGGTAGATTTCCTAATCCAGCAGGTGCGCCGCCAGAACCACCATTTTGTGGACCAGGTGCACCTGCGCCTCCACCATCTGTTTGTATTCCACCAGGAGTTGCAGGTGAGATACCAAAAAATGATGATGATCCAATGCTCCCGCCTCCACCACCCGCACCAATTGTAATAGTGTACAGATTATTTGCTGTAACTGCGTATCCAGACCCTACTCTAAATCCACCACCGCCAGCACCAAATCCTGGGTTAAGATATGCACCTGCGCCACCACCACCACCGCCAGCAAGAACTAGATACTCGACAGTAGTAACACCATCTGGGCAACGCCACACAGATGATGAATTAAAATTTTGCACTACAGTTATTGCAGTAGAATCTGTGATGTATCCATATGTGCGAAAGAATGTGATATCATCAAGTGACCAAATACCTGCAACGTTTGCTGCAGTGGAACTAGCAATTCTTCTTGCGCCAATAAAACGTGTTGTCATGTCATTTCCAAAATGCTTACTGTAACATCTAGATGATTATTTGAAGAAGCAGTTCCAAAAATATAATCATTTGCTTCTAAAACTAATTTACCTGTCAAAAAGGTTGTTGCTGCATCTGCAGGAACAGGAACAGTATATACTAGAGCCTTTGCTGCTGCTTCACTAGAATCATAAACGTACATAGTTACGTCGGCAGAGTTAGCACCATCTTTGTTTGCAATTTGTCCCATGATAACAATAGATGTTGCATTCGCAGGACAAACATAAACATTAGCATTAGCTGTTGTTAGTGATGCTGCTCGTAACTTAAATACTTGTGCCATTTTATTCTCCGATTAGGATAATGCAATCACTAAACCAAGAGAAACACCACTTTCTGCTGCTGTTGTTGCGCTATTTGCTTGAGCATAAGCCGCATTTGCAGTTGCAAGAGCAGCATAAACTTGCGCCCATGTTGCAGAGTTCATCTGAGTGTCGGTAATAGTATTTGATGCAATTGCATCGCCAGGTAATAGATTGATTGCCATTTTTAACCTACATTAAAACTTAAACTAATTCTTTCCGTTTTAGTCGGTAGAGTTCGGTGCAACATATGACTCATAAAGACCATTCCTCTACCCACATTGCTATTTATTTCTACGTTATGGCAGTTATTTAAATTATATTCTGTATAATTCGGAAGTTTTGGTTGCATAAAATGCCATGGTGCTTGGAAAACAAAATCTTTTTCTTCTGAACTTTGCAGCCAAAATACCCCAGAAATCATAGAATCATGATGATTATGTAAATCTTGATAACCACCTTCTTCATATAGATTTAACCAACTATCTAAAATACTCAATTTAGAACAATCGATTTTCATTTGTTCGCAATAAACATAAACAAGATTACCAAGAAATTGCTTAATCCCTGAAAATTCTGACAATTCTAAAATATCACTTTTAGTTCGAACCGTGCTTATACATTTACTATGAAATGGTGTTTCTGCATTTTTTAATAATATTTCTTTAGAAATAGAAATTAAATTTTCTGTAATTAAACCTCTTTCTTCTTTAAACATAACATTACAAGGAAAAAGCATCAACATATTAAAATCATTCATATCAAAGTCCTGTAATAATAATCGCTCCATTATTTCCTGATGCAGTACCAAGACCGCCATTACCAAACGTAGAAAGGAAGTTTGGTGATGTATTTGGACTCCATCGATAATTCGCTTGTTGCGTATTTCCGCTCGTGACAACGTTAGTATTTATGTACCCCGAACCGCCGCCTCCACCGAAGCCGCCAGCATCACCGCCACCTTCACCGCCACCCCAGTAACCACCACCGCCACCACCAGATCCCTGATCCCCACCGTTGTATGTACCGATACCACCATTACCAAACCCAACACCACCAGCGGCTGCTGGAGAACCTGTATTACCACCACCACCATTTCTTCCTGATCCAGAAGCGCCAGTGCGGCGACCACCATTACCACCCGCTCCAGCAGCGGATTGTGTTCCACCATAACCACCTGCTCCCACACTGAGAGCGTTTTGGCCAGTTGTGCCACCTCCACCACCACCGCCTCTAGCCTCTGCTGGACCACCACCTGCAGAACCGCCACCACCACCAGCGACAATAATTGCAGTTGAGTTTGATTTAAATTCGATACCAGAGCCAGCACCAGCACCAGATGCTGCACGACCAGAAGGAGTGCTGGCGCCAGCAGAGCCAACAACTACATTATACTGAACTCCACTCTTAAAGGCAATTATTCCTGTTGAGTATCCACCGCCACCACCAGTTCCACTACCATATCCACCACCACCCGCGCCCCAAACTTGAACATTGGCGCTGAAGTCGCCAAGAGGGGTGATTGTATACGCACCGTTTGTTGTAAGATTAAGCGTTGAGCCTGTTGTAAGAGCGATATTGCTTTGACCATTTACAGCAGGAGAAATCGAGAATGTGAACAAAATTCCAGTATAAGAGAATGCTCTTTCTGAATTTTGATTTTCTTGGTCGGTTGCGACAACAGAGAAATTGTAAGTTGTCTCTGCTCCTGGTGGAGAAGTTAATGTTCCACTAATTAATCCATTAGAAGCAAGACTTGTTCCTGCTGGTAGTGAACTTCCATTAGCCAGAGTATATGTGATTGTTGAGTCGGATATCGCTTCAAGTTGTTTGTTCATTCCAGCACTAACGACAAATTGACCTAATGATGATGAAGTTACCCATGCTGGATCGCCAGATACTTGAAATCTTGGGAATGTTCCAACACCACCATCAGAATTCACAACATATAATTGATAAAGACCCTGAGTCAACGCAGGAGTTGTAAACGAGAGTGAGTTTGCATTTGCTCTAGAAACTGTTGGTGCTTCTGTTCCGCCAGAAATGGAGCCAATAAAAACTTTGACATTTGGATTAAATCCTGTTCCAGTGACAGTGATTGTTTGTGCACCAACAGAATTAGCAGCAGTATCGTCACCAGGATAACCAACAGAAATAACTTTTGGTCCACCACCTGCTTGAATGACAGCACTTACGTCATTTGCAAGTTTTGCTACAGTGACGGATCCAGGTACAATTGCTGTTCCAACTAATTTACCAGCCATTTTATGTAATCAAATATCGAACAATGACTATGCCAGATCCACCCAATCCACAAAGTTCTCCTGAACCACCCCAAGCACCACCACCACCACCACCAGTATTTGTAGTTCCATCTGTTCCAGCAGTACCAGATCCAGAATTATATCTTCCGCCGCCACCACCGCCGCCCGCACCACCAATTGATAATAGTGGTGAATTTCCAGCGTGTCCACCACCACCACCAGCATAGTAAGAAGGCGTTCCGCTGATTGTAGAAACTAATCCTGCTCCACCGCGACCTGTATTTGCGACTAGTGGAGCAGCCCCACTATATCCAGCCTCTCCTGCACCCCCTCCGCCACCGCCTCTTGCGCCAGTCCAGCTGCTGATATTTGTTCCACCAGCTCCACCAGCATTTCCTTGTCCTGGAGTTGCAGCGCCACCTGCGCCACCACTGCTTTCGCCCAAGCCACCGCCACCACCAGATCCTCCAGCAAGCCCTGCGTTTGCATTATACCATCCACCACCACCACCGCCAGCAGCTTGAGTTATTCCTGTGATTGAACTATTTGCTCCATTTCCACCACTAGTGTATGATGATGTTCCTCTCGCTCCACCAGCACCAATTGTGACAGTGTATGTTGTATTTGCAGTTGGAACAAATCCAGAACCTGTGACAACACCGCCACCACCACCGCCGCCGCCCCAACCACCACCGCCACCACCAGCAGCAACAATCAAATATTCAACGTTGAGGCTGTTTGGATTTGCATCAACTACAAATGATCCAGAAGAAGTGAACGTGTGTATCTTATAATTACCAGAATATGTGATTGTTCCACCATTCGCTTTTAATGATGGATTAATTACAGTCAGACTAAATGTTTTTTCTGTATACTGTAATTCTGGATCAGGACCAGCCTGTACTGTGAAACTATATGTTGTTGATGCATTTGGTGGGTTTGTGATATTACCAGTTATTACACCATTTGATGCAAGATTTAATCCTGGAGGAAGTGCACCAGAAATAAGTGTATATGAAAGATTGCTCACAATGGTATCATTTTTTGGATACTTGATGTAAACAATACCAGAACCGCCAGCACCACCAACAGCTTGGTGACCGCCACCACCACCACCACCGCCAGTGTTTGCTCCAGCAGCACCACCAGTACCAGCAACACCATTTGACCCATTTGACAGACCACCAAGACCACCAATACCTGCAGTGCCACCTGGCCAAGTGCTACCACCACCGCCACCACCATAACCACCTTTACCAGCTTGACCAGCAGTATGACTTCCGCCACCGCCACCACCAGCATAGTAATATGATGTTCCAGAAATATTTGATGAATATCCATCGCCACCATGACCAGCACGAGTTCCACTCACAGCGTCGATTGTACCGTTAGCCATTCCAGCCAGTGAAGTGTTGCCACCAGCACCACCGCCACCACCAGCGTAGTATTGATCAGAGACTTGCGTTTCTGGTGAATTACCACCACGAGTTCCTCGTTGCCATGATGGAATACCGATTGCATTTGCACCCAATGATTGTGGTGCGCCAGAGTAACGATATCTTGCAGCAGAACCACCACCGCTACCACCAATAGCAGCATTACCGCCAACATATGGAGGATCAGTTCTGTGACCTGACCCGCCTCCACCACCACCAACTGCAATGATCGTGTTTCCAAATGATGTATTTCCACCATTCGCACCAGCTGGTGGAGTTGATGCATATCCTGTTCCACCAGCACCACCTGCACCAATTGTGATTGTATAATTTGTAGCAGTCACTGTGACTGTGTTGGCAAGAACACCACCACCGCCACCACCGCCACCCATGTCATTACCGCCACCGCCACCAGCAGCAACAACGAGATACTCTACTGCTCCGCCACCAAAAGAAACATTGAATGATGATGTAGATGTGAATGTATGAATAGTGTAGTTATTAATATTTGCAACTGTGCCACCAGTTGCATAAATTGGGGTTATATCTCCAGGATTATATGCAAACAATGGTGCAAGAGAAACATTAGTGTTTGGAGAAACAGTTCCAAGATTTGCACCAGTCAACCAAGTCGGTGTTCCAGATATTGTAATTCCTGGGAAATAGACTGCAGAGCCGCCGTCAGTATTCACGACATAAAACGGGACTGTCGGACCTTGTGTATTTGCAGGAACAGTAAAGGAAAGAGAATTGGCATTTGCGCGTGTAACCGTAGAAGAAACCACGCCATTAACATAAACTGTAACACCAGGATTAAAACCTGTGCCTGTAACAATAACTACAGAATTTCCAGTATTATCAGCAGCGAGTGCATTATTAGCATATGCAATTGATAATACTTTTGGACCACCACCTTGCGCAATAACATCAGAAACATCTGATGCTAATTGCGTTGTGGTAATACTTCCATCAACAATTGCATTTCCAGATAATTTGCCAGCCATATGATTTCATTAACTCCAATACTCTGTCAATACACCTGCACCACCTCCGCCACCACCGCCACCACCACCGCCTGATCCAGCGATGGAATCATCGATAACATTAACTGGTCGAATCTTTGTCTCAATTGCAATTGGTTCTCTGCGAGTGTTTATAACAACTGCTTTTCTTTGCTCATTAATTCGAGTTCGTTTAGGTTCTGCTCTACTTTGAACTTCAACTTGTTTGATTACACTATTATCAAGTTTAAGTTGAGATGTGTGTGGACTGTTATTTTTACTATCTTGAACAAATACATATCGTTCATTAATATTTGTCGGTTTTCTGTCAGTCGCAACGTTTCGATCTGAGATTATAACTAGTTTATCATTATTTCTATATGGAATTCGATAACCAAATACTCGATTAGATTCTTCAACAACAACAGGTCTCACATACACAGCCACTTTAGACGATTCAGTTCGAACTTGAGTTGTAACTCGCGGATTAAATGTTGCATATTTTGGGCTATCTTCTACACTATTAACTAATCTTTCTGAGACAGAAAACGTTTTATATACCACATTACTTGTTTGTATTTGCGGTGTGCTGTTTACATAAACAGCAACAGTTGTAGTCGATCCAAAATTAGCTGGTATAGGAGAATTAACACCAATAATGGTTTTGGTGTTAATCGGAACACTGGTTCTACCAGGAGATACAGAAGATTTAACAACAATTGAGACAACCGAACCTAACTTAATTACATTATTAGATGCAAAAACAGTTAGGTTCGGCTGATATGAGTTAAATCGTGTATCAACTAATGCCATTAGATGTCGACACTGGCAATAATATTATTCAATCCACCACCAGAAATTGTAATCGAAATCTGCGTATTTGTTGAGTTACTTGTTGTCACTGTTGTATTCTTACTATTGCTTGCAGTGAAAATCATTCCATTCCCATCAATAGAGAGAGATACATTTGCTGCAACACGTTCGCCATTGCTATTATAAGCATTGACATTCGCAGTTGTAGAGATTGAATTTCCAGTATAAACATAACTTGTATTTGCCATCAATACACTAATTGTAATTGGTAACGTTGGCGTAATTGCGTGGATCGTATGATATCCCTTTTCGCGGCTTGAACCCCAAAGACGATTCGTTTGATCCAATCCAATCATTCTAAACTCAGTAGGATAAGTTCCAGTTGCAACCCATCCATCAGTTGAATTAAATGTATAGAATTTTAAACTTCCAGTAATCGGAACTGCCATTTGAGTTCCAGCATCATTCATCGGCATCAATCCTCTTGGAATATCATTGACGCTAGAGAATGTAACTTTACTGTGGAAGGTTAGAACATCATCACCAGTTCCAGAACCAATTGAATATGTCATCATGGTTCTTTTTGCAGCACTACTCCAACGACTTGCACCACTACCAAATGCAGCAGATTTGTCTACGAGCCAAAATGTGATATAGTTTGTTCCGCCAACAGTAAACTGCCATGGCTGCATGCGCCAGCTATTACGTTGATATCCATCAGCACCATCAGTTGTATAAGCTGCAGCATGAGTTGCATATGTTTCAGCACCAGAATAAGTCATTGTGCAGTTAGCTGCAGCAATAGAACCATCAGCAGGATTCCAAACGTAACGAACTGGAGACAATGCTACATACGTTCCTTCAAAATGACTACTGTAGAATACACGACGAGTTGCACTATCACGACGAATGTTACTTGGATAACTTCTCATGTAGTTGGTATTGTAATTTCTGTAACTATTGCTTATGACTGTTGTTGATGCAGTTGAAGATGCATTTAGTTTATAAATGTTATATCTGCTAAATCCGCCATGCTCAACAGCAACAAAAAACAAGAATCCCGCATCGTCACGACCCATAAAGAAAAAGCGATAGTTTTGCATGTCTAGCGGACGAGTTACACCAGAAGGAGTTCCCGCCTCATAACCTGACCAAGTTACTACACGATCAAACTCTGGACGACTACTGTGAAATCCCCACATTCTATTATTTGACACATCTTCAAATATGAATTGACTTGGTGCACCTTCATAATTACCTGACTGATAAGATGTTCCTAATGTTGCATCATCAGCAACTACGTGAATATTGTTATAATTGTCACCACTGTTAATGGTGGTTCTTCCAGGAATTGAATAATAAGACTTTCCACCAGCAGTTTTCCAACCTTTTCTTACTGGAAAATTTGGAAAATCCATTGAACGCCAGCGAGTATCTATGAAGCCAGTATCATAGTGTTGGGAATCACCATTACCCCAAGATTGATCAACACCTTTAGATAAAACCATTGGACCAAAGTCTACAAAACTGTCTGGGCTCGTAAAGGTATACAATTCATTATGATTGAAATGATACTTTTGCATCCAAAGGGGTGAAAGTGTGTTGGTGTCATAACCCTGACCTTCGATGAAGATTCGGCTTCTAGAAAGATTCGCGTCTTCAATGAGCGCGAACATATTAGTATTTGTTCTGTTTACTGCTATTTCTGGCATTGCTATGACTCCTTATTCTGCAGGTGGTGTTTCTTCTGTAACACCATTCATTGTTTTTACTGTTTCCCACCACGCCATGGCTTCTGCTTCATCTGCCCACGCTGGCTGATCACCAGTAGAAGTAGGTTTAAATGGTTGATATACGATGACTTGATCATCATTTAGAGCTTCAAAAGCACCGCCGACAAAACGAGTTGTAATTGCCATGTTTAGTTCCTAGTATACAAGAAAGTTACAGTAAGGTCTGCTCCAGGGACACCTGATCCTGCAGCTGCAGTATCAACAGTTATATAGTCTCCATTATTTATATTTGCAGCAACGTTATAGGTTTCAGAGGATGATTGAGTTGATGTAATATTTAAGGTGATAAAGTTAGCACCATTTTTCACAATAACAAATCGTGCATTCGATCCTGCAGGAGCAGTTTCTAATCTTGCCTTTACAGAGGTGAGAGTTATGTTTCCTGGAACGTACCATTTTTGAGTTCCAGCACTGACTGTTAACGTCCCTGTTTTATGAAAGTGGCGCTCAAAGGTTGGTTTATTTGCTACAATTCGAGCATCAGCCTGACCCGCAACCCAGTTGATAAACTCTGAGGTTGTATTTGCATAATCGACAAAGTTCTTTGGAATCCATTTACCTGTTATTTCGTCTTTCCAAAGGAAAGACATCGCGAGATCGCCAGCAATTGGATCGTCTATAATAATCTCATTATACATTCCATTTTTAAGATGCTGCAAATATACCTTTGGAATACCATTTCCAGATAGATTAACTTGTAAATCTCGTACGATAATATTACCACGCATTGCTGCGTGATTCCCACATTGATAATGGAGAGTGTTCGGAGCATTATTTGCGACAATCCAAGTGAGAGTATTCCCAGAAGTTGCTCTACTATTTGAAATGCCAGTTGTATACTCACCGACATACGCACCAGACGAAAAGCTGTTTGCGTTACTTGTCGTAATATACAGTGGATGATTTGATTCGCTTCCAGTTACTTGAAAACGATAAGTTCCACCGCGATAAACAATCACTTCTTCATTAAAGTTGTGGCTCTCATCGACATGCCAGTGCGCAGGGGCAGCTGCATTTCCTTGATGACTCATCATTCCTTCAAATGTAATGTTCACATTTGGTGCATTGAGAGTTGGAGAAACTGCACCGAAAGTCTCTGGAATGTTCCAGGTTAAAGTTTGTACAGTATTCCCATTAATAGTTGTATTTCCATAAACAACACCATCAACTAGATTACCATTACCAGCGCCAGGAATCCACTTAATAAACGCATTGTGAATATGAGTTGCGTTAGCAACAGCGGTCACATTTAAATTACTTGCTTTATTTGTCCAGACATATCTACCTTTCTTGTGAATGGTGATGGCTGGATCTAAAGTATTTGACGTGAGTGTTCGATTATATGGATTTCCATTTGAAAGCCAAGACCATGACCATGATCCTGTTGAACCAATACCATGCGAATCAAGTGTAAAATTTAATATTTCTGGAGGAAACTTATCAACAGAACTCAGGTCAGCAATATCTCCTCCAAACCCAACATTCGAAGAAACTGCAGTTTGAATTTCTGCAATATTGATTTCACCATTCGTTGTATTCGAAGTAGCAGTCTTACCTTCTGCAGTAATAATCAACGCCTTTGGACTTGGTGTATTTGCAGTTGGTTTGCCAACAATGGCAACAGTTCCTGTATTTGCATCAATAGAGAGTTTAGCACCACCTAAATTAATCGTGCTACCGCTGAGATACATATCGCGAAAACGACCATTAGCAGTTCCAATATCAAACAACTCATTGTTTGCTGGAGTAAGGTGACCATCAATGATTGTATTTTTCAGTAATGCCATCTTATTTGTTCTCTAATTTCTTAACTTGTTCTTCTAACTGCTTTATAGCCTCAATCAAATACGCAGTAATTTTAGTATAATATACACCAATTGGTTTTCCATCTTCATCATAAGAGACCAGTGTTGGAGCAACAGTCGCTACTTGTTCTGCAATCAATCCTGCTTCTAATTTCTCATGGTCTATCTTATTATAAGTTACACCGAGTAACTGCTTAATAACTGATAGTGCATCATTAATCGGATTAATATTTTCTTTAATTGCAATTGTTGATGTTTCAACTAGATTATTACAACTAACTTCTCCAGTTACATAAACACTATTACCAACAGTAACGTTATTATTCGATACATTTGCAGTCAACGTAGAGGAAACAGAAAATACGTTTCCATTTAAATTAAAGGTTAGATTAGATACACTTTTTGGCGACCCATCAAGATTAAATACAATCTGAGTGTTTGAGGTGGTTGCGCTAATATTTGCAGTTCCTGCAGGACCAGAAGGACCTTGTGGTCCCTGTGGTCCTGCGCCTTCAATTGTATATGCATCAACAACTGAGTTTGCTTCTGGAGCAGAAACGAAAACAATTGTTGCATTATTAACAGAATAATCAACATTTCTTTGAAGAACACGATCAACAAATACAAGCACACCATTTGCATTATTTGGTGTGGTGCTTAATACAAAATTAAGAGTATTGCCATCGCCAGTGAATATATCATATGTTGATGGGTTTCCGCGTGGACCTTGTGGTCCCTGAGGTCCAACCGATCCAGAAGATCCTGATGGACCTGTTGGACCTTGAGGTCCAGAATCACCAATAGTATATGCAATAATCTTAGTATTTGCATCTGGTGCCACATTAAAAATCAATTCATCGTTATTAGCGAGTGTGTATGCTGCATTAGATTGTAAAATAGCATCAACGAAAATGAGTGTGTGATTTGCACTAGTTGGCGATACATTCAAAACATATGTTGTTGTATTTCCATCGCCAGTGAACACATCTCGAAATGCTCCTGGATTGCCAGTACCAATACCAGCAGCACCTGTTGGTCCAGAAGGACCTTGTGGACCTTGTGGACCAAAGTTTCCTTGAGGACCTTGCGGACCAACAACACCTTGCGGACCCTGCGGACCTGAATCACCAATTGTGTAAACAATTATATCAGAATTGGTTGGTGGTGGTGATGTGAATTCTATATTTGCATTTACAACGTTGTAAGATGTATTCGTTTGAAGAATGTAATTAATAAAGACTAATGTGTGATTTTCATTCGTTGGCGTCACATTCAATGAATAGATGGATGTATTACCATCACCAACAAAGATATCTCGCGTGGATCCAGGATTACCTGTACCCGATCCACCACCACCTCCACCGCCAAGACTTGTAAATGCTACATTAGTAATTCCATTAGTATTTGATACGGCAACTGTTACTGTTGCTGTATTAATAAAATTGATTGTGTTGGTTAGTGTATTCGATGCGCTGTTTGCAGTGATGTATAAATCTGCACCAGCACCAGCTGGACCTGATGGTCCTTGTGGTCCTTGAGGACCAGCATCTGGTGTTTGACCTAAAGACGTCCAAGACTCACCATCCCACTGCCAGGTGTTACCACCGTAGGAATATGTGTCATTTAGACTTGGTGAATTTGGAAAATTAATTGCCATATGCTATTTATTTTTGTTAATTAAGTTTGAGAATTACAATGCCAGAACCACCATTACCACCATTGCCAGCATTGTACAGTTTCCCACCGCCGCCGCCACCAAGATTAGCAGTTCCATTGGCACCATCTGTTCCACCACCGCCTGTCCCACCAGAACCATCTGTTGTTCCACCACTTGATCCTCTTGCACCACCGCCACCACCAGCGTATGTTACAGAAGTGCCTGTGATGCTATATTCTAGTCCATTTCCACCATTACCACCCGCAGCACCAGCACCATCAGCACCCACAGCACCTGCACCACCTCCACCACCAGATGGAAAATTTCCATTCTCAAGTCCTGCACCACCATTATATCCTTGTCTTGTCAAACTAATAAATGAACTTCCTGGATAAACACCAGCACCGCCAGGACGATTTCCACCATATGGTCCACCGCCACCACCAGATCCACCGTCTTGACCAGTAGAGTTTGTTGCATCTCCATGGACGCCGCCAGAACCACCACCCACTGCAGTGATTGTTGTAAATCCTGTGCCAGATATAGTAGTGTTACCTCCGCGAGAACCTCGTGTTCCTCCAGCAGAAGATGCACCAGCCGCACCAGAACCAATTGTGATTGTGTATGTGTTTCCTGCTGTTACAGCAACAGATGTTGAGTAAACCAAACCACCTGCGCCGCCACCGCCTCTTCCACCACCGCCACCGCCACCGACAGCAAGAATGTCTATAGATGTTACACCAGCTGGACAAATCCAGCTGGCTGAATTAGTAAATGATATCACACTTCCAGGCATAGTGTATTTTAAAATTACAATTCCTGAACCACCAGCACCGCTGCCACCATTTTGGTTGCCTTGACCACTACCGCCGCCACCGCCTCCACCACCGCCAGTGTTTACTGTTCCTGCAACACCAGCATTGCTGACACCAGGAACAAATCCGCCACGACCACCGCCGCCTGTGCCGCCAGGACCTCCACCAGCAGGAGAAGTACCAGTATATGTGCCACCACCGCCACCACCAGCATAGGTTACAGATGATCCAGATATTGATGATGCTATTCCTGAACCACCAGCGGCTGGTCCACTAGGCATATAATTATCGCCACTAGACCCTGCGCCACCACCACCGCCACCACCATAAAATGGATTATTGACCCCGCTGCCACCATTATTACCTTGTGATGGTGAAGTTGCAGGAGTATTTCCTGCGCCGCCTGATGTAGTTCCGCCTATTTCAGAATAATATCCACCGCCGCCACCAGATCCGCCACTTAATCCGACGCCGTTATTCGGAATAGCTCCACCACCTCCACCACCAGCAGAAACAATATCGCTGAATTGAGAAGCAGATCCTGGGTCTCCAGTAAAATATGATGGGCTTGCGCCTCTAGCTGCGCCACCAGCGCCAACTGTAATTGTGTATGTATTTCCAGCGGTTACTGCTAAACCTGTCCCTGTTCTAAAGCCACCTGCTCCTCCGCCGCCGCCATAGGCTGTTCCACCAGATCCACCACCAGCAACAACGAGATAGTCGACAGAAGTGACACCAGTTGGAGCAGTCCATGTGCTTGATGATGTGAATGTCAAAACAATAGTTTTTGTTAGATTCCATGCTGGATTTATAATCCTGCTTGGATTCAATGCATTGTATCTGCCCGTCGGAGAATATCCGAAAGCAGAGAGCGATGCTAATGAAAAGACTTTCGTTGCCATATTAGGTAATTTCTACACCAAAGACGCTGAATGAAATATTGGCGTTTGCTGAATAGACAGACAATACATCCGTGTTGCCCATTGAGACACCGAGTGATAGTGCAATCGAATCGAGTGCAGTCACTGTTGAATCATATGCAATATAATGTTGATTGGCTAATGCAGCACCAGCTGGTTGAACAGCAATTCTATATGTTGCGTTTGCATTATTGTTTCTATTCGTCACAATGATCGAAGAAACAACAGCTTGCGTTGCAGCAGGAACTGTGTAAACATTTGCGGTTGTATTTGCTGCAGGAGCAGATTGACCTAATACTTTATATGTTTGTGGCATTCGAATATACCTTATAAACCAAGTAAGAATGGATGAAATGATTCAGATGGACCAGAAGATCCACCAGCAACCTCGAAGGAAATATTTGCATTTCCATCACCAGAATCACTCACTGTAATTGAGACGTTTGTTGTATTTACAAAATTTAATTGTTTTGCAGAAAGAGTTGATGAACTATTTTGCGAAATGCGCACAGTGTTTGCAGCAGAACCTAAATTTGTTTCTAGATTTGCGACTTGCGTTGTTCGAATAATTGGTTCAGACATTTATTTTCTCTATACTAATTGAGTTTGAGAATGACTATACCACTACCGCCAGCACCACCATTTGTTGGTGAGTTTCCACCTCCACCACCACCACCACCACCCAAATTAGCAGTGCCAGCACTTCCTGTTGATGCTTTTGCGCCATTACCACCACCACCAGATCCACCTGTTCCTGCAGTATTTGGAGAGCCAGCATTTGTTCTTTTTCCACCACCACCACCACCAGCATAAGTTACAGAAGTGCCAGTGATTGAAGATGCAGTTCCATTGCCACCATTTCCACCTGCCGATGATGCACCATTTGAACCAACCGCATTTGCACCACCACCACCACCGCCACATTGAACGTCAGCGTCTGAATCACTTCCAAATCCATTTCCACCATTATTTCCTTGTGATGGTGATGTACTCGGTGTATTTCCAGCAGCACCATTTTGTGTAAATGCTAAATTTAGACCTCCTCCTCCACCACCCGATCCACCTGATGCTGATGATGTAGATCCATCTGGAATACCTCCACGACCCCCCTTAGTCGCTGTAATCGTTGAAAAAACAGAATCATTTCCATTTGCGCTTTGAGAACCACCAGCGCCAACAGTGACTGTATATGCTGTGCCTGGTGTTACAGATAATGCAGTGCCAGTTCTAAATCCGCCTGCACCACCGCCCCCTCCACCTCCACCAGCACCAAATGCTGGTCCACCAGCACCGCCACCGCCACCACCAGCAACAACGAGATAGTCAACAGATGTGACACCTTCTGGACAAATCCAGCTGGCTGAATTAGTAAATGATATCACACTTCCAGGCATAGTGTATTTGAGAATTACAATGCCAGAGCCGCCAGATCCACCATTATCTGTTGGACCATTCCAGTTACCACCACCACCGCCACCTGAATTTGTTGTTCCAGAATTAGGAGTTCCACTAGACACACCTGCACCACCACCACCTGTTCCACCAGTTCCATTCGGATTTCCTGGTGCAGAAGAGCCTCCTCCGCCACCAGCATAAGTTACTGATGATCCAGAAATTGTTGATGATGCTCCAACACCACCATTTCCAGCAATTCTTGGTGATGCGGTTGCATTTCCACCAACAGCACCTGCACCACCCCCACCACCACCTGGAGAACTGCTTCCTGCGTCAGCACCGTTTCCACCACTATTTCCTTGAGATGGACTTACTGTAGGTGTATTTCCTGCTCCACCAGTTCCACTGTAAATACCTGATCTTGCACCACCGCCACCGCCTGATCCTCCAGCGTGACCATTTCCTTCAGCGTTAGGTGAATTGTAACCACCCGCACCACCACCTCCAGCAGATGTGATTGTGTCAAATACTGATGAAGATCCATTTGCGCCTCTATTTAATGCTGCAGCGCCTGCAGCACCAGCACCAACAGTGATGGTATAAGTGTTTCCAGCAGTTACAGGATATGATGTCCCCGTTCTGAATCCACCTGCACCTCCGCCAGCAAGCGAACCCGCACCACCACCAGCAACAACCAAATACTCAACTTGAGTGACACCAGTTGGGGCAGTCCATGTACTGGATGATGTAAATGTAAGAACAATCGTTCGACCACTTATCACAAATGGCCAAAATCCAGATCCGACATATTGAGCAACATCAGCAGCACTATAAATGCCGCTTGCGACAACATTACCCGCACCAATTGGCGGTAATGATGATCGAATGATGCCACCTCTATACCTTCTAGTCATGACTAGCTGATTTCCTCATAACTTGCTGTTGCAAAGATTGAATTTGCAACATTTGCTTTGACTGCCAATGATGAATCCTCTTCAAGATAATATCCAGTTCCTTTATCTAGTACTGTCAATATCGTACCAGTTGGAACACTGACTTCATGAGCAATTTTATATTCAGTTCCACCCTGATTTGCAGCAGTATAATATGACACTGAAACAAGAATAGTGTTTCCGCTATAGTTTGTCATATTGAGCACATTGATCTTCAATGATTTAGATGACGCTGCTCCATTATTTACAAGCGTTGTCATGCTATTTGAAGTCAGATTGACTCCAGCTGTTTTTCCATAAATCGACGTCACGTTGACTATATTAGGATTAGCCATATTATCCTCCAAATACAATAGCCATTGCTATTGCTTTTCCTGTTCCGATTCCTGCTGCGCCACTTGGACCAGATGGACCTGTTGGTCCAGTCGAGCCAGTTGGTCCTTGTGGACCCTGTGGACCAACTGCCATCAAATTCGATAGATTTCTAAAGTGCGTAAATGTTACAACATCATTCACTTGCGCTGCAGTGTTTAGAGTGACGATGTTATTTGTAACTTGATAATGAATGTTTGGTGTAAGAACCAAGCCATTCTTTGACACAACCAAAGATGCAATAGAAGTCACATTTTGCGTCAATGTAAATGTATTCGTATTTGATACGACAGTATTCGATGTTACTGAAATTTCTGTATTGCCAGTCGGACCAGATGGACCTGTTGGACCAATTCTTGGAACAACAGCATCAACCCACTGAGTTGAGTTGCCATCATTGTAATAAATCTTCAATGAACCAGTGTTACTATTCCACCAGAAGTCTTGATTCGCACGACCACCTGTTGGGGCTGTTGCAGAAACAGTGACGTTTGCGTTGCCGTCACCACCACCGCCACCACCAACACTTGTAAATGCAACGTTGATAATTCCAGAATTGTTTGAAGTTGAAACAGTGACAGTTGCAGTATTAACGAAATTGATATTGCTAGAGACAAGAACTGATCCACTGTTTGTGGTGACTGTCGTTGCTGGACCCTGTGGTCCTTGTGGACCTGCGCTACCAGTAGCACCCTGTGGTCCTTGTGGACCAGTGTCACCAGTTACACCTTGTGGACCTTGAGGTCCTGTTGGACCTTGTGGACCCTGAGGACCTTGAGGTCCTGTTGGACCTTGTGGACCAGCAGGACCAAGATCGCTGATGTTGATTGTTCCAGCCATCGATGCGTGGTACTGACAGACATAATATAATGTGCTTGGTGCGTCATAAGGAACATCGAATGTGATTGTGCCTACTTGAGCGCCATTGTTTGTAACACCAGTATTGTAAATGTTACCAGAACTGTACGCACCAGAAACAGACTGAATCCAGAATGGATGCCCACTTGCATTTACACTGAATGTGTAAGTAAACCCACGCAATAAATTTAGAGTTGGATTATTTGATCCATCAATTGTGTATGCACTTGCACCACTATTTGTTACAGTATATGTTCTTGATCCGCTAACACCTTGTGGACCTTGTGGACCAGTAGCACCAGTTGATCCTTGTGGACCCTGTGGTCCTTGCGGACCTGCGTCTCCAGCAACACCTTGAGGACCTTGAGGACCAGTGACGCCTTGAGGACCTTGAGGACCTTGAGGACCAGTGACGCCTTGAGGACCTTGAGGACCCGAATCGCCGATTGTATAGACTACAATTGATGTATTATCTTCTGGTGCTGCGGTGAATACAATATTTGCACTAGCGATATTATAATCTACATTCTCTTGTAGCACACCATCAACAAAGACAAGTGTATGTGCTTCACTAGTTGGCGGAACAGTCAGAACGAATGTTGCGGTGTTTCCATCACCAGTAAATTCATTGCGAGTAGAACCAGGATTACCAGTGCCAGTTCCTGATGGACCAGTCGGACCAGCAGGACCAGATGGACCTTGCGGTCCAGCGCTACCTGTAGCACCTTGCGGACCTTGCGGACCTGGATCACCATTAAATCCTTGAGGACCCTGTGGTCCTTGTGGTCCTTGAGGACCTTGTGGACCAGATGGACCAACAACACCCTGTGGACCTTGCGGACCTTGTGGTCCTTGCGAACCTTGAGGACCTTGTGGACCAGTGTCACCTTTATCACCAGTACGAACAAATGTAATAATAACATTCGTTGAGTTTGATAGTGTGGTTACACCTGATGTGTGAGCAATAGGAACAGCGAAATAATTAGGAAGTTCGGCATGCAAACCTGTGATATTAAAGAATGCAAATTCAAGAACATTTGCAGTGTTTGCAACTTTAAATGTTCCCTTAATTGAGGAAGTTGAATCGTCAATCGTTTGCAAATAATTAAACACATTTGCTGTAGATTGATCAATGAAATCAATAAACAATGTATTTGCTGAAGATAATGTTACGTTATTAAACGTAAGATTTGCAACGCCAGGGTCTGTATTGGATGTACTTGTTAGGTAAGTATAATCAAATGTTGCACCACCAAAATCACCAGTATCACCTTTTACGCCTGAAGGACCAATTGGTCCTTGCGGACCAGCAACACCTTGTGGTCCTTGCGGTCCCTGTGGACCAATATCACCTTGAACACCTTGTGGTCCTTGTGGACCCTGTGGACCTTGCGGACCAGATGGACCCTGAGGACCAACTGCACCTGATGGACCTGACGGACCATCATTACCCTGCGGACCAGATGGACCAGAAGGACCAGAAGGACCTGTTGGACCAGCAGCGCCAGCAGCACCTTGAGGACCTTGTGGACCAGAATCACCAATCGTGTAAACAATAATTTGAGTATTGCTATCTGGTGCAGTGGAGAAAACTACGTTTGCACTGGAAATATTGTAAGACGAGTTTGGTTGAACAATACCATCAACAAAAACGATTGTATGTTCTTCACTAGTTGGTGGAACTGTAAGTGCAAATACCGCTGTATTTCCATCACCAGTAAATTCATTTCTTGTAGAACCAGGATTACCTGTACCAGTTCCTGATGGACCTGTTGGACCAGCTACACCACTTGGTCCTTGAGGACCTTGTGGACCAGTTGGTCCAGCATCACCATTTACTCCAGATGGACCAGTTGGTCCTTGTGGACCAGAGTCACCAATCGTGTAAACAATAATTTCATCATTGTTTGCAGGAGCAGTCGTGAACACAATATTAGCATTTGCAATATTATATTCGGCATTTCCTTGCAAAATTGTTCCAACAAAAACGAGAGTGTGTTCTTCACTTGTTGGTGGAACAGTTAAAACGAAGTTAGTTGTATTACCATCACCAATAAAGATATCTCTGGTTGATCCAGGATTACCTGTACCAGTTCCTGATGGACCAGTCGGACCAGCCACGCCACTTGGTCCTTGAGGACCTTGTGGACCAGTACCACCACCGCCTCCAGCAAGAGATTCGAATGCAACGTTAACAACACCATTTGCTGTTGTTGTGACAGAAACAGTTACGTTAGCTGTATTGACAAAGTTGAATGTATTAGCGCGAATAGTAGTTCCGCTATTTGCTTGAGCAAAGACGTTACCAGTGAGATCTGTAATGGGCGCAGCATCCCATGTAAGCATACCTGCTTCATCAGCACCAAGAGTTGCAACAAGAGGAGAACCATTTGCATTTCCGTAATAGATGTAAATGGTGTTGCTTGAAACGTGAAGATCTTTCCAAACAGCCGTGTTTGATCCAAGGCTATATGCATTATTGGAAGATGGAATAATATTCTGTGCGAATATTGTAGAGCCAACAGTTAAGTTGCCACTGATATTCGCAGATTGAACGTTGGTGATATTACGACTTGAATCGACAACAATGGTATTGGCTACATCAATACCATGTTTAACGCTGAAGGTCTTATTAGTCGTATTTGCCATATTATGTTAGAAAACGATGGGCAAATACACGCATGCACTCACATGCGCAACTCAGACCTCATCGGATTCACTATCCTCCAATGGATTTACTTTCCAACTATATTTATGGGACTATGCCATAACGTACAGCGCGGATTGTATTAATTGATTGTGTAGCGTTGAACAACAATCTCACATTTCCACTATCAATGTCCGCATTGAAAGTACCCAATGAAGCACCAGTTTGAATTGTACCGTATTCAGTAATCCAAATATTTGTGCCTTCATGAACGAGGATAATTTCAGTAGTGTGATACGTTGAACCACTATTGGCTTGTACAAAGTATTTTGCAGAAGCAAGATCGGTTGTTGGGAAAATATCGAGCACAACTTGACCCGAAGCAGCTGTCGTTACAGTGTTAGTTGTAACCTTCAATGCTTCAACAGTTAAGGTATTCGTTACATTTGCATTTGCAACTTCAAGACCTTCACCAGCAGTGTTGATAGTCAACTTGCCAGTCATCGTATCGCCAGCACGATCGACCTTGACGTCGTTTATCCACTTGACTGAGTTTGCAGTCGCAGCGTTTGCAGTATCGGTAGAAGTAATCGAATCAACGAGTTTCGTGACACCAATTACTGTCGTAGATGCAATGTTTGGTGTAATCGTTACTGTCTTGACATTTGCAGTCGTGACTTCAGTATTAGATAGACCAAGACCTGTTACAATTGTCTCAACTTTAGTATTGGCTTCGTCATAGGCTGCATTGGCTTGGCTGTATGCCGCATTTGCTTGCCCATACGCAGCGTTAGCCTGTCCGTATGCAGCATTCGCCTGACCATAGCCAGTATTTGCTTGTCCATATGCGGCATTCGCTTGACCGTAAGCAGCGTTGGCTTGAGCATAAGCATCAGCAACAGCAGCGCCAGTCGTACTAAAGGAGATATTCGCATTTCCATCAGCATTATCGATAACACTGACTTGAATACTTGCAGTATTGATAAAGTTTAGGAATTTATTCGACAACTCACCAGCGCTGTTTGCATAAACACGAACCGTGTTTGCAGAGGTGTTGGCTTGAGCATAAGCACCATTGGCTTGACTGTACGCACCATTAGCCTGTGCAAAGGCACCGTTTGCTTGACTGTATGCACCATTTGCCTGAGCATAAGCACCATTGGCTTGCGAGTACGCACCATTGGCTTGAGCATATGCGCCATTTGCCGTGTCGCGTGCTGTATTGGCTTGAGCGTATGCATCGTTGCCAGTAGTGCGAGCAGTATTCGCTTGGAGATATGCAGCATTCGCTTGATCATTAGCAATCGTTAGATTGGCTTGAGTCGCAACTGTATTACCTTGCAACAAGAGAGATGCAGCATTTACATTTGCGCGCAACCATGCAAGATTTGCAGAAGCAACATCAATTACGTTATTGCTTGGTTCTGTTGCATAACCATCAAAGATGTAGAATACATTATCAGAGGCATGACGAATAAAGCCAGAATGAAGATTAGTTGTACCACCATCGTCGCTGTAGTGACCAACGAAACCAATATCAACAGCGTCAGAAGTTGAATTCGTTGATAGCTGGATAATCGAGTCATTAACTCTCACGGTCGCAACGTTGATATACGTTGCATTACCTGTTAGATACAAGTTACCTTGAACGGTAAGGTCACCAGAGACTGTACCACCAGTTAGGTTAAGTTTTAGATTTGCTTCACCGTATGCTGCATTCGCTTGCCCATAAGCAGCATTTGCTTGCCCATAAGCGGCATTTGCTTGCCCATAACCAGCATTTGCCTGAGCGTAACCAGCATTTGCTTGCGCATACGCATCATTTGCAGTGCCTCGTGCGGTATTTGCTTGGGCATATGCATCATTAGCAGTCGTGCGGGCTGTATTTGCCTGGCCATATGCATCATTTGCGGTATCACGTGCTGTGTTCGCTTGAGCATACGCATTGTTGCCAGTGGTGCGCGCAGTATTTGCTTGACCGTATGCGTCATTCGCAGTGTCGCGAGCAGTATTGGCTTGTTCGCGCGCAGCATTTGCTTGATCATAAGCAATACCACCGCTACTACGAATAACAAGATTTGCATTAACACCATCATCCAGCAACTCGAGAGTTACTGAGTTTGTGTTTTGTAGGAAAAGTTTCTTATTATTAAGAGTCAGACCACCAACTGTAACAGAAACAGTATTGGCAGAAACATTGGCTTCGGCATAAGCAGCGTTGGCTTGACCGTAAGCAGCATTAGCCTGTCCATAAGCGGCATTTGCTTGACCATAACCAGTATTGGCTTGATCGCGGGCAGCGTTTGCTTGGGCGTATCCAGAATTAGCCTGAGCATATGCATCATTCGCAGTACCACGAGCAGTATTCGCTTGAGCATATGCGTCGTTTGCTGTGTCGCGAGCAGTATTTGCTTGCGCATAAGCGTCGTTAGCAGTTCCACGAGCTGTATTGGCTTGATCAATAACGTTTAGACCACCCGTTGTTACGATTGTATTCGCATTAATCGTATGAAGGTTGGCAATATTAACGTTCGAAATATTACGATTCGAATCGAGAATTATAGTATTAGCAAGGTCAAGACCTGTCTTAACACTAAATGTTTTATTCATTGTCGCCATTTAGAATCTCCTGGTGCCGACTATGAACGAATCGGCTTTTATATTTAGTAAAATTTGCGTTTTAGCTGGAAAGTGCTTGTCTCAAGAAACGAATTGTGATTAAATTATTATCTGGGTTATCTGGGAAAAACTTCAATTTGCAAATCCCGCCTTCAATAACAACAGAAAACACTCCGAGAGTATAATTCGTAATGAGAATGGCGTATTCAGTCGTATAGACCGTCATGCCATCGTGCATACAGAATAACTCTGTGGAATGAATTCCCTCAACACTTTTCGCTTGAATAACATATTTTACAGTAATAAAATCAGCAGCAGGGAATGAATCAATAACAACCTCCGAATCCGACGTTGTCGTAACCGTGTTTGCAACTGTAACAGAAGGACCAACAGAGGATACATTTGATGCGATTGGAGCAGTAGTTTGTAAACTTACCCCATCAAAGTAGATATTTGCCGAGCCTACCTGAAGACCATCTGATCCAAGATGAATCTTTTTATATCGATTTGTAGAATTACCTAAGAAATGGACGTTATCCGAAGTTGGGATCACGTTTGTAGTGTTTAGATTACCTGTAAGAGTATCGCCCGATTTAGCGACTTTCAGGTCTACATTCGGAACACTAAATGTGATGCTCTGCGGAACAGTTTGAGCATTGGCTTCAATTACAACATTATTTCCAGACTTAAAGTTGATCGTATCGAGACCAATCGCAGTTAATCTTAGAACATCATCAACTTCCCAATACTTGAAGGTCGAGCTCGTAACAATACGAACTGTATTATTCGTTTGATCAACTGCATTAAACGCAGATTCCAGATCGAACTGAATAAGATTAACATTGGCGATTGTGTTTCCAACAGTATTGTTGGAGGCATAGATTTCTTGGACGGTGAGTTCAAAGACTGGTCCTTGAGGACCTTGTGGACCTTGCGGTCCCTGAGGACCTTGTGGACCAGTTGCGCCAGTAGGACCTTGTGGACCTTGCGGTCCTGGTGGCATCTCACTGCCAAGAATGTCTGTTAGTGTTGCCATCTCTTACGCTATAAATCCTGGCTTGTAAACTGTTTTGCCCTTTTCTGTCAATGCAGTGAGTTTTTGTTTTCTATTTGGTCCTTTAGAAGTATATGATGCATGGACCCAACCCGAGTTTGGACCTTCTTTTGGATCATAAAATTCTAGAATAATCTGATCAAATTCACAATTCTCAGCAACCCACTTTGCTAGATCTGGATTTGGTAAACCATCGATTTCGAAGTCTATGGCTTCTCCATTGCAATGCTGAGACTTGCTGCTTCCGCCGACGGCTGCATTAAGAGCGGGACCACGATAGCCACTGTTAATACGAACAGGCTTGCCAAAGTGACGACGAACGGGTTCAAGAATTTTTTCGCAGACGTTTTTGAGGTTTTGAGCATGTTCAGCATTTGGTGTATTATCAATTCTCTTACGAATCGCAGTCTCCGATTTTGTGAATTCCTTTAGATTGAAATGTTCAGAGAGTTGCATTTCAGGGGAAACTTTACCAGCAGGAGCCACAGGTGCTGCTGCTTTTGCTGGTACTGGTGCTACAACTTTTGGTGCTGCTCCAGCAGGTGCGCTTAACTGAGCGAAGTACGTTTTCGTCTTAGTCTTGCGATCTTCCAAGCCGTGAGTACCACCATTAACTTTTTTACTAACGGATAATATCGTAGCATCATTCACTCCTTGATCACAGATGCTCCAGAGTTTGTTTCGTTCGAAGAAAAACATTGCAGATTCGAATGCTAACTCAGTGGCAACGAGATCTGGGTTTGTCATTACATCTGGGCGATTGCAATACTTTGAGAAAGCAAGATAGTTGTCCTTGCCTGTCAATTGTAGTGCACCGCGACCACGATACTTCCAACCATCACCTGATGCTTCTGGTCCATTACCCATGCGTGATGCATAAACTCTATTTGCGATTCTTTCTGGCTTGCGCTCATATTGTAAAGCAATGGAATCTGTTGGAAAATATTTACCGAAAATACCACGGAGACCTTTGGCTCCATAGTTTAAATTCTCAGTAAACGCCTTAAAGCCACCAGTCTCATGAGCAGTTTGCCCAAAGAAGTGTGCTGCTCTGGTTGGTGATAATTTATAGTAAGCGGCTGCAGCGCGTAGAGTTCCTGGACCCCATGCACCGTCAGCTGTTACTCCAATTTTCTTTTGTAATGCCGCTAAACTCATAAATCACCTCAGGCAATATGATCTTCTTCATCGTCTGCTGCAGCAACAGCAGTGGCTCCAGCAGCACCGACAGCAGCAGCAACAACTAATGGTGCAAGTTCTGTTGGAGGTTCTGGGACTAGATCAGCAGGAGTAATTTCGAGTGGTTCTGGAGCCTTTGGTGCTTCAGGCATATCTTGTTTTTCACTCTTACCTAACATGATACCTGATAGGATACCTGTCAAAAATGTTGCGATTGGTGTAATTAACTCAAAAAACTTTGCGTCATTTGGCGATTGCTGCATTGGCTGTGTGACAAAGATAAGTGAGTAGAGAACTACAAACACAATTCCTGTCAATGTAAATGCCAATGATAGACCGACCGTGAATTTCAATCGAGCCATCAATTCTGATTCAGTATAACGTGGACCCTTAAACATAATTATTCTCCTGTAGTTTCACAATTACAATCTGCAGCAGGTGCTGCTGGTTCTTCAACTGGAGTTTGCTCAACAACTGGTTGTGGTGGCAAACCATTTAATGTATCATAACACATGCCATCGGCTTCGCATATTGGGCGATTGCATTCTGCTTTATCTTTATTCTCTGGATCTTGACATGGATATCTATATGTATCTTCACACCCAAGTAGGGTAAATGACAAAGCAAGTAAGAAAGCGATTTTTTTCATTTCATTTCTTCCCGTGCTTCAGAAAAAACATTGCGCCAGTGATCTCATCTTGAACAATTATTCCAGAAGATGGATTTTGCGCGGCGAAATCACGAACATCCTCACCCAACGAACCAGAGACATAGGATGTATAGTGCTTGAACTTTTTCTTTCCCAAGACTGCCTTTTGATAGTCTTCAGAACGAACTTTGAATACTGGAATTCCACCAAACATATCATGTGGTGTGATGCGACGAAGCATCTTTTTCTTTTTACCTAAACCAACTGGAGTTTGCTCTGCTGGAGTTGCTGTTGGCATTCCTGCTACAGCGCCACTACCGACACTCATTGCAATTGATTCATTGAATTCGTTAAACTTTTTCATTACTTGATTTTGTCTTTATTTTCTATTATAATCAGTATGTCCGCTATGAACTAAAGATCTCTTAGAACACTTACAATTCTATTGTCTAATTCAATATCACTTGAGATTATGTCTTCACCTCTTATCCCTTGTATCACCTTTGGCATCGCTGATGTGTAAACGAGAAACGTTTTAAGAGCACTATAATCTTTTTCATCAATACATAAAAATAACATTCTAGTACACGGTATAATGCCAAAAACATTTTGAGCAACTACAAGATGATTAAGAATAAGTCTTTCCTTCAACTCTCCTGTAATTCTATATCGATGCAGTAATCGCTTTATATAACGAAGTTTTTTATAATCTTCATCGAACTCACTATCAATGCAGTTTGGCTTATCATAGCACTTGGCTGCATATAATAAAATATTCGATTCATTCAATTCATCAAAAAACATATATTAGTATTCGTCGCTATTGCCTGCGTCATCATCTCTCTTGCGATAGGTATTTGGTGGAATAAGCATTGCTTCTCTCTCACCAGCCAAGTCCTCAACAGACATGCCCATCAAATCTTGCAATTCATCACTTGAAACGACTTGCGCATAACCATCAACAAATCCATCTTCTTCATGCGTATCGTATACAATGTAAAGATGAAACCCACTAGTGCCAAGAGAGTATACTAACTCAGCACCAAGATTCATGAATTCAGGTGTTGCTGATTGAGGAATCTGAATTCCATAACGCTCACAAACACCACGCAACTGCGCTAAAAACACAGGAGCATTTTGATATGGCTTCAATGTGAGATTATCGAGCTCATCATTGAATGCTTCCATATTTTCTGAGAGTCTGCGACTATCGGTATCAATAGTATCGTCAACACTTTCGTTTATAAATTGTTTGAACTTCAGCATTGATCAATCCTTATAACTGTCTAGATCAAGAGTTGGTTTTAGATCAATTTTATTCACTTTACCTTTTGCTGCTTTGATCATTTTGTCAGCAGCTTTTACTTTCTTATTTACCACTTTCATAGAACCTGGATCTACTGCCTCTTTCTTCATCTCTCTTCGTTTTAGAGCAGCAAGAGTTCCTGCCTGCACTGGTTTTTCAACCTTAGAAAGAGCATCAGACTTGGCTTGAGCAGCACGAACAGCGGGTGACATCTTGTATCCAGCATCACGCTTGTCTGAATCAACGCCATGTCGTAGATCCATTGCTTTCATTGAAGCGCGCATACCGTACATTACAGATTTGCCTTCTTTTGATGCTTCTGAGATTTCAACTTCTTCGAAATAATCTTTCATATGTTTTTCAGTGTCTTTTTTAGTCTGATTTGGACCAAGACCACCGAGTTTTGTCATGCGACGAATATACTTCTTAGAAGCAGCACCAGCACGAGCATTCTTATCTCGATTCAAAAAGTTCTTGACATCAGATGACTTTGGACGAGCAGCAGCCTCTGGATCAAAACGCATGTTGGCTTCATCAACCTGCTCGACATCTTCTTTCTTTATCGCTCTAACATATCCAGTGTCCATGTGTTTGATTGGGGCATAACCAATATCTTTATTGAATCCTTTGACACCTGGCTCACCTGTGATTTTGCGACGCTCTTTTGCTGCTTGAGCGAGACGATCTCTGGCATCTGATGCCGAGAACGACCATGGTCGGATTTTGACATTTGATTTCCTAATCAAACCTCTTTCAGCATCAACAATACGAACAGCTTCGTCTGTTTGCTCGACTTCTTCATTTGCGATGGCTCTTCTTGCTGCCGCTTTTTGTGCAGTGGTAAGACCTGCGCCCTTGCCGAATTTCCTTACATTTGATCTGTTGCGATAAAGAAGTGTTTTTAGTTTCTCTTTCTTTGTTTTCTTGGCTTCATCAACCTGCTCGGCTTCTTCCTTCACATCTTTCTTCTTCATTCTCATGAGATTATCATGGAATGCTGAAGCCTTGACTGGATCAGTTTTTGCAAGTTTATCAAAGATCTTTTTGTTGTTTTTATCAACTTCAGATTGTGTGCCTAAACGCCACTCTGCTTTCCAGTAAGATGGCTTGAGTTTCTTTTGGGCTTCATCAACCTGTTCGGCTTCTTCGCCCATCTGAACTAAACTTCTGCTCACATCGCCAATTTTCTTTTTAGTTTTTGCTGTATCCAAACCGTATTTCTTTTGGTGAGCGTGAACTGCTTTCAAATACGATAGATGCATTTTCATTGCATCTTTTCCGCCAGTCATTGAACCCTTTTCCATGCTCTGGACTTTTTGCCAATCAGCGGCTTGGTCTTCGTTTACTGATTCGACTTCTTCTTTCTTCAACTCTTTCGCACGACGCTCAGAGGCTGGCATTTCTTGATCCTGCTTTCTTTGCAATTCAGCAGCACGCTTATCTGATGCTGGAACTTGACCTGACGCACCAATATCATGCAATCGCTGTGCAAGTGCTGGGCGTTCTTGAGCAAGTTGAGCCACTGACTTTGTTGTGTCAGTGTGAGCCTTTGCGCCCATGGAAGCAAGCGCCATTGCACCAACGGCAAGTGCTTTTGCAATCTTTCCTTCTTCAAGTTCAGTTTCTTCTGAAATCAATGCACTTGTTGATTCTTCAATTTTCTGCTCAACAATGTTTGCAGATTGAATACGAAATCCAAGTGAACGCTGCTGATTTGCAGCACGATTCAAGGCTTCGTCAGCACTTTGAGCCTCAACAACACGATTGACTGTTTCAACGCGACGTCGCAAAGAAACATGTTCGTGAGAAGGATTGGTGTATTTGAGTTCGACTACATGTTTCATATTACTTACCCATCTTCTTTGCAGCGGCTGATTTGAGTCTTGCCTTGATTACATCACCATATGTGATTTTTGTTTTATCGCCGTGATGCGCAGCGAGTGCCTTTTCCTTTGGAGTTACAGCAACAGTGCCTTCACCTTCTGTTACGACTTCTTCGCGCATTCCTGCTTCTCGCTCAGCGCCAAGTTTTGCGGCAACAGCCATCTCACGACGCTTTGCCATGCTCTTTCCTTTGAACTGAGGTGCCTTTGATTTATAGAAGTCTTTCACAACATCACCCATCTTGGCTTTTGCCAAATTCATTTTCTCATCAATCTGTTCGACTTCTTCGTTCATCTCACCTTGCATATAATTTGATGCAGTTGAAATGTAATCTTCAGCAAGAGTAATCTTGCTCTGTACCCACTCAGGAAGATTTGTATTTTCTTCGAGCATATCATGCATACGCTTTGAGTTTGCCATGATACTACGAAGTTGAGACTTTGCCATATCTCCTTCGTAATCATACTCGCCGACGTCTGCTGCATCTTTGACTGCCTCATTGACATCTTCTTTTTGCATGGTCTTTTCCATTGATTTATGAATTGCAGAGACGCCACCCTTCATAGCCTTGCGAGCAAGTGAACGAACGTAGCGATATCCTGCTGGTTGTTTTCCTGGTGGCATTTTTGGTTTCTCCTTGACTGGACCGCCGATAACTGCTTCAGCTTCTTTCTTTGTGACTTCGTCGAGTTCAACTGACTCAGTGGCAAATTTTTCTTTTTTACTTGGTGTGAGCATTTTGTTTAGTAATCCTGCACGAGCCAACCCAAGATTTTTACCAATCTGATTTCTCATGACATGTTTGCCACCTGCGGCTTTTGCAACTGTTGTATCGTGTTTTGATGCCAATGCTGTTCCTGCTCTAAATTTGGCTTTTTGTGGCTTATATACAGTAACCTTTCCACCTCTTTCTAGAAATTTTGTGACATCTGATGCGATATCAACAGAGGAAGGTTTCTTGATGACTTTATCCATCATACGACTAACTTCGCCAATCATTTCTTTATCAACTGATTCTTTTTTGAGTTTGAGTGATCGTGGACCAACTTTCTTTGCTTTCTCTGACTCATATGGATCTAGTGAAACTTTTGGGTTATATCCTGCTTTGATTCCAGCAACGATACCCTTTGCCGTTGACATATTTGATCCAGCCATAGAACTATGCCCACCAGAACCAGCAGCACCGATTGGTTGACGACCGCCCTTTGCCATATAAGCCTTTTGTTTTGCAGCATTGATGGCGCGAACAGAATTTGGTTCGACAGCAATTTCTTTTCTTGGTGCAACTTTTACACGTTTTGCTGCTGCAGCAGATCTGCCGCCAGCATCATCAGGCATCGCCATATTATTTTTCTTATACCAAGCCTTTTGTGCAGCCTTTGACATCTTGTGCAAGAGTGCTGGAACTTTTACGTCTGCCATTTAGAATTCCTCGATCTTTACTGTAAGATCTGTTGTCCCACGTTTTAGTCTATGAAAGGTTTTTGCGGGAATAAAAAACCTATCGCCCTTGTATAACTTTTCTGGTAACTTATCGTCAAACTGGATCTCCCAGCCACTACCCTCTAATACTTCTATAAATCTACCATTTTCATCACGATGCCAAGCCAACTCTTCATTCAACACATCATGTTTGAAGGTTCGTATAAAGGACCAATTATTTAGTTTTTGATCCTCATATGGCTTATTTTCTACCACCATGTTTTTCCTGAATTGCTAAAGAATCTTGGCCAACGGCATGCCCAATAAGATCTTGACGTCTTATCTTTATTAGACAAGCAGTGATGACGAGCAACGAAACTGCGAGTTGCTGCAGGATCGTTGAACTTCTTTGTCATTCCAGATTGGCTAAAATTGATCTTGCGAATGCCGTCTCCAACACGAACATATACAGCGCCACCACCACCAGAGCGAAATGGTTTGCCGATACCCTTACCACCAGTTGGATCTTCTGCTTCACTCATCGGAACGCAGTTAGGGACCATCTTATCACCTTTCTTTTTCATTCCCTTCTGAGTGTAACCAGTCCAGCACTCCTCAAGACCCTCTTCGATTGGATAATCAAGAACGACTGCTTGACCCTCGAACTCTGCGATTTCGCCAATATCTGTTTGAAGCATGTCTTTTTCCCATTCGTCTTTAGGAGTATACTTTCCTTCTTTATAAAGACGCTTGGCTTCTTTGATCATTTCAAAGAACATTTCAGATGCTGGACGAAAAACGTTTTCTGTGATCGAAATATTATTCTCGAGGTGATACTGAACTGCCTCTTCAAGAGTTAGTTCTGGAGCATCTTCTTCTTTGACAAGTTTCCAACCAGCGATATGGTCTTTGACTCGCTTATATCCTTTTGGAACAGCATGACCGCCTGGAGGTGCTGGAACCTGACGAGGAGTTGGCATAAACTTATCCTCTGGCTTCTTTTCTTCATATGCATTGAAGCGAGAAGCAACAGGAAGTCCCTGCATTGTTGAATCAATATTTCTTGGTGGAGTTTTGATATTTGATGCTTTCTTTTTAGAGTCACCTAATTTTGGATCAAACACTGCAGTTACTTGAGTGTCTTCTTCTTTTTCTTTTTTGGCTTCTGTTCTGAGGTCTCTAAAACTCTTTGGAACACTTCGCTCACCTCTTCCTCCAGTCGATTCATTTTGATTGCTATCGTCGCAGCCGCAATCGCTTTCGCATCCACAATCGGTTTCTTCTGGAATAGCATTCTTTTTAGATTTGTAAGCATCTTCAACTTCTCCCTGTCCTGGCGTCATAGCAATGGCATGCTTACGATATTCGTCTGTACCCACCAATTGCATCTCAAATAGCGCATCTAGATCTTCTACATCTTCACGCAGATCTTTATCTGCTGTATGATATGTCTTACCTTTGTTGATATAAGAATTCACACGAGCATGACCCCACTGTTGTGGTGTTGTTCCTGGACGATGTCCTGAATTCCAAGCAGCAACTCCGCGATTATAAACTTTACGGAGTGTGCCGACAGAGATACCAGACTTCTCCGCTTTTGCTGAGATAGAAGAATCAGAAGCACCTTCGTTGACACGCCCAGTATCTTTACGCTTGTCCATCACTGCAGTGATGTTGCCACTACGAGCAATGCGGCGAACCTTTTGTTGCTCAGCCTCATCCATCATCTTACGAACAGCGAGAGTATGCTTGCTTGGTTTCGTTTTTGCAGTTGCATCGCCAGGAGCTGGCTCATATGCACGCGGATCACTGTCAGATAACTTTGATTTTTCTTTCCAATGAGCTGCTCTTGCTTTCGCTGTTGAGGCACTCAATCCACGAACATATTTCTTAGGTAATCCTGATGCCTTATCTTTTGCAACTGTAGGAAACTTCTTTTCGCGAAGAATTGAAAACGATTTTGGTGCTGGAGTTTCTTCAATGTGAAGTCCGAGTTCAACAACTCTTTCTAGAAGTTTTTCGATTTGAGAACCGAAAAACAATCTTTCCATCTCTGATGATTCGTTGAGATTGATTGAGTTATTGAAAATAAATGCTTCAACATCTTTTGCTAATTGCTCAGCTTTTAGATATTTGTCAATACGCTTTGATTCAGTAATTGGTTGTTCACGCTGTTCATTGCGCAAACGAGAAACTTTATTTGTAACAGATACATGAACAAAATCAAAGGTGTAGCCTTCGAGCATATTCTGTACTAGTTCGATCTTCTCAGCATCATTAGCGCCATTGATGACGATATTTTTATTTGATTCGAATAGTTCTGCAGCAGCACCATTGAGAATTTGATCGGCTTGAACCTCAGTTAGGTCGAAACGAGAAAAGATATTCTTGAGAAGATAATCCTTTCCGCTTCCTGGACCACCAAGTAGAAAAATGCCGACTGGGTTTGTTGATTCCATTTGCATACCTGCTTTTACCTTATCATGTATATGTGCGCCCAATTTTGGATCGCTATAGTGTGAAACAAATTCGTTTTTCTTGCCAGCAGCAACTAATCCACGAAGTTTAGAAGCAGACATACCTTCAGCACCTTCTGCGTCTGGATCTCGATGACCTGCTGATACAACGTTCACTTTTTTGATTCCTGGAAATTCTTTAGTTCTATATTTATTGAGTAGAGAATGGAAGTTATCAACGCGATCAGAACCAACAACCATTGTAACTTCTTTGTGTCCTTGTTTCTCTAAATGCTTCATCGCATCAATTGCTGTGCGCACTTTACCAGAGGAAACAACATTTGCGTTTGGAAACATGCGATTCATTGCGCCAACTTTGTCACCATGAGTCAATGGATTTTTCTTGGAATCTTGAGAGTGTGATGGGAAGATGTAATGACGACCGCCAGTTTTTTCTGCATGTGATTGAACTGCGCTCACCAATTTACCATGACCCACTTCTGTTGGTGGGTTGAATCTTCCAAAGGTAAATGTTGCTTTACTCATATTAGACTCTTTTGCGCTTTCAGTGCTGCTGAACGTTTACGATTTGCTTCAGTGAATTTTCTTGGAACAAACTTCATTCCACCCGAAACGAATCCTTCACCAGCAGCTTCTTCTCCATCGATTTTGTGAGAGTAACCACCACTGGCTGTTTTGGATAATGCATCAGCAACAGCATATGTTGCTTGTTGAATATGATGATGCATATCAAATGTCTTATCGAATTTATCTAGGTTATCATTTACATGATTGATCGAGGCTTTTCTTTCTTCTGCTTTTTGGTTTTTAGCCTTTTCTGTTTTTACAGAATCTATTCTTTTCTGATGGTGCTTTTCTAGGAATTTGATATAGCCCTTTGCGTTTGGCTTTTCACCAGTATCAATGGTTGAGTTTGCATAACGCAATAGAGTTTCATCATGACCTTCATGGTGATCATGAGAATGCTTTTGCCCAAGTTTCTTGGCTGCAGCAATATGCTCAAGTGCTTTTCTTTTTGCGTCTGGAGATAGTTTTCTTTCTTCGCTAGAAACAAGATGACTCATCAGATGGACATCTGGATGTTCTTGTAACTCACCTTCACCGATTGGAGTTGTGCTGCCATCTTCAGCAATGCGTGAGTGCAATGCAATACTCAACGGAGCCTTTGCAAGTTTCTTTCCTTCTGGAGAATTTTTATCTACAGAATAGCGAATCGTATTTGGCTTATGACCGATTTTACCATCTTCTTCGGTGCGATCTTCAAGAGAACTGAGATAACCACCTTGATACTCGCCTGGACCCTTTGGAAGCACTTTATGAACGTGCTTGAGAATATTCATTAGTGGTCCAGCGATGTATGGCTTTTCGCTGTGTTGCTTTTTAATATCTTCGGCTGAGAAATTATAGGTCGCGCCAGTACCTTTATATTTCACACCGACTTTACCTTCTGGAGTGCGAATAGTCTGGAAGGACATGCGATCGTCGATCTTTCGAGTGATCGGAGTGCGACCACTGATAACACCTTGAATCTTGGAGAGAGTGGATCCGACTGCGCCTTTACGAGTGTTAAAAGCGGCTTCAGAAGGATGTGGGAGGTGTAGTATTCCGCGAACTGGTTTTTTCTGTTCTGATAATAAAGGAATATACTGCTTGAAGCCAAACATACTCTCTCCACACTGTGGGATTACAAGTATATTTAGTTAATTTGATTAATTAAGATATCTTGAATGATCGTATCAATCGTTTCGTTGATCGTATGCTCTGAACGATATCCCAACTCTTTTAACTTGGTATTATCCATAAAGAAAGAGCGAGAAGATTGAACCTTCTTATGAAACTCTTTCTGTTCAATCGTACGAATCTCTGAGCCAGAGTCCATTGCATCTCGAGCATAACGAATAATATCACGAAAGATTATTCCCTTTCCGTTTCCGATGTTGTAGATTGAGTTGAGTTCGCCCTTGTTGACGACCAAATCGATTGCTCGAGCGCAATCCCTAACATCAATATAGTCACGATAAAAATAACCACTATCATAGAGGTCGACTCGTTTGTTTGCAGCGAGTTCGCCCAATAGATATTGGACTGCGTTCTTCTTCGCAGAAACTTTTTTATCTTTCGGACCAAGGACATTGGCTAATCTCAGAATGCGGTAATTCAAATTGAATGTCTCGCAATAAGACATAAGCAACTGCTCAGCGCATCGTTTTGTTATCGAATAAAAACCCTTTGGATCACAAGGATCTGTTTCAGGAATGCCACGTGCACCCTCTCCGAAACCCGAGTCCTGTCCATAGACAAACCAAGAACTGATGAAGTTGAAACATCCATCTTTCTTGTTCGTCTCTATATAGAATCGATAATTGTTCAGAACTCTCATCAAAATCGTTAGATTAGTGTCAATATCCAAATTAGGATCGACGTGTACGTTATAATTGTCAACAGTACTAATAAAGTAAACAACGTCGGGAGAAAATACTCCGATATTTTCTCGATAATTTTTGATATACCCATTTTTCGTTGTATTGCAGAATTGCGATCCGACGAATCCGTTTCCTCCGAAAACATTTAGCATACCCATTTTTGCATTACACTCTCATAATAGGCAAACACTTCTTCACCGTAGTGCGGTGGGCATCCGACGAAGAACACATTGCTCAATGCCTTGTTTGCGTTTGGATACTTGGTAGCATCATCAAGATGCTTGTAGCCAGGATGCAATAGAATATTTCCAGCGAAGTAATTGCGAGTTTGAATTTTATTCTCTTCACAGAAGGCTTGTAGTTTTTCCTTCAGTTCAGGTGTATCAGTGATCAACGGAACACCGAACCATGACGGATCAGCCAAGAGAAGATTCTCAGCAACACGAACACCAGGGATATACTTTTCAAAGAGATGCTTGATGCGCGCAAAGTTCACACGACGCTTGACGTCAATTTCATCAATCTTTTTCAACTGCTCAATACCAATCGCACCTTGAAGATCAAGTGGTTTGAGATTATATCCCATGTTCGTGAAGAGATACTTGTGATCGATTATTCCATTATATCCTTCAAGCCATTTATCAAAGCGATTACCACATGTTCCACAAGCCAATAGGTTAGCAGCACCAACGCAACGACAATCACGACCCCACCAGCTAATGCTGCGAGCAGTGTTGATGAGTTGCTCGTCGTTTGAGCAAACCATCCCGCCTTCGCCTGTCGAAATGTGGTGAGCAGGATAGAAAGAAGTTGTCCACGCATAGTAATAATCCGTTAGAAGTTTACCATCCCACTTTGTGCCCAATGAATCGCAGTTATCGCCAATCAAACGAATGCCGTGTCGCTCGCACATATCTTTGATGCGATCCATATGTGGCGGATTGCCGAGAACGGGTGAAACGAAAATAGCGACGGTCTTATCAGTGATCCACTTTTCAACTTGATCAAGATCAAAGTTGAGCGTTTTCATTTCAATGTCAACAAAGACTGGAGCAAGACCATTCTGAACCAACGGAGCAATCGTTGTTGGGAATCCAACGGGTGATACGATAACTTGATCACCATCCTTCCAACCCAAGTGCTTCTTAAGAGCAGCAACCATAGTCAAGTTGGCTGATGACCCAGAGTTCACCATGTGACAATGCTTCACATTAAACTTGTGACCGAATGCCCACTGAAACTTTGCAACCTGCTCACCAGAGACGAGCCACTTGCCTGTGAGGAATGCAGTGACGCCAGCAATGACTTCTTTCTCGTCCCAATATGGACCAGAATAAAAGACTGTATCTTTGCCAGGAGTAAACTCTTTGCAATTGTAAGCATACTTCGGTGTGCCAACAGTGGCAACCAATTCTTCAATCATTTGTTTTACGTCACTCATTATTTCATCCTCAAAATTTGACCAAGATATTTACCATAATCAGACTTGCTGTACTTCTCAGCAGCACGACGAACTTCGTGTTCTGTGATCCAAGCATTATTATACGCTATTTCTTCGGGGCAAGCAATCATCATGCCTGTTCTTCTTTGTACTGAGCCAACAAAAGTTGACGCCTCAGATAGAGATTCGAATGTGCCAGTATCAATCCATGCAATACCACGATTTAGATATTCAATTGTACAATCATGGTTTTCCATGTAAAGATTATTAATATCAGTGATCTCTAACTCTCCTCTTGCAGAAGGCTGAATCTGCCATGCATAGTCTACTACTTTATTGTCATAAAAGTAAAGCCCAGTGACTGCATAATTGCTTGGTGCAACTTTTGGTTTTTCAATAATCTTAACTGGATTGCCACTTGAGTCTTGTTCAATCACACCAAATCTCTCTGGATCAGCAACATGATATGCAAATAAGGTAGAACCCTTGTGGTTGTTTGCTGCGCGATTGAAACGATTGATAAGTTCATTGCCATAGAAGATATTGTCGCCAAGAATAAGCGTGACATCATCTTCACCGATCCATTTCTCAGCAATACGAAAACATTCGGCGATACCCTTTGGCTCCAATTGAGTAGCATAAGAAATGCTCAATCCCCACTGAGAACCATTTCCAATTAGATTCTCAAATGGTGCACGATCAATGGGTGACGTGATGATCAGAATATCTCGAATGCCCGCCATCATCAATGTTGAGATTGGATAGTAGACCAATGGTTTGTCGTAGACAGGAAGTAACTGCTTAGATATCGCCTTTGTGCATGGGTATAGACGTGAGCCTAGTCCACCAGATAAAATAATTCCTTTACGCATTATACCACTCCAAAGTTTTAATTAAGCCATCATTAATATTCGTTTTCGCTTGCCAACCCAAGTCGTGTGCAATTTTAGTCGCATCCATCGAGTACCTAAAATCGTGACCTTTACGATCAGGTACAAAATTAATCCAGTTCTGATACATGTGAACTGGTTTGCCCATTAGATCGAGAATCAGTGTAACCATTTGAAGGTTGCTCATCTCAACTCCACCGCCGATATTATAACGCTCACCAGACTTAAAGTTTGCACCGATCGTGAGCAATGCCTCGCAATGATCGTCGACAAAGATCCAGTCACGAACATTTTGACCTGTACCATAAACAGGAATTGGTGTATTGTTCTTGATATGACGAATTACTGTTGGGATAAACTTTTCTTTGTGCTGTCGCGGACCGTAGTTATTTGAGCAATTAGTCACAACTGCATCAATCTTATGTGTATTCACATATGCGCGAACTAAATGATCGCTTGCTGCCTTTGATGCAGAATACGGATTGCGAGGATCGTATGGAGTCTTTTCGGTGAATGGTGGATCGTCATGAGAGAGTGATCCATAGACTTCATCGGTAGAGATATGTACGAGTTTGCCACCAAACTTACGAATACATTTTAGAATGTTGTGAGTGCCATCAATATTGGTGCTGAGGAAAATGTCATCACCAGCAATAGAATTATCAACATGAGACTCAGCCGCAAAATGAAAGGTAATGTCTGGCTCATAATCGTGATAAATTTGATCCAGTAAAGGGAGATTGCGAATGTCACAACGCTTCACGATGACACGATAGTCCTCATGAAGACCAAGAATATTGTTCGAATCTGCTGCGTACGAGTAGTTGTCAATAATAACAACTGTATCAGAAGGATGCTTTTTTAGGTGAGCATGGACAAAATTAGATCCAATAAATCCCAAACCACCAGTCACAAATGTCGTCATAAAGCCTCAATTATAATTGAATTCCTAGTTTATCATTAACTCTATTGAATGCCGCTTTACTTCTCAAATCAAACGATTCTTGTAAAATGGTATCTTTTGCTTCGATAATAGTCACCATTTTAAAGTTCGGCACACCCTTATTATCTATATCAACTTTAATGATGTTTAAATCTGGGAATAGTTCTCTTAGCATTGGCTGAAGATCATAATCTATCATAGCCAAATACTTAATAAACGCATATACCAGATTTTCTGGAGTATATTCTTTCTTTCCCGACTTATATTTTTCTTTATCATCTTGTTTTGTGGCATCGATGATAAACTTGTTCATAAATTTATTGTATGCAGTTCGATCGCTCAACTTTAAAGCAGATAAAGGTTTCTCTTTATTTTTCTCGATAATCTCAGAATCTTTTTCGAAATTTGTTTTTTTAAAGATTTCTCTGATTTCAGATATTGCTGGGAAATGATTTCCTTTTATATCTAAAATTTTACCAAATGCTACTACTGGACCAGCAAAAGTTTTTTGTTCCGCTAGAACACTTAATACTGTAAACTCAATTGGATAATCTTTTTTTAATTGTTTTTGAGCAGAATCTTTTAACTTATTAACTCTTTGTGCAATATAAGTTGGTGATAATGTATTGGATCCACCTGTCATTGCCTTTACGCTAAACCCAAAATAATATCCGTTTTGAACAAAGAAGTCAAATATAGGATAATTTTGTGCATCTGGGAAACAAATTGAATTCAACTTTTTACCAGGTTCGCCATAAGCATGACGTATTGTTCCTTTCTGAACCTTCACGCCATTTTTAGACATGAATTTATCGAGATATCTTAATCCATAGAATGGGGCAAGAAGTTCTCCAAAATCTTTTGCAACCTCAGAAGGAGAGAATTTACTATCTTTCAATGCTGATTGAAGAGAATCTGCCTTAATTCCTTTTTCACCAGAAGCATAACCCACCAACATATTCAGATATTTCATTTTTGCTGGAGTGTTTGCAAATGATTTCTTAACTTGTTTTTCTAATAGGTCAGCATAATCCCTGATTGGAATTATCCAAAATTTAACATTTGGGTGAGAAGGTAAACATAATATTGGAACATCTTTCTTTGGATAACTTGAAAGAATATCTTTAGGCTGAAGCATTCTTATAAACCTTTTTGAGAAACTTTTGCCAGACCTTTGGGTCTTGAGTCCGAAACGTTTTTCGATACATAAAGATGGCTTCACACTCTCTCCAGCCAATCTTATGAGCCGAACGCAATTTATTTATATCGAACTTCTCAGCCTGAGTTTCATATGCATGAGCATCTAACTCATCAGGATTTCCATAATACATAGCCTTCATTTTATTCTGTTTAGGTTTTGGTTTGTATTCTTTTTGCAAAAGAAATGGGCGCTGTTTCTGCTGATGTTTATGACGGTATTCATGGTGAATTGCACGAATAACCTTTACAGCCAAATTCTTAGCACCCTTCTCAGTTATGGATACTTTCTGAACATCCTTTGGGAAATTCAATTGAATGTATATGTGTTCTGGGATAATATCAGAAATTCGATTACAGTAATGTCCGTTCACAATTACATTGTGATCAGGATAGTAATCGTCTTCAAATCTTCCAGAGGAAAAGCAAACAATGAAAGGTTTGAATGCTTTGTTCAATTGACGAATCATAGTTGGTACATGTTTCTCGCCGACCCAATTTTCGGCAAGAGCATAAACCTTCTTCTCAATCTTCTGTAGTTTCATTACACCTTCAGATTCTTGAACTTGTCTGTACTACGACCACGATCAAAGACTGGCTTTGATTCTGCTTCTTGCATCACAGCATCTTGGGCTTTCTGCTCAAGATCATACAACTTCATCTTGGCTCGATCAATACCAACTGTGAATCTCTTATGAAGATTCGGATCATTATAACGATTCTTCAACTGCTTCACAAGGATCTGATTTAACTGTTGCAGTTCTTCAGTGCTTACCAGTGCAAACATAAAGTCAGCAGTGGCTGGCAAACCAAACGATTCTGAAGTATCTTCTAGCCCAGGATCCGAGTTGCTAAAGCCAGATCGAGTCGTCTGAGTTGCCGAAACAATCGGAACATTATTCTCCACTGCAAGACCACGAAGTTCTTCCGCAATCGCTTTGATATAGGTGTAGGAGTTAACATTCGCACCTGCTTTGATTCTCGCCGACGCACAGATATTTAGATAGTCGATGAAAATAATATCTGGACGAAAGTTTTTCTTCAACGCAAGATCATTGATCAATGCGCGGAAGTGAGCAGGATTCGCCGATGCAGTTGGATACTCTTTGATGATCAACTTACCCTTTACCTTCTCCTTGAGTTTACCCATGCGCTTCTCATACATATCTTTCGGCATGTTCATGAGATCGTCAAGAGAGACATTCAGAAGATTCGCATCGATTCTCTCGGCGATCTTCTCTTCAGCCATTTCTAGAGTAATGTATAGAACGTTGTAGTTCTGAACCAAGCAACTAGCAGCCACATGGCACATAAAAAGAGACTTGCCGACGCCAGTACCTGCGAGAGCAATATTAAGGGTCTTTTGCGGCAGTCCTCCTTTAGTAATTTTGTTGAAGTATTCAAGATCGAAGGGGATTCGTTTCTCGATACGATGATAGAAATCATACCGATCAGCGTAATTATCCAAAAAGTCGTGACCAATAGAAGGATCGAAACTAACCCCCAAAGCATCAGACAAAAGAGCAGGAATGCTTCCTTTGCCCCTCGCTTCATCTTTGCCATCAAGGATCTGAATACTATCCATGATAGCATTATAGATTGCCTTTTCTTGGCAAAACTTTTCTGTAGTGTCAAGAAGCCATTCGAGTTTTTGTTCTGACTTGTCACTTGATACTTCCTTGAGTAGGTCAAGAGACTTATTTAACTCAACTTCAGTGAGTTTCGTAGACTCTTTGAGAGAAATTTCAAGAGCCGCAATCGGTGGAAGACTGTTATACTTTAGGATGAACTCCTTTATTTGCTCGAATAGTTTTCTTTCGTGGCTTTCGGTCAGATACTCCTTCTTCAGAAATGGCAGAGACTTCCTCATATAAGTCTCGTTCCGAATCAGATTCGACAAGATCAAGTTTTCCGTTTTCATTAAAATCCTTCTCTAGATTTTTTATAGCATTATAAATCATACTACGCATTACGTTTTGAGTAAAGCGAATAAAACTTCTTGACTTCACATCACAATTATTAACATTCGATATAATATCAAAATCAAAAGTCAACAATCCATTTTCACCAACTGTAACATTAGTGTACTCAACAATTACACCATCATACTTTCCTAATAATTTAACCGCAAATGATCCAGGTGGACCATTTAAATCTAAAAAGAACGTATAATGTTTTTCGAGTGTGATGAACTTTCGAGCATACCAAAACTCACATTTGGCAATAAGATCTTGAATTTTATTCATGACCATCGTCTACAACCTCATCAATCAAATTGCCAGCCACTGCTGCACTGAACTGGTAGTTACTACAGACCCACTCTTTGAATTTTTCATCAGCAAGAATAGGATCCCAGAACTCTGCGCACTCAGTATCAGCCAAACGCCACTTCTTACTATCAACTTCACCAGTTGCAGTATTCACTTTGGCATACCAACCTACATTTGGCTTCGTAACATGACCAGACTCAAGTGCCATGTCAAGAAGACCACTGTACTTAGAAATGCCACCATCGAAACGAACAGTGACTGGAATCTTGGCTTTCTCACGAACATAACGAGATTTTTCTACATTGATAATAAAGTTATAACCAATTAGATCAGTGCCTTCTTTTTCTTGCTGACGACCAAGGATGTAAATGTTATCAGCCGAGTAATAAGAACCTGTTCCGCCACCAACAATATCCTTGGGATACAAACCTATTTCCTTGTAGGTGTGATTTACTACGACCATAGGAATGTCCTTTAGTGTAAGGTGTGGTGTCACCATACGGAACAGGGATTTAATTTGCTTTGCACGACTCATGTCAGCGACTGACTTGCCATCCATCGCATCCTCAACTTCTTTCTTCGAAGCCAAGTTCCCGATAGAGTCGATAACAATCATCACGCGCTCGCCGCGCTCGATGTTACTCAACTGCTGCATAATATCAAACTTCAACTGCTCAACGTCCGTAATCGGAGTATGAACAACGCGATCGGTATCAATACCAAACGAAGTGAAATAGTTTTGTGGAGTGCCGAACTCAGAGTCGTAGAACAGAACAACTGAGTCAGGATACTTGTCTTGATATGCCTTTGCCATCAAGAGACTGAATGCAGTCTTGAAGTGCTTACTCGGACCAGCCCACATCGTGAGACCAGGAGTGAAGCCTCCATCAAGATCACCAGAGAACGCAACATTCACTACAGGAATGCTGGTCTGAATCATATCCTTTGCAGCAAAGAACTTAGACTTGGCAAGAATCGCAGTGTCTTTGATTGTCGTATTCTTCTTTAGTTTTTCAAGCAAACTCATGTGTATTTCTCCGTTTGGGGACTAATCTATTATAAAACATTTTATTCAAAAAAGCAATCTAGTGAATCAACCTTTTCACTTTGCCAATCAATAGCAGATAAAATGATATCAAGAGGCTCAAGAAATGACTTATCAAATTGTAAGTCATAATCAATATATTGCTCAGCACCCAGTTGCTTTGGTAAACCAGACAAAAATGCAAGAGTGTTGTTGTTGAAGATATTTGGTTGCTTGAGATAAACAAACTTGATCTTCTCACCCTCTTGAATTTGCTGGTATCGTTTTGTGAGATTCAGTTCACGCAAGAAGTGATTGTAAACGAGAGCACCCTTGACATGAATTGGTGTACCCTTCTTGAAGATACTTGCAGAATCACCATACTCACCAAGACCATTTACCGATCTTGGGAATGAGATATCTTCAACAGGCAATTTTCTGAACTCTACACGAAACTTATCAATGAACTTATGCAAATCATCTTGAGTTTGGGTCATGATAATATTGATTGCTTCTTTAATCTTCGTGCGACAAGCAGACGGTGTAGAAGATTTGACAGCCTCAAGACCCATGATCTTGAGTTTAGGTTTGGCATACGCCACACCTTCGCTGTTATACACGTTGAGAATATATCGTTTCTTCGCAGTCCAGATTGCTTTGTCTGCAAGAGACTCACGCTTCATTTCCATGCGCTGCTGATACGCATTGACATATTCTTTCAGTTCTTCATACGATGCATCAATGAACGGTTGAATCTTATCATCGCAAACCTTATCCATAAACTTGATAACTTTTTTAGTGTCATCAACATTCGGATACAACTTCTTGACCAATGGACCCATATTCAGATAGATCGAATCGGTATCCGAAGCAATCACATAATCTTCATCTTGAGTCTTGAGAAGTTTGTTCATATACTCGTTGATCTTCTTTTCAATCCAACGAATAGACAACTGACCTGCTGTAGTAATGCCCTCGGCGATACGAATATCAAAGAAGCGGAAGTATTGATTGCCAAGTGCACCGTAAGCAGAGTTCAGAGTAACTTTCTTTGCCAACTGAAGATTATTATATCGCGCGACTTGTTTCTCGAGATACTGCACTTGATTCTTATCTTCAAGAACAGTTTCGATTTTCTTCTTGGCTTCAATTGCCAACTTCTTATAGCGTGTGCGGTCTTTGTACATGCTATCCATAATCTCAGGCAGAACACCTTGACCCTTGTTCACATGAAACAGCTGACCATTTGGTGTTACAGTTACACCAAGATCTTTTAGAATTGCAGTGTCAACTTCTTGATTGAGTAGATTTTCAACGTTAGCATTACAGTTCTGAATAAAGCCACGCATGTTATCAGTATACTTCGTTGGTTCAATCAAAGTCTCCATCGAAATGTTATACTGCATGATCAAGTGCGGATACAGACTGTTCAAGTCAAATGACGCAACCCATTCGTGCATGCCAAGGATTGGATCCTTAACATAAGCACCTTCATACTGCGAACTCTTTGATCCCTTCTTCATTTGAGGGATGACAATCTTTTTCTTCAACAAGTAATTGTAGACAATCGCGTCCCACATACGAACCTGCGTGAACACATCATCGTAGTTTACTTTGTTGTCATAAGCAAGAGTCAACGCCAACTCAATCAACTTCATCTTGTCTTCGAGTTTCTCGACCAACTCGACATCCTTGATGTTATACTCAATGAATTTTTGATAGTCGTGCTTGTAGAGTTGGTGCAGCGTTTCGAATTCAGAGTAATCTAATTTCTTTTCACCCAACTCAACGTGAGCAATATTGTCTAGTCTGTACGACTCTTGCTGTGAATAAGTAAACTTGCGATAGAGTTGAATGTAATCAAGAATTGCAATTCCAGAAATATCATAGAACTGCACAGGACGATTCATCATCACAGTATCGCGTTTGCTGATACGATTCCAAGGAGAAAGTTTCTTGGCTTCATCTTCACCAAAGAGTTTGGTGATACGATTCGTAAGATATGGAATATCGAATTGCTCGACGTTCCAACCAGTGACTACATCTGGATGCCATCTTGTCCATAAGTCGAGGAATCTTCGTATAAGGTCGGACTCATCGCGACACTTTGCATAGTGCACGTCGTCACGATGCTTGTTATAATCGCCGCAACCAAACACAAAATAATTACCCTTGACTTTGATAGAGATTGCTGTGATTGATTCGTTTGCATCTCTTGGTTCTGGAAATCCGTTTTCGGATCCAACTTCGATATCAAGATAGGCAATAAGTATTTTACTGACATCCCAAAGAATATCGTCAGGATACTCATCAGCAATATAAGCATACTCATAGCGATTATTCCCAAAAACAGGAAAATTGTCGACACTTTCGTACCTCTCTAAGAATTCACGACACTCAGGAATTGTTCCTGGCTGAATTGGTTTCACATACTCACCAGCAAGAGTTGTATACTCAGACTTTTCTTGGCTGGAAAGAAAAAAGGTCGGACGGAATTCAACCTTCCGTCTGACCCTTCTATCATTCTCTACGCCTCTGAAGAGAATAAACTTTCCAGAGACGCAGATGTTAGTATAAAAATCGGACATATTACCCCAAAATCAAATCCTTGGGAGGAACGACAATTCCTGCACCGAAGATCTGATTATACCCGTTTTTCACTTCCTCGGCAACATCACCAGCAGTAATAATCTTGTCACGACTGATTGTGAAAGGACCATCAGCGGCTTGCATCCAAGGCATAAATCCAAGAGCAGGACCATCCTGTCGACGTTGCATTACGCAAGCAACAGGATTCTTGAAGGTGATTAGATCCCCTTCTTCATTTGTAATTTCTACTACTAATTCCTCGCCACTTACGAGTTTCAGTGCTTTGATGTTCGACATTTTGTTTCTTCCTTTTGTAATTATCAAATAAATCTTTTTCTCTCAGACTTTGCGGCAATCCGTTTCGATAAAAAACATCATGTGCCATTGTCCAAGTATCTTTGCCAACTTTGATATACCAACCACCAAACTCTTTGATCTCTATTTCTTTAGAGACCATAAAGTCATTTAGTTCTCTGAGAGAGTGCATTATTCACTATCACCTGCATCACGATTTTCAGTATTATGTCGCTTCATCTTGAAGCCAACATGATTGGCGTGAGCATTTATCATTGATCGACGAAGATCACCACGTGCATGTTGATCACCAGTAAAGTTATAAACTTGACCCATTGTAAGCATGCGCTTGATGCTGCGTGGAAGTTTTGCACTAAAAAAGTCACTACGATTAGCCATTGAGTAATTCCTCACACTTCTTTGTAAATCTTTCGTTTTGTCCTGGATGAAAACTTTGGTACATATGCCAGAACAAATCCATTGTTGTACCATCTCTATTTGTAAGACCAAATGTTGTGCCGATGCCATACTTCGGCATACCATCAGCAAGATCCCAGTATGGTGGTGCATCCTTTGGTTCCCAATCCATACGAATTGGCGGTGCATCATAACGCAGCGGCATCAAGATCTCAATAGGTATATTACTCTCTCTGGCTCTAAAAGTCAATTCTTCTGCAACATCACCACGATAGTTTGGCATAAACGAAGGATTGCCAAGTTTACGATACATTTCAACAGTGAATGTTACGTTATGTGGTGCGCAGAAAACATGTTGATCATTCTGTATATGATTGCTTCGCTGTGCAGAGCCAATCACCTTCCCCATATATGCTCTTTCGAAAAAGTAATTGAGTGCATTATTTTCCAGAGGCAAACAATCAATGTCCAAGAACATAATTGCATCATGCCCTTTTTGTTCGAGCATATCAACAAGTTTATCCATTGTATAGCCAGGAGGTGCCTCTGTGTATACATGATAGTGTGGAATCTTTGATACATTATATTTCTCAACAACTTGTTTCTGTAGAGCAACAAGTTTTTGATCAATATTGTTCATGAATATAGATGCGATACATGGGTTCATTATGTTTCTCCAATAGTTCCTGAAATTGTTATCCACAAAGGCTTGATATCAATTTCTTCTTCAGGATATACAAATCCATATGGCTTTTCGCAGACAGCAATATAATAGCCATTCCACCAATCTGGATCATAGTGAATTTCATCATTTACTTTTTGAGTGTTGCCGAATATTTCCCATTCTTTATGAACTTTGACATATGCCGATTCAAATCCCAATCGAGTTCCTTCGCGGACCGCTTCTGTATTCCAATCATCGACAATATAAATGAATACATCTGATAAAGAATTCACATAGTATGTGATTGCTTGAGTGTGATCTTCTTTTGTATGTCCTGCATCGAACAGATACGTGTTGATATCACGAATGTCGAACTTGTCTGGCGGAAGAAGATCGAAACAGTCGCCTTGTATGCAGGTAAAGTTTGTGATGCCATTATCTTCGCAGTTGTCTAGAAAATATAGAAATAGTCCATTCTTGACATTGATTCCAGAATACTCAACGTCCACTTTCATATCCATTTCCCAACTATCTTTTGCCGAGAATGAATCAACTACGAATGCAGATTTTGGCTTGTTGCCATACATTGCATTGATAAATGTAGAGCCTGTAAATGTGCCAACCTCTAGATAGTTGGTATCATCTTTCACAAGTTCATTTAGAAGAATTCGAATCTTTTTTCCAGATAATCCTTTGACTTCACTGATTTGCTTTTCTGTCAACTTTGTCTGATTATCATTAGCGCATTTGAGAGCAGACTCAACTCTCTCAACATATTTTTTTACTTGATCCATGCAGCCTTCCCATGAAAGTCTACAACCTTATCACCAAATACTTCTTTTGCAGCAACCTTGATTGGGTTGTGGTGCCAATCGTCAATGATCATATATCCACCCTCTCTCAAAACTTCTGAATATCGAAACAAATCGATCTTTACATATTCGTAGTCATGAGCAGCATCAATATAAATCAAATCGGCTTGCACACCCCAATGCTTCAACGCAAGAGCACCATTACCAGAGTCGACTGGAAATGGCGTGATCACATCTTGTAGTTTCTCATGAACAATGTTTGATAAGAATTGATCATAGATTTTTGGACGACCATTTTTTCTAGTTTCTAGAAGATCAAATGTTCCCATAGTGCAATAGTGTTCATATGAACCGAGAAATGTGTCAACGCAAATAACTTCAAGTTCAACATCTCGAACACCCTCAGCCAAAGTAAGTTTTGCCATGTTTATGGCAGAGGCACCTTTCCAAGTTCCCACTTCAATGATTGTTTTAGGTTTGAGTTTTTTGATTGCTTCGCTGAAACTCTCTCCTGTGCTCGACCATCCCTGAGTATCTTTCTCTAGAACATCTAGATCTTGAAAGATGTCAGTTCCAATTCCATGGATTTTATCGCTTATTGTTTTAGCCATGATTTTTCCATGGTAATTTGTTATTATGCAATTGCAACATCGCTTGGTTTCCACGAAGGAAAAACTCTCCCTGTACGGAGAGTCCTGTATTACCAACTCGATATTTCACTGTATAGTCGCGAGTGCAATCATACTTTAGATTGTTTTGTTTTCCCATTAGTATTGATGCAATGGCTCGATCGATTTCCATCTGACCTGGCTCGCGAAATTTGCGATACCAAACTGGACTCATGCCAACTGCCACTTCTTTCTTGACAAAATAACAATTGACGTCAACAAAGAAATCTTGTGGACTGAGAATAGAATGCCATAAACCAAGACTCTCACAATCATCTAAACAGATTACATTGCTATCTTTATCTATAATCTTTCTAAACGAAAAAGCCCAATCGAGTTTCTTTTCTTGAACAATTTTTATGAGACTTTCTATATGAGTTGGTTCTAGAACATTGTCATCATCTAACCAAATATGATAATCGCCATCTGCGAAATAAGTAGCAGCACCATACACACGGTGACCGTTGTAACGATTAGTGCCTGTAGGGTAGGGTAAAATGCAGACATGTTCATTCATTCCATTTGGGAATTCAGAAGCCAATAAGATTTCGTCTGCCTTATTCCAACGTTCTTTACCATCAACAACTACAATGTGCTCGATATTTTGGTATGTTTGCGCTCTTACAGATGCAATGCATTCTGCAAGATATGGGTTGCCTGTGGTTGGTGTGATGACAGAGACTTTCACTTGAACATCACCTTGCTGCCAGGAACTTGTTCGCTCAATCTCTGCTCAACTTTCTTAGACAAATTGATGTCGTTGAAAGCATAAATGAATCCTCTTCGAACCAATACCTGTTTGTATCCGTATTGCTGAAGAACTTCAATCATAGCATCTTTTCTTTCTTTATACCAGTCATCATTCCAACATTCAATCATGAGAGGAGGAGTCTGATTATTCTCTATAATCTTTCCTGAACCTTTAAGCACTTCCAGTTCCATTCCAGAAACTGTGATCTTGACTAGAGCAACATTACCAAATCTAAAATCATCTAGAGTTCGTAATTCGTAAACATCGATCTCATTTGGAACTGGAATATTTCTATTTGTATAACTATCGATCAAAAAAGAAAATGCACCATGATTCACAGCAGCAAGATCGAAAATGGCATGATCAATGACCTCATTTCGATCTGCAACACCAAATCTATAGCAACGAACATTGTATAGTCTATTCAGCAGCGCATTTGCATTCAATTGCTGATTGATGGCAGGAACTGGCTCAAATGCCTCGAAGATATGACTCTTCATGTATTTGATTGCGAGCGGCACAGTGAATCCACCGAGACCAGAACCAACATCAATAACTCTGTTGCCCTTATTTTCGCTTAAAACTATATCTGCAATTTCTAAGTTGTAGGTGTTCCAATATTGGTTTCGTCGAATCTCATCAGAAATAATTTCTGTCTGAGCGAACAAAGCATATTGAGTTCCGTTTCTAGTAACGTGGACTTTTACTTCTGGTTGCATAATTAATCCCAAAGATTCTCATAGTATTTGCCAAACAAACGAAAGGCATTTTTCTTGCGAGCATAGTATGCTTTGGCTTTTTCGGTATCATAAACTGGCTCAACAAGAGTTATCATCTCGCTCCAATCTTGACCTTCCTTCTTGACCCACTTGTGTTTGCCTTTCTTGATACAGAAATTTGGGTCACGGTCTTTGGCAAGTTCGCCAAATGCCCAAATCATCTCTTTCATGATCCAGTCCCAACGCTTGAAGTGATTGGAGTCAGTATCCCATTCGTTCTTCTTTGGTTTTGCGTTGGTAGAACGAAGATGCTCAGGCACATCTTCGTCATCGGTATATGGTGCACCATGATTGGTTTTGTGCAACTGCCTGAGCATCGGATGAATGATGTCAGCAAGAGTATGCGCCATGTTCCATGTATCCCATGAATCAATGCGAATAGACTTTTTCTGTTCACCTTTCTTCGGATATTTACCGATAGAGATCTTCATAATTACTTTTTCTTTTTTCTTCGAGCCTGTCGTTTCTTTGAACCGAGTTTAGCACGACCCTTTCCGAAACCTTTTGTTCCTGTTTTGGCTGGCATGATTACACTCCTTCGTCTGCTTTCTTGGCAAGATTGTGATATGCGGCAAGTTCATATGCTTCCTCGCTCAATCCTGGAGTGCTGTCGCGAATTCGAATCACTTCAGCGTTGACTTCTTCATCGCTGAAATTATACTTTGAATTTTTCTGCGCATCAACAAGATCAAGGTTACTTCTAACTTCATCTTCTTCGTTCCATGAGCCAGTGCTCCAAGAATCATTCCAATCATCATTCTTACTGGAAATGATCAACTCTGCACCTTCTTCAAATTTATAGCCAGCAGCAGAAAGAAAGTTTTGAAACTCATTTAGAATTTCATGAACGCTCAGATCATCATCATTCAACTGCATAGTAACAGACTTTGTAGAGTTTCGATCATAAAAAGAACCTCTAGAAATCTCACCTTCAAATTCAAATATCATTCTTGACATAAGTCACCTATAAAATATTATTTTGATAATCACGTTGTATATATTCACGTTGCCTGCATTCTTCTATTATACGCTCCTGCTCTGACAAAGGCAACTTTGTCCAAACAGTTATCTCTTCTTTTGTGCGAAAACACCCAACGCAATATTCACGTTGGGTGTCTAGTTTGCAAATCCCTTTACAGGGACTGATCAAAGTTTGAACTTTTCTTCGACAGTAAACTTGTTGACATAATAATCATATATCAACCAAGCAAACCAACCCATCATGCTCACAAGCATGAGAATCAATCCCAATCGGAGACCAAGAATCTCAAGAAGAATATACCAACCAACACCAACAACAGTCACAAATGCAAGTGACTTCAGCGTTTCAACAATAGCCTTTGAACGAATACTCATAAATTATTCCTCATCAGATGGACGACTTGGTTGTTTCGGGACAACCACTTTCCCGCATCGTTTGCAAGTTTTGTTTACAAGGATGTCAAAGGGATAGTAACTGCAACGACTTTCTCGCCACAATCCTTCCCATTTATGCAGACCAAAGAAACAGAGAATACGACCGATCATCCGCGTCGCATTCTCGAGATATCTTGCATCTGCTCTTCATTGATAACTGGCACTGCGTTCGACTTGTGCATCGTAGCAATACCCTTCACCAAAGTGCCTGTGTATTTCAGGCTCTCTCTTTTTTCTGTAAAGATACGATCAGAGTTCAGCGACTCAAGTTTTCGCGCATCGCCAGCACCAACACGATGTCCATATGAAAGACTCGGAATACTCAACACACCAGAAACTGCTTCCGAGCGCCGATACTTTCGAGCAACTTCACCTTTTGCTTTGCGTTTCTTTTTGGGTTTGAAACGCGCAGCGCAATAGATCATCATAGCGGATAAGTTTCTACATGTTCGTTATAGAAGCGACTAACTTCGTTAATCTTTGCGCGCATTTCATAAGGCACAGGCATGTCATGAATTGCAGTTAGTGCAATCATTTCATTTACAAACTTGCGCAACACACGCAACTCTTCCATTGTGCCTCTCGGCATCACTTCAAAATCACCTTCACTCATTAGACTTTCTCCACAAGTTTAGACAAAGTATGATCAGCAATCTTGGCTCGAATCATCGTAGGAATATCCGAGTATGGATCTTCCAAGAAATAAGAGCAACCTTCTCTCCAACTATTATATTTCACAAACCTTGCAAAATCAAGCATATGTTTGCGATTGCTCGCATCAAACGGAACTCTTGTCCTTGGTGCAAGAATAGAACGACGATATTCACTTATCATAATAGTATCTCCCCTTTCGTTTTGCAGGAATACAGACTAGTATACCTGCAATCAGACCAAAAAGAAAGCCTACGATGAATGTCAAATGTGGATCATTCATTTGATTGCCCAGTTCCAATCCTCATCAGTCGGTGGAGCCAATCGTTCTGTCTCGATATCATGAGCAAGAGTGTCAATGACATCCCAACCAAGTTCGATCAAACGATCTTGAACATAATCAGCACGAACGCCACGCAGTTCTTCCTCTGTAAAGATTACAACAGCGCAACCCAACTCTTCGAGTTGACGGCTCAATTCAACAATTCTTGCCATGTCAGTCATTAGTAGTGCTCCGCATTGTAATCAACATCACCTGGATCAAACACCAGATCATCATAAGAAACAACATCACCATCAGTCTCGCTGTAATCCATATCGCCACTCTCATAAGCAGCAAGAACATCATGAACCTGCGTCAGCGAAAGACCAAGAGACTTCGCAATCTCTGCTTCCTTCATACCATCTTCGCGATACATCGTAACGATATCAATCGCAATGTCTTTGAAATATCCCATATTAAAACGGCACTCCTTCACCCATCGGAATGGTATTCAGATCCTGCTGCGTCTTGCGATCACCAATCACCAAGAGCATATGACACGCACGCTCAAGTTTCTCAGCAAGATTATAACAATCCTTCGCACTCAGATCATACTGCGTCATCGTGTTCGCAAGAACATGATCAGCAGCATTCACCAAATCAATCGCTTCACTCAACAATGTTTCTGTTTGCTTTTTCATATCAACCCCAGTCCTTGAAATTACCACTGGCTTGATTGTCCTGCCAGCCACGAATATATTCCTGACACTCTTCGAGAGTCATTTCTGACTGCTGAATCTCATCAGATTTATAAGTGTCGCCCACGAAATAGTGCGGACGAAACGATCGCTGATAGTAACTGTCGGCAGAACCACGATCATACGGACTACCGTGACCACGATCAAGACGCATTGTGCATTTCCTCATAAAGAACAAACGAAACTTCTTCGCGAACCGCAGTGTCGCTGGCTTCCTCGAAACCTTTGACCTTGCTGAGTTTCTCCAACATCTGCAATACTTCTATCCAACAGATATCAAGCAGATGTGCTGTAGTAACAATATTGTGGACTGCAGCATTGCCTTCGTCCGTGAACATTCCATAGTAGGGAGTTTTCATTAGGCAATCACCTGCACGCGAGGCTCAACATTAGCGAGATCATCAAAGAAATGATTGCCAGGAAGCGGAGCGTAGAATTCTTCGCGCGGGAAGGAGAGATCAACCTTACCCTGCCAAACACGCTTGGCAGTCTCAGCGCAAAAAGTGCCGTTTTTATAAACGGCGACAACCACGCCAATGCGATAGCAATCATTATGACCAACGAAGTCAAGAGACTTGACGACGTCACCAATTTTCACAGTGTTTTCACATTTCATAAGACTATTATAACATTTCCTAGCGTAAAACACAACAGGAAAAAGTCGAATAAAATCAATAACTTACGAGCACCTCTCGGAAGGCTTCTTTGGCTTCCTCGAAGGATGTATTTTCCAGGGAGATTTTGTTGCCTGTCGAACGACACTCGATTTCGTAACAGTAATTCCCTGTGTGCCAGAGCGTATGGCGATTGCCAAACTTGTCGTTTTGCGCATCGATGAAATGGTAGAATTTCACTGCTGATCCTCCGTGGGATACGGACCTGTGTAATTGTCCCAGTTATCCATGATGTATTCTAGCACCTCAGACTGAAATGCGCCTAATTCACTGAGTGACGCATTGTCGTAGTCTGGGTCTGTTGGCCAGTCGAATCCGAGGCGCATTGCGTCGAATTTTAGACTTTTAATTGAAGTGATTGTGGCTAACCTATACGCCGCTGGGTTTTTTTCAATTTCATGTATCATACAACAATTATCGTATAAAACACTCGAATTTACAACAGAAGAATTTCTTGTAAAATCAATAACTTACGTGCCCCCCGAGAGACCGAGGAGAGAGCCGAGAGAGCGGTCCTAGAATGGGGGTTCCCCTAGTTCTGGGGGCAGGTCGAAATAGCGTATTCGGACTCCTGCTTCACGCAGCATGGTTTCCGCGTGGTCGATCGAGTAATGCTTTCCAGCACCGACTCCTTTCCATGGACGATTCGGACCAATGACTTCCTTGATTCCTGCTTGGATCAATGCGCGTGTGCAATCAGCGCATGGCTTTGGTTCCCAGTTTAGATATGCTCTTGAGTTGTTGAGTGAAACACCAACTCGAGCAGCATTGAAGATTGCGTTTCTTTCTGCGTGTTCAACCCAGTGATACTTTTCTGGACGCTTCCAACGATCTTTCCAATCTTCTTCAATGCCACGAGGAAAGCCATTAAAACCCGTCGACAAGATGACGTTATCATCATTGACGATTACACACCCCACCTTTGTCGACGGATCCTTGCTCTTCTGAGCGATCAGAGTAGCCTGTAAGATAAACAATTCATCCCACGATAGTTCATCACGAATCATAATATAGTTCTCAATGGTTATTTGATTTCAATCTTACGAGGCTTCTGTTCGTCAGGAATGACATTTTCCAATTCAATGGAAAGAATGCCATCAGCAAGAGCAGCATCACGAACCACAATTGTATCAGACAAAACAAATTGACGAGAGAACTTGCGACCAGCAATACCTTTTACAAGATAGTTGCGTTCGTCTGTTTCTGCCTTTTTGCCTGTTACCTTGAGAGAGTTTCTCTCACTAGTGATTTCAATCTCATCTTGTTTGTAGCCAGCAACTGCCAATTCCAGAATAAAGTTGTAATCATCTTTCTTGATGACATTCACTGGAGGAAATGCAGTTTGAGTTGCTGTAAGTAGATGAGCCGCATTATCGAGAGCAGCGAACGAATTCTCAAACCCAAGAGCAGTCGGAAGAAGACGATCGAGTCCGTATGTGGATGCGAGTGTAGTGATATTAGTCATTTTGTAACTCCTTTAATAAGCAAGTTTATAGTTATGGACCCCAAATGGGCATCCAATTCTATTTAGCCAAAATTCGTTGGTCCGTCGACTTTCCAGTCCTCCATCGGAGGAGTTTCTGATGAAACGCCAGTTGAGCCAAATCCACCAGCACGCTCAGAGTGTTTTTCTGGACGTGTGTTACAAACAGCAATATGGAATGGTTCGTTGCAGGCAATCTCGCCTTGAGCGATACGATCGCCTTTGCGAATTGTTGAATGCATCTTGGAAACGTTTGTTAAAAGCACAAACACTTCTTCTTGATAATCAACGTCAACAATACCTTCACAGTTCGCTAGGATCAAACCTTTCTTGAGCGAAAGACCCGAGCGAGAATGCAAACGAATACTGTGATTCTGCAATGGTAATTCTGGACGTGAGATATCTGCGTATGTTTCGATTGTTTTGCGATGATCGATTTTAAAGATCAATCCTGTTGGAATCAACAGACGATCTCCTGGATAAATTGAAATTTCTCCAAACGAATTAACTTGTCGTTCGATAGGTGAGTTAAATGAATCATATCCAGTTACAACATTACTTGTTGGCTGGAATGATAAATCAAAACAGTTTGCTAAAGTAGTTCCGTATGTTGGTAATTCTATATCATCACGAAGTCTATACACACTCAAATAAATCATACAGGATCCTTTTTCTTTTTTCCGATTGTATACTTGGAAACCAACTGCCACTGATTCTTATCCTTGAATGGAAGAATCTTAATTTGGCTCAATGGTGCAACATTATCTTTTGTCTTGTCTGCATCAACCAACTTGACCAATCCCCACTCAGCCATTAGATTCGCAATTGTGTTACGACGCTGAATGTCGTTATCTGACATATTGGATGGCTTACCGTCCAACTCAAAGAGTTCTTTGAAGTGTACGATATAATACTTTCCTTGTTTATGGAGGATATGGCAGGATTGATAAAGAATGTTATCGTTCTTTGCTGCGACTCCGATGCGTGTGAGTGTTTCACGAACTTTGAGGAAGTCGTCTTGTTTTTCTAATGTGACTTCTACTAATTTTTCGACCATGGTCAATCACCCTTATATAATTGTTTCTTCATCGCGGTGATCTGGTCGTCAGAAAGGATCTTTAATGCTTCCTCTGCTTTCGCATCGGAGTATCCATAGTATTCTTTAACAACACTCAAATCACTACTTTGAGCCTTTTTATGCCATTTAGAGTATGGTCGCTTAGAGGCTCTAACAATATTTAGGAGAAAATCATATTTGAGTTTATTATCGAGAGTCGTGTATCGATTCATTTCGTTCGCTAATAGAACGGTGTCTCTATGAAAAGAAAGAGCACGATTGACCATAAAAGATGAGTATGACTTTTCATCCTGTTCTGTCAGAAGAGCATACTGCTTCGTCTGTAGAATAGACGGAATAATTTCTTTAAAGAGGTCAGCCATTGAAAGGTTCGCCTAATTGTGATTTTCTTTTACGCTGTTCTTCTGCATGCCGTTTTCTTCCTTCAATAAGTTTTTCAATTGCTTCTGGATGATTTTTAATATATTCTTTTCTATCGTAAGATCTCTTCACCAGCATTTCTGGATTATTCATATAATATTCTTTCATTGCAATAGAAGATTTTACTGCTCTATTTGTGTTATTTTTTGATGGGTGTTTTTCTGGATTATTTTTATAATACTCTTTTTTTGCAGCAGATATTTCCTGTTTCTTTTCTGGATTATTTCTATAATATGCCTTCATTGAATTAGACATTTTATTGCGAACTTCGGGTCTTTTTGCGGGATTATTTTTACCAGAAAATAATTTTTGCATTTTCTCTTTATGCTTATTGGCAATACCAGGATTACGCATTGGATTACAATTTGGATCTTTTTTTAACCTTTCAGTTTGCGAAAAAGACAATTTACTGCGAACTTCTGTTCTTTTTGTTGGATTATTATCCCCAATAAAAGCATCAGACATTTTTTTTCTTAACCAACCATATAGTTTATTATTTCTAGATTCACCGATGGTCATCATGGATGCAGCATATAACAAACTATAATTTTCTGGATAAATTTTTAATAGTAATTGATGGGCAACATAATGCTCTTCAGCAGTTAGATCTACCAGATTGGTCGGATCGTCATTTCCACCCATGCATCTTGGAATGATGTGGTGCGTCTCGCAATAACCCTCAAGCAATCTATTTTTTGCTCTGTTTATCAGAGCATCATAATGCTTTTGGTAGTTCATGAGAACTTGCACTCCACCATCATCTCTGTAAGACATGCGGTGAGGTTCAGTTCCTGATCTGCGACAAATGCTGATTGATATTGATACTTTGCGAGAATCAAAACTGCATTTGGAATCGTGGACTTATCCATAACTTCATAAAGACTGTCATAGATCTTACGATAAATCTTCGCAGGATCGTCGCTACCAAAATCAGCAACCCACTTACGCATTGCACTGAAGTTTTGATCTTTGAGTGATGCAACCAATTCAGTCAATGAAACATCAGCAATACTGGAAAGAATCCCAGCATCAATCTTACCGCTGACAGAATATCTTTGGAGTTCGTTTAGAACACGACGATAGTCAGGGAAGTGCTTCTTGACAACTTCAGCCAGTACTGCTTTATCATACGGCACCTTTTCAGTTGCGAGGATTTCAGCAGCACGCTTCATAAACGCCATTGCCATCTTGGGTTTATCTTCCTTGCGTAGTTTGAATTCAATCACAGCGCAGCGAGAATGCAATGGCTCAATGATACGGTTCTTGTAGTTACAAGTCATGATGAAGGTGCAGTTATGCGCAAACTCTTCCATTGCAGCACGCATGGCTGGTTGAGTTGAGTTTGGATTTAGATAATCTGCTTCGTCGATAATGATGACTTTTTTACCGCCACCAAGAGACATTGCACTCGCATAGTTCTTGATCTTTGTTCGAAACGTATCAATACCACTCTCATCCGACCCGTTGATCATCAAATAGTCGCAACCAATCTCATCACACAGCGCTCTTGCAACTGTAGTCTTGCCAGTGCCAGGTCCACCGCAGAGAAGGAGATGAGGAATCTCCTTGCGATCTACATACGACTGAAAAGTGGACTTGTATTCCTCTGGAAGGATACAATCGGCAATAGTATGAGGACGGTATTTTTCAACCCACAATGCTTCAACCATAATATAAAACTCCTTGTCACTCAGTCACTATTCTACGCCATTTACCGTTTGCATACAAGTACATTTCACCATCTGGTCCGACGGTCATACTTGCCTTTACATGCTTTTGAGTTCCAGGGACAAACTGCGGTCCAAAATGGTACGTGTTAGGCTCGGTCGGACGCAGTTCGCCATACTCAGCACCAAGAGTTAGTTTACCATTGTGACCATTGGATTCAATTTCCTTGATGGACTTTGTTTTTTCAGAATCTGGTAAAATGGCTGCGGCGGCAACAATGCCACCACCAGCAACGCCACCAGCAAGACCAAGATACTTGAAAAAATTACGTCTTGTTGCCATACTTGTGCTCCCATACTGAATATGCAGCAACGAATAACACCAATAGAACTATTGGTGCTGATGCGGGAATCCACAAAAAGAAAGTATTTACTATGGCAAAGATTGCGAATACAAGAGCCACAATCAGTACTGATAGATCTGATTTATGCATAATATAACTCCAGAGAGAGAATGGGGTGGAGGAGGTGAACCCTCACGATGAGCAGTCTGGCGGATAGTACCGTCGGCAATGAGTGCCGCACCCCATAGTTTTATTTAGCCACGTTTTCGTAAATGGTCTGGAAGTCACTCTGCTCTGCAACTTCCTCTTCATAATTACGTTTGTGGTAGGTCCGCGCTAGTTTACGTCCCAACTTCT